CTCACGGCACACGAAGTAAAGACCATTCTGACCCGTGTTGGTGAGGGCACCAAGATTGTTTTGACAGGTGATATTGAACAAATTGATAACATATATGTTAACGAAATGTCATCCGGTTTGACGCACGCTGTTGAAAAAATGAAAGATCACGATATAACTGGCCATATTACACTCAAGAAGGGTGAAAGATCAAGAGTTGCAACGTTAGCAGCTAAGATTTTATAGTTTTCTCCTTGACAGAATACAAAATTGTGGTTATAATATAATATAAAGGATAAACATTATGCAAGTTGCTGATAGAGAAAGTAAGGTCGCTAAAGAAAGTGAGATATATAAGAAGGTTACACCTGACTCACCAATGAAGGTCTGGCTTGTAGATTATGTTGGCGAAAAATTTCAACAAGAAATGATTCGGTTTAAAGCAGACACAGGAAAAGATTATGAATGGGATGGAAACATCACCGTTGAGATGATAGTTGATCTCATGGCCAAAGAGTTTCCAGAATTTGTTATGGCTTTAGCAGAAGAAAATTTTATCAGAGGTTATCGTCAAGCCTTTGCTGATTTAGAGGCCGGCCAAGAAATGGTTAAAGCCGAGCAAGATGGACAAAAATAGACTTAATATAGAGGATATAATAAAAAAATCTCTGCTAGACCAAAAGGTTTTGCAGAAAGAACATCATTTGTTTGGAAAATTGTTGTATGTTCAAGAGCCGTTCGCCGGCGCCGTAGATGTACAAAATGTCATAAATGAAATAGAACAGAATATTCCGCCCCACTTATTTGAAGAAATAGATACTATTATTGTTGGTTCTTTTGAAATTTTAGATAAAAGAGATTTAGAAGCTCTTTATAAAGATGGGGCCATATACATTAGCAGCAGAATAATCAGTAATAGGGACTTAATAGAAAATATTCTGCATGAAATGGCTCATTCTTTGGAAAATTCCATGGGGTATTATATTTATGCTGATGGAGTGCTACAATCTGAATTTTTAGCAAAAAGGCTAAGATTAAGGGATATGCTGGGGTCTGAAGAGCAAGAATATTATTATGATTTTTCTAATACCGAATACAAACTAGAGTTTGATGAATTTTTATATCAAGATATAGGTTATCCAAAATTACGCTCTTTAACAAATGGGCTATTTCATACACCCTATGCTGTGACAAGTTTAAGAGAATATTGGGCCTCCGGTATTGAGGATTATTTTCTTGGTGACAAAGAGTTGATCAAAAGAGTTAGTCCAGAACTATTTAGAAAAATAGAGGGAGTAATAACTCATGAGTACTAAAACATTAAAAATAACACAAGATAAGGATGTGTTAGAGGTATATGTAAAGCTTGAAGAGAGAAATGATCGTCGTGGTATACCAAAGACGAGATTTGATACTCACGATGTGGTGGAATTTTTAAGAGAAAAAAAAGTTGTTCATGGAAGATGCATACGCAAGGATACCCCAACACTTAAAAATTGGCACCCACAACTTTTAGAGGGAACTTGGGTTTTTGAAAAAATCAAACAAAAACCACGACGTGCAAAAGTTACTACTAAAAAGAAAAACACGGGGGAATAAATGGCACATGTCTCTTATTCAGAGATAAAAACTTGGAACGAGTGCCCACACAAACACCGACTACAATATGTCGAAAAGATCGCAGGCTTCAAAGGCAATCTACACACTGCTTTTGGAACTGCGATCCACAGTGTTTGTGAACACGGGCTCTTAAACGAAGATCTAGACAGAGAGAAACACTTTCTGGAAGAGTTCGAAAAAGAGATCGTTTCATTAGAAAAGAAAGAAGTAGAGATCGACAAGACTTTGCGAGAGCAAATGATGGGCCAGTATGCGCCCATCGTTTCGTCGTTTCGTGAAGAACTTGACAACTACTTTGAGGACTGTGAGGTTATTTCCACAGAAGAAATGCTTTACGAGGATATTGAAGGTCACGATTTGAAGTTTAAAGGCTTCATAGACCTCGTTGTCAAGACTAAAGATGGCAAGTATCACATCCTTGACTGGAAGACTTGTGGATGGGGTTGGGACGCCAGAAAGAAGGCCGACAAGATCATCAACTACCAGTTGACCCTATACAAAGTATTTTGGGCTAAGAAACACAACATACCCTTAGATAAGGTTGAAACACATTTTGGGCTGCTCAAAAGAACAGCCAAAAAGAACAATACAGAGATTTTTCGAGTTACAAGCGGCAAAATAAAAGTAAAAAATGCCTTGACATTCCTCGAAAAAGCGGTTATTAATATAAAGAGAAAGATTTCTATTAAGAATAGATTATCTTGTAAATACTGTGATTTCTATAAAACAGAACATTGCAGATGAGGTTTAAATGAGTGATAAGAAAACGATCCTTGTAATAGCGGATCACCCACTTGCCCCTTCGGGCGTTGGAACACAAACAAGAAATTTTATTGAGACATTAATATTAACAGGACAATATAGATTTATTTGTTTTGGCGGCGCTATTAAACACCCTAACTATGAGCCGCAATACATTACCGATGATAGATGGGAAGAAAAAGATTGGATTGTATATCCAGTGGATGGATACGGTTCGGCAGAATCGATTCGATCAATTTTGTGGACAGAGAAGCCAGATTTACTTTGGTTTATGACGGATCCACGTTTTTATCCATGGTTGTGGCAAATTGAAAACGAGGTTAGGCCCCTTGTTCCAATGGTATACTATCATGTTTGGGATAATTATCCTCCACCAAAATATAATGCCAAGTGGTATCGTTCAACAGATGTAATTGCATCAATTTCTAAAGTTACTTACGATATTGTATCAAAAGTAGCACCAGAGGTGGAAAATCATTATATTCCTCATGCAGTAAATGCTGAAATCTATAGAAAAATTGATTCTGAAAATGTACAAAAGTTTATTGATGATAGTTTTCCAAACCATAATGGCAGAACAGTATTTTTCTGGAATAATAGAAACGCACGGCGTAAACACTCCGGAACCCTGCTTCATTGGTTTAATAACTTTGCTGAGGAGGTGGGTCCTGAAAATGTTTGTTTAATAATGCATACGGACCCAAAAGACCCAAATGGTCAAGATCTAAATGAGTTGATTGAAGATCTGGGCATGACGGATGGTCGAGTTGTGTTATCCACAAATAAGATGCCAGCAGAAGGCCTTTCGATGATGTATAATATGGCTGATTGTACTGTTAATATATCAGATGCTGAGGGGTTTGGTTTAGCTACACTTGAATCGTTATCTTGTGGAACGCCCATCATTGTAAATATGACTGGCGGCTTACAAGAGCAAGTTACGGATGGTGAAAATTGGTTTGGTATTGGTATCGAGCCAACTGCAAAAGCACTCATTGGTTCACAAACAGTTCCGTACATATATGAAGACAGAATCAGTGAAGAAGATTTTATAAATGCTATGAAGAAATTTTATAACATGTCTAAAGAGGAAAGAGAAAAAATGGGAGATTTAGGCATGGAGCATGTAAGAAAAAATTACAGTTATGAAAAGTTTCAAAAAAGTTGGATTGATTTGATTGAAGATATTCTTGAAAGACTAGGTTCTTGGGAAACCAGAAAGGGTTATAAAGCGTGGTCGCTTAAGGAGGTATCATGAAGAAAATATTAGTTAGAGGCCCAGTGTTATCACAATCTGGATATGGGGAACATACTCGATTTGTTCTACGCGCCTTACGTTTGCAAGAATCTGAGCTAGATATTCATATTCTTCCAACTGGCTGGGGCGAGACTGGCTGGCTAGCGATCAACGATGAAGAAAGAGAATGGATTGATTCTAGAGTAGCTGCCGGCGCAGCACACTTGCAGCAAAAACTATCATATGATATTTCTGTTCAAGTCACTATCCCTAATGAGTGGCAAAAACTTGCACCTATTAATATTGGAGTTACAGCAGGAATCGAAACTAATAAAGTTTCTCCAACTTGGCTTGAAATGTGTAATATTATGGATAAAATTATTACTATTTCAGAACACTCTAAAAACGGTTTTGTAGCGACCGAATATCATGGTCATAATAAACAAACTGGCGCCCCTATGCATCTAAAGTGTAACGTGCCTGTTGAAGTAGCTGGGTATCCCGTAAAAGATCACAAACCTGTTGAAATATCGCTGGAGCTTGATTATGATTTTAACTACTTGGCTATTTCTCAGTGGGGTCCGAGAAAGAATATGGACAAACTTATTAAATGGTTTGTAGAAGAAAATCATGATCAAGAGGTTGGGCTTATTATAAAAACGAGTCTTAAAAACAATTCTGTGGTGGATAGAGAATACATCGAACAGGTCGTATTGCAATCAATACCAAAGGTGGAAGATCGCAAATGTAAAATATATCTTTTGCACGGTGACATGTCTGAATCTGAGATTCATTCACTTTATTTGCACCCAAAGGTTAAGGCACTTGTATCTTTAACCCACGGGGAGGGTTTCGGACTTCCTTTATTCGAAGCTGCATATAGTGGAATACCAGTTATCGCACCCGGATGGTCAGGGCAAACAGATTTTTTATATGCTCCAACTAAGAACAACTCAAAGAAAAACAAGAATAAACGTAAAGCATACTTTGCTGATGTGGACTACACGCTTGGACCTATTGAAGAACATGCAGTTTGGCCGGGTGTTCTAGAAAAAGAGACAATGTGGTGTTACCCAACAGAGGGTTCGTTCAAAATGAGGCTACGTCAGGTTAGAAAAAGTTACAATAAGTGGCTTACTAAGGCGAAGCATCTTCAAGAGTGGGTTCACAAAGAGTTTAGCTGGGATAAAAAGCATAAAGAACTCTCTTTTATGATCAATACACCAGATCCTGCACTAACCTTTTCATCTGATAAACTTCCAAAAATCTCTATTATTACTTCTGTATATAATGGTGATGAGTTCATTCGCTCATTCTTAGAAGACATCACAAGTCAAACTATTTTTGAAGATAAGTGCGAGCTTATTCTAATAAATGCTAACTCACCGGGCAATGAAGAATGGGCCATTCAAGAGTACATGGAAAAATATCCTAATAATATTATTTATAAGCGCCTTGAAGAGGATCCCGGCATTTATGGAGTATGGAATATGGGTGTTGAGATGGCCTCTGGAGAGTACTTAACAAATGCCAACCTAGATGACAGGAAAGCTGTTAACTCTCTTGAGAGACACGCCAGAGAACTCTATACGAATGATGGTGTTGATCTGGTATATGCGGACATGGCAATTACGGACCGGCCCAATGAAACATTTAAAAATAATAACTCAGAGGGACGACAATATAACTTCCCAGAGTTTAGTTTTGATAATTTAAAAATGACAAATATGCCGCATGCATCACCTATGTGGCGCAAAAGTTATCATGATAAATACGGACTTTTTGATGATAAATATAAATCTGCTGGTGATTGGGAACTTTGGCTTAGAGGGGCATCTCAAGGAAGCAAATTTAAAAAGATTAATTCTATTTTAGGTCTGTATTATTTCAATCCCACAGGTATCTCGACCAACCCAGAGAACTTTAGCTGGAAAAGAAAAGAAGAAAAAGAGGTTTTTGAAAAATATCAATGAAACTGATTACTTTCTCCCTCTGGGGGCAAGATCCAAAATATTTGATTGGAGCGATTCGAAACGCGGAACTGGCAAAACAGATTTACCCAGATTGGCGTTGTAGGTTTTATGTTGGGCAGAGTGTACCAAGTCAAATTATTATACAGCTTGAAAGTTTCGATAATGTAGAAGTTATACAAAGACCCGAGTTTGGAGACTGGAGGGGCATGTTTTGGAGATTTTTGCCCGCATCTGAAGAAGGTGTTGATGTCATGATATCAAGAGACACGGATTCCAGACTGAACATTAGAGAGAAAGCTGCCGTCGATGAGTGGTTAGCATCTGATAAAAAGCTTCATATTATGCGAGACCACCCTCACCATGGTTATCCAATCTTGGGAGGCATGTGGGGTGCTAAAAAAAGTGCCATAGAAAATATTGAGTATTTGATAAATAACTTTGCACAAGAAGATGCTTACGGCACCGACTACAAATTTTTTGCTGAGTTAATTTTTCCAAAGCTAGAACCGGATAGTGTCATGATCCATGACGAATTTTTTGGTGGACAGCCATTCCCAACAGAACGTGATGGATTGCAGTTTGTTGGTCAAGTTTTTGACGAAAATGAGGTAACAGTTTCAGAGCATGATAAAGCTTTGCAGAGGTACTATGAAAATAGATAGAGCTATAATGGCCACAGATGCGAATCCAGATTATTATAAGTTTTGGCCTACTGTTGCAAAAAGATGGATTAGTTGGGGAATCACACCTACGCTATTTGTTATAAGTAAAGATAAGTTGGACATTGACTCGTCTTTGGGACATGTCGTATATGTGGACCCAGTGTCTGACGTATCTACAGCACATCAAGCTCAAATTATTAGACTTTTCGCAGCGGCACATTTTAAAAATGATGTTTGCATTATCTCTGACATTGATATGATGCCCCTACAAAGAGAATATTTTATAGAGTCTTGCGAGCCGTATAAGGATGATAAGCTAGTAGTTTATTCATCGGATGCTTATCTGCCGGGTGATCCAGCATATCCAGCATATCCAATGTGCTATCTTTGTTCAAGTGGCAAAACCTTTTATGATATAATAGGTGGAGACTTGGATACTTTTTCTAAACTTGTAAAGGAGTGGGTATCTTATGGTCACGGTTGGCATACGGATGAGAAAGTCTTCTTCCAAAAACTCATGGATTGGCAAAAGCAAAATATAAAAACTGTTTTTTTGAGAAGAGGCTTTAATGTTAGCAATCACCCTATTACAATAGCGCGTATTGATCGTAGTAATGGTTCGGATTGTCGTATGGATCTTTTAGAAAAAAACTATTATGTAGATTATCACATGCCAAGACCTTATGATAAATATAACGAAACTATAGACACAATTTACGAAAAGACCAAGGCCTAAACATATGAACCTGACGCAAGATTCATATCCATATCTCACTGGAATGGGACTTAGAAATAGGTGTCATATGGTTTTTGATGAGTTTCATAAAGATGAAGCTGACAAAATTAAGCACGATGGACAAGTTATTTTTATAAAAACTGATTTGGTTCCCATGTTTTTTACACGCATTATGCCAAGAATCAACCGGAGTGTTGTTATAATAACACATAATAGTGCTCTTGGTATTGGTGAAAGATACAAGAAGTATCTAGATGATCCAAGGGTCATAAAATGGTACGCACAAAATGCAAATTTTAATCACCCAAAGCTGTGTTCGGTGCCTTTGGGTATAGCAAATGCGCGTTGGCCACATGGAGATATATCTGAGATTAAAAAAGCTAATGAGGCAAAGAATAAAAAAGATCACTTAGTGTATATGAATTTTGATCTAAAAACAAATATTACAGAGCGAACAAAAGTGTATGATATGTTTAAGGACAAAGACTATGTTCTAAAGGGTGAAAGAAAACCATTTGGTGAATATTTAAAGGATCTCGCTAGATGCAAATATACTTTATCACCTCCCGGCGCAGGAATAGATTGTCATCGTATATGGGAATCAGTAGCTGTGGGCACGGTGCCCATAGTTCAGGATTGTCATAATATTTCCTTTCATAAAGATATGCCAATAATGATCATTGACGACTGGGGCAAGCTGACTGAGGAATATTTATCAAATAAATATGATAACTTTACTAGTAATAAATATAGTTCTAGGGCTATAATGATCGATTATTGGTCCAAAAAAATAGGTTTATTATGAAAACAGCCATTTGTTTTACGGGTACTTGCAGAAGCTTACAACACACACACAAAAATATAAAAGAAAAACTCATAGACCCTTTTGGTGAATGCGATGTGTTTATGCTGGTGGCAAAAAATCCAGACTCTGAAAAGGCAAATACTTATTTTGGAAATCTTCCACAATTGAAGACGTTGTTAGTAGAGGATGAACCAGAATATGATGTGAGTAAACTTAACTTTAAGCCTAACTGGCCCTCTGGTAAACTTAGTTCTAAACAAGTATATATTAAGATGATTGAGTCAAGAAAACGCTGTGATGAAGTGTTATCTCTCTATGAGGAGAAAAGCGACATGACTTACGACAGGGTTATCTTTTCGCGCTTGGATGTTAAATATTTTAACAATGTTTCTAAAATTATAGCTGATCTACCGTTATCTAATCTCTATGTGCCTGATTTTCACAATAGCTTTGGTGGAGTGATTGATGGATATAATGATAGATTTGCTGTTTCTGATAGAAAAAATATGAAAACGTATTTTAAAATTCCTGATAGCATCGCAGATTTCCAGAGTGCTGGAGGAGAGCTTCACGCGGAAACGCTTTTAAAATGGCACCTCACTAAGAGTAGGGTGCCAGTTGATCAGGTGCCAGTTAGGTTTACTAGGGTAAGACCCTCGGGCAAAGAAATGGATCTTAGAATAGAAAGTCAAATTAACTGGTCTTTGGGGGATACATAATGCAAGTTTATGAGTATAACATAGAAAAGTATAATTTTATTTCAATGTTTGAGCACCTGTTCGGGCGCACAAACTTACAAACAATACATGAGGATTTAAATAAGCAATATGAACTTTTTAACGAACCGGGTAAAGACTCAGACACTCAGTTTCACACTACATTTTATGATAAAATGAGATCAGGCTGGCCAGAGTTTATATTGACGTATAAGAAATTCATAAAAGAAGTTGTAGCTCCAATCTATGGATCACCAGACAAACTAATATATCAAAAATGGCCATCGTTTAGAGTTCATTTACCAAACAATATGGCTGTTGGAGGTTGGCATAATGATAGCGATTACAACCACCCTGCTGGCGAAACAAACTTTATACTAGCTATTACACCCATGTTTGAGAGTAATACAGTCATAATGGAGACCTCGCCCGGCAAGAAAGACTTTAGACAACTTGAGATGAATCCCGGTCAGTTAGCTAGCTTTAATGGTAATAAATGTACTCATGGAAATCTGCCTAATAGAACTGGAGTGTCAAGAGTGAGTTTTGATTTTCGTGTTATGAAGATAGAGGATTACGATTCTGCCCATGCTCTAAAATCTCTGAGCAAAGGAAATAAGTTTATTATTGGCGAGTACTATGAGATGATGGAGTTGAAATGAAGTATCTAGTATTAGGTTCAGAGGGTCAAATAGGATATGCCCTAAAAGATTTCTTATTAGATAAAGGACATGAGGTTCTTGAGTATGATATTGTTAGGTCTAAATATGAAGATTTACGATTAACAAACAATACATTGCTTGAAAAGAAAATTTATGATTGCGATTTTGTATTTTTTCTAGCATTTGATGTTGGGGGTTCAAGATATCTAAAAAAATATCAAAACACTTTTGATTTTTTACACAACAATATATCGCTTATGAAAGAGACCTTTGCCCTTTTGAAAAAACACAATAAGAAATTTATATTTGCATCCAGTCAGATGTCTAACATGGATTATTCTCCATACGGGCTGTGCAAATCAATAGGAGAGAGGTATACAGAATGTTTAAATGGAATAGTGGTTAAGTTTTGGAACGTATATGGTTATGAGAGGGATCTAGAGAAAGCACACGTTATCACGGATTTTATATTGAAATCTCTACAAAATAAGAAAATAAGTATGTTAACCAATGGCTCAGAACAGCGACAATTTTTGAATGCTACTGACTGTAGTAACGCCTTGTATATCCTAAGTAAAAAATATAATCAGTTGCCAAGAGAAAAACAGTATCACATAACAAGCTTTGAGTGGATTAATATTAAGAAAATTGCGGACATTATTTCAAATTTAACGGGAGACACGCCAGTAATACCATCAAATGAGGTAGATACGCTACAAAAGAATAGGAGAAACCAGCCTGATCCACATATATTAAAATACTGGACACCTAAGATTACAATTGAGTCTGGAATAAAACAGATAATACAAAAAATTTTACAAGAGAATAAACTATGATAAATATAGAGATAGGAGAAAACTTAAAAAACCTAACAGAAAATAAGCGCGTTGCATTAGTTGGCCCTGCTCCTTATCTTATAGACTCAAATGTAGGTGAGCAACTAGATCAATATGACTTGATTTGTAGAGTTAATGATTTGATTCCTCCAGAACATCTTAGAAAAGACTATGGTTCACGAACAGATATCATGTTTCACAACTTGGGAACTCCGTGGATCGCCGGCTTAGAAAGAAAGACTGTTCAGCACCCAGAGCATTTTAAAAATCTTAAAATGGTTGTGTGTCCCGTAATAAAATCTGATCACTCTGAACTAAGTTATTTAAACTGGCAAGACCACTATGTCAGTAATGTAGTTAACAATTTTGATAAAATAAATAAGCATGACATACCGTTTAATTGGATCGGGGTCAAAGAATATAAGAAAGTATACAATGATGTCGGAGTTGAATTTAACTCGGGCCTCGGCGCCATGATAATGCTTTGCAACTGCCCGGTTAAGGAACTTCTAATAACAGGTTTTACATTTTATTTGGGTGGTTCAACACACGATGAATTATATTATGATGGACACTGGGATAAACAAAACTTGGCTAAAACAACGGTTGGATTATCTGGAGGCCACGGCTATAATGCCAACATGGCACAGATTGGATATTTTCGAAATATGGTGTCCGAACCACCAAAAGTGGTTCTTATAGATTCTTATATGAAACAACTTTTTAAATTATAGTTTTTTCTTGCCTTTTTAAAAATAGTGTGTTATAATAATAACAAAGATTAGGATGTTCTGTGAAGGCAATATTTATCTCTGTTAGGCTAGGCTCAACTAGACTTCCTAAGAAAGCAATCTTAGATCTGTGTGGTGAACCATCCATACAGTATTTGATTAAAAACTTGAAATCTTCAAGGCATGCCGACAAGATAATTTTATGCACAACATTAAAATCTGAAGATGATGTTTTATGTGAACTAGCCGAAAAGAATGGAATCGAATTCTTTAGAGGATCTACGGATGATAAGCTGTCAAGATGGCTTGGCGCATGTAAGAAAAATAACATTGAATTTTTTGTTAATGTTGACGGGGACGACCTATTTTTTGATACACCTCTAGCAGATTTATGTTTAGGCCAGAGCACAGGCATTGATTTTGTTGATGGTAGAGGCTTATATAACGATGTGTATGGTATTCGTACAACTGCCCTTGAGCTAGTGTGTAAACTAAAGAGTGCCAGCGACACAGAGTTTATCAGGCCTCATTTTATTGATCCCGTGAAAAAATTCAATATCAACAAGGTGCAGAATGTTCCTAACAAATATAAGAAAAGAAACATCAGAATGACATTAGACTACGTTGAAGATCACAAATTTTTTGAAACAGTGTTAAAACATTTTAAACAATTAAACGTAGCACCCACTTTCGACAAAATCTTGCAGTTCTTACAAAATAACCCAGAAGTGGTTAAAATAAACTGGTTTCGCGAAGAAGAGTGGAAAAACAATCAAAATAAAATGATAAATCGAGTGGTTTTATGAGTAATCCCGGTAAATACCTTAACAACGAAATTAAATATCTAAAAAAAGTATTAGACTCGGAGTGTTGGTCGTCTACAGCAGGGTCATGGTGTCAGGCTTTAGAGGAAAAGTTCGCAGAGAAATTTGAGTGTAATTACGCAGTTGCTATGAACTCTGGCACGTCAACTTTGCACGCCGCGCTAGAAGCTGTGGGCGTCGGGGCTGGTGATGAAGTTATATCACCTGCTTTAACTGTCATTATGGATACGACGGCCACTCTCCATGCAAACGCCATACCAGTGTATGCGGACATCGACCCACACACGTTTAATATTGATCCGGATGATATTGAAAGAAAAATAACTGATAAAACAAAAGCAATTATTGCTGTATCTTTGTATGGCTTGCCATGCGATATGGATAGAATTATGAACATTGCAAACAAGCATGGCATAGCTGTCATTGAAGATAACGCACAGTGTTTCTTATCAACTTACAAGGGCAAGCTTGCTGGCACCATGGGCCATGTTTCAAGCTGGAGTTTTGAAAATTCAAAACACATGAGTTGTGGCGAGGGCGGAATCATCACTACCAATGATGAAAGATACGCCCAACTGGCTAGGAAAGTAGCAGGGCATGGATATAAAAATTTAGGAGCCAGTTATGGACAGATAAAGTTAAATCAAAGTGTGTATCAGAATCCAAATTATAAAAGACATGATTCTGTTGGATGGAATTATCGTATGCCCGAGTTTAATGCAGCTATCGCCCTAGCACAACTAGAGGAGCTTGATCAAAAAGTCGATTTACGAGTCCAAGCAGCATCAGAATTCCTAGACGTTGTATCAGGGTGCGATTACATTACACCACAACAAGTACCAAATGGATATGTGCATTCATATTTTACACTTGGTTTACTTTATGAAGGTGCAGAGAAAATAGGAATATCTTGGGAAGATTTTAGAGAAAAGTATATTAGTTTTGGTGGCGATGGTTTTTATGGTGCGTGGAGTGTACCCTACCTAGAACCAGTGATGACTAGCAGAGCTTATGTAAAGAGATACCCCGAGATATATGAAAAGACATTATATCCACAAGGTATTTGTCCGGTTGCTGAAGCTATACAGCCAAAGTTGATGCAGTTTAAAACAAATTATAGAGACATTAAGTTGGCTCAACAAAAGGCTGATGCCTTGAGAAAAACAATAGAATTTTATGGAGAAAAAAATGAGTAGTATTTATATTATTGCAGAGATTGGAATTAATCACAATGGTGATCTAGGTTTAGCGAAGAAACTGATTGAACAATCCAAGCACTCTGGTGCTGATGCTGTTAAGTTTCAAAAGAGGACCATTGATTTGGTATACACTCCCGAAGAGTTAGATAAGTACAGAGAGTCGCCGTGGGGTACTACTAACAGGCAGCAGAAAGAGGGACTAGAGTTCTCGATGGAACAGTACAAAGCGTTGGAAAAATACACTAAAGACCTTGGTATGGATTTTATCGTTTCATGCTGGGATACAAATAGTGTAGACGTTGTGGAGCAGCACTTGGATATTAAGTATCACAAGGTCGCCTCTGCCTTGGCAACGGACAAGGCATTTTTAAAAAAGCTAAATGACACAGGTCGTCCAGTTATCTTGTCAACAGGTATGTGTACCACAGAAGAAATTAATGCTGCTATCCAAACACTTAATAACGTTGAGATTGTGTTAGCTTGCACAAGCACATACCCTACCAAACCAGAAGAGGTTAACTTGAGGCATATAGATACCTTGAGAAAAGAGTATCCAGATCTAAAGATCGGTTTCTCTAATCATTATAATGGTCTGGATGCATGTGTTGGCTCTGTAGCTGTTGGGGCAGAGTGCGTAGAGTTTCATATTACTAACGATAGAGCTTCTTACGGTTCCGATCAGGCGGCGTCAATTGAAGATTCCCACTCTTTGATTCAGGCTATTAGAAATATGGAGTTAATGCTCGGAGACGGACAGAAAATGGTTTATGATTCTGAAGTCCCAATTATTAATAAGCTACGGAAAGTGAATGATATCGTCTAATAAGAGGGTGCTTGTTACTGGTGCTTCACGCGGCCTCGGAGCAAGCATAGCCAAAGAATATGCTAGGATAGGCTATGACGTTATCCTAGTGGGTCGCTCCGAGGAAGACTTAAATAAACTCAAAGAGCAACTTCGTGGATACGAGGTTGATGTTCAAATAAAAGTTTGTGATCTTTTAAACTCGGCAGAAATCCTGTTAATGACCGACTCACTTAGTGACACTAACGTTGATATTCTCGTCAACTGCGCCGGAGTCTTTCCAGTTAAAAAACTAACTGATATGTCTATGGAGGAATACGACAGATGCATGAATATAAACGTAAGAGCACCTTTTTTGCTGACAAGAGAGCTATCAAAGAATATGGTAAAAAATAAATGGGGTCAAATCATTAATGTGGCATCCTCGTCAGCTTATGGGGGTTCACCTTTAACTTCCGTCTATTGTGCCTCCAAACATGCTTTACTTGGCCTTTCTAGGTCTTTATATAAAGAGCTTAAAGCTGATAACATAAGAGTCATGTGTGTCTCACCCGGCTCAATAAAGACAAATATGGGCAAAAAAGTAGAGGCCCTTGGCCAATTGTATGATACGTTCATGGAACCTGATGAGGTAGCTCAATATATTGTGTTTAACTCTTCATGGGACGGCGCCATGGTGAACGAGGAGCTAAGATTAAACAGGATCGTAGTTCAATGATGTTAGGGTTGATGCAAGGAAGGCTTTTGCCCCCTGTGGACGGCCATATTCAAGAGTTCCCAAATCAGTGGCAAGATGAATTTGATATATTAAGCGAGTGTGGATTGTGTTGTGTTGAGTGGCTAATAACAACAAATAGCTTAACTTTCAATCCGGCCGTCAAATCACCAAGTATGCTTGCTGGCCTACCCATATCCTCAGTGTGCGTGGACACTTTAGTTGACGAAAGAATCAATGATCCAAAATATTTGTACTCAAACCTTGTTTCCTTATGTTCTTTAATTACAAGACATCATTTTACAAAAGTTATTACGATTCCGCTGCTAGAAGATAGCAGCATGCAAGACCAAACTAAAAGAATGGCGTTTATAAAAAACATTGCCGACATTGCAGATATGTTTCCAAATATCAATTTTTCATTTGAAGCCGAGCTAGGTATTAAAGAACTGGAAGAGATCGTATCTTTACGAGATAACTTTTTAGTAACATATGATACAGGAAACATTACGTCGTTTGGTCTAGACCATGCGGAATACATAAGAGCATTTTCAAATAAAATAAACAATGTGCATTTAAAAGACAGAACTTTTGGTGCAAAAACAGTCGAACCGGGCCATGGAGATACAGATTTTAAGAAGATTTTTGACACTTTAAAAGATATAAATTATAGTGGACCTTTTATTTTACAGACCGCTAGGTCAGCTTCAGGCAAAGAAAAAGAGACTATTTTAAGACATATACAGTATTTTGGGGGCCTATATGAAGGGGATATTTGATCTTACAGGCAAGACCGCTGTAATCACTGGCGGCGCCGGTCTGTTAGGCCGTAAACACGCCGAGGCTATCAAGTCTGCGGGCGGCTCTGTTGTATTAACAGACATCGTAGACGATCCTGATTGCGTATATATGGATGTTACAGACAAAGCCAGCATAGAAAAGGTAGCTAGCAGCATCGAGCGCGTGGACATTTTAATAAACAACGCAGCTTTGAATCCCAAAATGGTGGAAAAAGGAGATAATAATTTTGAAACTTTTTCTCTTGAGAGATGGAACCAAGGGATCAACGTAAACCTAACAGGCGCATTTTTATGCAGCCAAGTATTCATCAACAAGATGGTTCAGCAAGGATCTACAGGAGTGGTTATTAACGTTGCATCGGACCTTGGAGTCATAGCCCCAGATCAAAGAATCTACGACGGAGATGTTAAGCCAGTGGATTATAGTGTGACAAAACATGGTATTATAGGTTTAACAAAATATTTGTCAACATATTATGCTGACAAAGGAATAAGAGTTAATAGTCTAAGTCCAGCCGGCGTTTATACCAATCAGGATCCTGAGTTTGTAAAAAGACTATCTAATCTCATTCCAATGGGCAGGATGGCTAATATTCGTGATTATATGGGGGCCATAATATTTTTGTGCTCCAACGCTAGCTCCTATATGACTGGAACAAATTTGATTATCGATGGAGGTAGAACAACATGGTAGATAGAACACTATTAGAAAATATGGACTTGCCAGATTTGTCAGACGCGATTGATGTGTACACAAGACACGCTAGATTTTGCCAGCCAACTCCTGAAAATAGTCATTTGTCTTTGTTATATAAGATCAGAGAACTGCACGATAAGGAGTGCAACTACCTTGAAATAGGTACTTTGTTCGGATTTAGCATGGTAAATGCCAGTCGAAGCTCTACTAAGGGTAAGTTTGTAGGCATTGATCTTTTTGAAACCACAGGTAAAATATATGTTAACGACTACACACCTGACATAAGAGACAGAAACCTATCTATTGGCAAAACAACAAGATTAGTTGAAACTTGTAATATTCACAATCATGATATTGAGTTGATTCTTGGTAACTCTACTTTAGACACTACATACGATAGAGCAGTTAATATTTGTTCAAACTATCATTTAATGTTTATAGATGGTGACCACTCCTATGAGGGAACCCTAAGAGATTTTCTTAAATACACACCTCTTCTAGAGTCAGGTGGGTATCTTTTACTTGACGATCAGGATTATCCTGATATTGAAGCTGTTATTAAAACTATAAGAACAGACTTCAAAGACGAGTATGAGTGGGTTCCATGGCCAGAATATGCGCCAAAATTTAATGGCTTTTTTATAAAAAAATGAGTTCCAAAGTAGTTTTTACAGGTCTGTATAGGCACAATCATGGCATCACCAATTTATCGCTAGCAGATAGGATAAATCTAATCAGAGACAATGGTATTGATGAGATTTATTGGTATGTATGGGAAGGCTATGTAGACCCAGAGGTGGCTAACCAAGATATAAACATCGTCGAGATCCCAGAGCCATTCCCACACACTAGAGGGGTTATGGGTCGCCAAAGGCAAATATTTAACTTTAAAAAGTGCTTGTCTGATTTTAAAGACGATGATATAATCTTAAAGCTAAGGTGGGACCTAGATTTTAATAAGAAGCTAATACAAAATATTAAAGATCCTAGTTTTTTTGACAAGGTAGAAAACGGGGTATTAGGCAATAAAATATGGACAGGATTTTATAGTATTAGGGAATTATTCAGCCCAGCAGATTTGACATTTGCAGGATTTAAGAGAGATTTGGATAAGGCAATAAATTTTGATTACAAGATAGATGGAGAGCCAGCTAACAATTATATAAGTCACGATGGAATGATGCTTATGCCTTTCTTGTTATCTCAAAACAAAGAAGTGTGCAGTTTAATCAAGGCAGAAAAGCCAGATCCAGATGGATTGTCTTATGAAAGACACTTTGAGAATATTGATCAATATTGTGATGCTTGGGCTTACTCATATTTTCTTTTTTATAAATACTTCAAAACTGGCCCTATTGGGACTTGCTTTTTTAAGAGAGGCGACCTCGCTCGCTGGCCGCACTCTATAGTTGATTACAATAGGTTTTTGCACAACTACGACACCATGGTAGGAAGAGCACCAAAATTAGGAATGTACTCTAGGTATAGGGTTTATGATGATTATTTTGTGTCTAGCTTGGTTAAAGGTAATTACAATGATCCGTTCGCAAATAAGATCTCAAAGATAATAAATAAGAAATATTTAAAATGAAGAATCTTTTGGTTACAATGTCTGGTGGTACCACATCAGTGATAAACGCAACTCTAGCTGGTATTATCCATCAAGCCCAGAAATCTAAAGACATAGATAAGGTGTACGCTGGGTTTCCGGGTATTCTTGGATTTATGGAGGATAACTTACTTGACTTAACGAATACAACCCCAGACGAGTTGGAGATAATAAAACTAAGCCCCGGATCTGCATCCATCGGGACTACTAGAACAAAAATTTTCAATGCGAAAGATGCTGACGAACTCAGGCGCTGTTTTAAAAAGCATAATATAGAATATTTTGTAAACATTGGCGGTAATGGGACAATCAAGCAGACCAAAGCAATAGCCTCTTTTATTTCTGATGTGAAAATGGCTGCTGTTCCAAAAACTGTTGATAATGATTTGGGTGACGCTGAATTTGAGGATTTATGGTTTACACCGGGATTTCCAAGCTGTGTTAACTTTTGGTATCACAAAATGCATATGCTTGACAATGAAAGTCGAGGGGCACACTCTCACGATAGAATTTTAGTAGCACAAACATTCGGCCGCGAAACGGGCTTTATTGTAGGCGCCATGAGGATGTTTGATCCAGACCGATCTCTTCCGATTGTACTGTTGATACCAGAAGATCAACAGCCTTTAGACAAAGTAATGTCCCATATAGATAATACTCTTAGTAAACACAATAGGGCCATAGTTGGCATATGCGAAGGCTACAATATTAAAAAATATAACTATGAGTATGATTTAACCGGACAAAGAATGTATGGTAGTAGTCATTCAACTGCTGCACAGGAGATGGTTAACGCATGCATCAAGAATAACATGCAAGCAAGAGGTTATAATCCCACTTTTGATCAAAGACAAAATTTTAACTATACTCTTGACAACGACGTACAAATAAGTTATGATATAGGTGAAGAGGTAATAAAAAACCTTATATCTGGGGAGAGTCATTTCTTTCAATCATTCTCCACGAATGGAACTCATATGATTCCTTTGGATGAAATTGGTAACTATTCTCGTGTTTTGAAAGAAGAGTGGATTAGGCGTGGCGAATTTGATGTGTCTGATAAATACATCGACTATTTATCTGAGTTTACACCAATATCTCCAAGAAGAAAACTTTTTTCGTCCGGACAAATTCTGTGAATACTAAAGAACTTAATGTTGTAGTGCTGGCATATACCCGTCCAGATACATTTGCAAGAGTTATAAAAGCATGTGAGAAGAACTTACACAGTGTGAAGGTCATGATGGATTTCCCAGAGAATGATCTTGTATCAAAGAAACAAGAAGAAATTGTGGATATCATAAACAATTTAAGTATCGATTGCACTCTGACTAGAAGAGCAGAAAATTATGGCCTTGTTCGCTCTGTACTCACGACGATTGAGGATGAGTTGCAATTGCACGACCACGTTGTGCTACTTGAAGATGATTGTATGCCAGATGAGAAGTTTTTTAGTTTTGTTAGCAACTCACTAAAACATTATAAAGATGACCCGAGTGTGTCTTCGATATGTGGTACCGTGAGCAAGTGTAGATTTAATCCGTGGGGATGGGCCACATGGTCTCACAAATGGAAATACGAAACCCTCTCAAAAAAGCAAATACTAGATATTTTAGATTTAGATCCAAGTTTAAGAGATTTTCTAGAAAACAATAATGTGGAGCATTCGATATGGTCCCTAAATTGGCTGGCTAGTCAATATAAAAACGGCACCGTTGCTCACATGCCGCAGAACACTTTAGTACAAAACATAGGGGTAGATGAATCTGGTGTTCACTCCCCAAAAAAAGGCTATACAAGTTGGTTACTTTCCCAAATCAAGGAAAAATAGAAAGATTAGAGTTGCATGGACAAATGTGCATGTTAGATACTACCAATAAAGAAGTGGTGGTTGTACTATTATCTGGGTGTTTTACTCTAGGGGACAAAAAGTTTTCTAGAGTAAATGTTTTTAGTGATCCTGCAAATGGCTTTATAGCTTCAAATCAAGGTGTCTTAGAGATAAATGTTGAACAAATGGCTGAGATATGTATCATAGAGAGTAAATCAAGTACACCAATACCGCTTCAAATAATAGAAAAGACTAAGGTAAGAACAGTTGGGAGCGATAATTTTATGAGAGATGTGTTCACGTTGGTTGATAATGATAATGGTTTACAAGGCTTGATTGTTGGAGAAACGTTTAAGAAACCCGGCAACTGGTCTAGTTGGCCTCCACATAAGCACGATACTTACCAAGAGGATACAGAATCCGAACAACAAGAAGTTTATTTATATAAGTTTGAAAAATCAAACGGCTATGGCTTACAAATGATCTATGAGGGTGACATCTCCGACGCTAATGTGGAGGTAGTAACAAATAATCAAGAAGTAAAAATACAGAGAGGTTACCACCCAGTGGTGGCCAGCCCTAGTTCAGGCATGTATTATTTATGGGCTTTATTTGGGAGTAACAAAATGTTCAAGACATCCGATGATCCGAGGTTTTCAAAATGAACTGGGTTTTTCCGATAGCTGGCCATGGCACCAGAACTTCTATGTTTGGAGAATATAAACCTCAAATTGAAGTTTATCCTAATTATAGTATTCTAAAGTTATGTTTAATGGGATTAAAAAGTCTTATTAAGGAAACAGACACTTTAGTTTTTGCTGCGTCAAAACAACAGGAGGAGGAATATTCAGTCACTCATAATATTAAAAAAGTATTAAAAGAGTTAAATTTAAACAATAATGTGCATATGGCCATTCTGGAACAGACTCCACCCGGTCAAGCCTTAACGGTAAAAAAAGCAGTGCAATCCTTGTGTGATAGTCACAAGAAAGATGGGACGTTTATCATAAATTCAGATCAGGTTGTTTTCTTTGATATTGAAAGTATAGATAAAGATTACAATTCTGTTGGCTTATATTTTAATGATGGCACCTCTTCTTGTTTCTACGATCTAGATTTTTATAACAAACGAGTGACAAATATTAAAGAGAAAGAGAAGATAAGTTGTTATGCATCAGCCGGCGTGTTTTTCTTTACAAGTGGAAAACAAGTACTGGAGTGTATAGAATGGGGACAAAAAGAACAAAAACTATACAATAATGAATTGTACTTGGGTCCTTGTATGGAATATTTTAAAGAAATCAAATATTTTAAAACAATGATCAAATTTGATTTAGGTAATGAAAATAGCCTAAACTTGTTTAAGAAATTTACAAAACAAATACTGATAGAGGAAAAAAGATGAAAATTGTAGTGTTGACGTTGGCGAACGATGAAATATGTATATGTTCCAGATGCCAGCGAGATGGTCGAACACGGGCCTACAGCGAAATGATCACAGCGATTCGTAAAACGTGGGCTGCGGAAGAAGTTGAAGGGATAAAAAAATACTACATCTACGGACATAGAGAGGGTGTTGAATTTCCAAAAGACTCGGTGATTATAAACTCTAAAGAGCGATACTGGCCAGATGGAGGCGCAGGAGATGGTGGGAAGCCTCACGATGTTGAACAAAAAAGAAAAGCTTTCGCAATTGACGATTGTATTTATTCAGATACACCGGAAGGTAGAGAGAACTTATATTATAAAACAGTGGACGGCTTTGAGTGGCTAATAGAGAATGAGGATTTTGATTATTTAATACGACCATCGGCCGGCAGCTACATTGATTTGCGACTTTTTAAAAGGTATTTAGATAATATTGGTATTAAAGATAATTTTTACGCTGGCTCGATTGGGCAGTATAACAACTCACATAGTAAAGATCAGGCACATAATATCAAATACGCATCTGGCTCTGGGTTTATCGCCAGCAGAAACTTAATAGAAGATTTAGTCAAGAATAGAAATGTAATCAAGCCTGTTCGCAGCAAATATGCATCAGCCACAATAGCGGATGATGTAACTTTCGCAAACCATTTTGTTCACACTCTTGGTGCAGATATTACACCATTTCAAAAGGTACAACTCACTAGCTTAAATCAAGTATCAGCAGGGCTTAGAGATGTTATGCACTGCTATTTTACTCACACAATAAACCCCGATTTGATGTATGCGGTGCATAAGGTCAAAGGATTATCAAATAAATGAAAGACATATATTCTAAGAAATCAAAAATATTCAATCCACAGTCAAAAATAACAGCAAACGTAGACAGGGTTGTTGAGTTTCTTGAGACCGGAAATACATCCCCAGTTCTAATAGAGGTTGATCCTAGTAACGCTTGTAACCATGCGTGCTCATTTTGTTTGTCATCGTATATACATTTTGACAAATATAAGGGCACAGAGACTTTTTCTAGAGCAGTTATGCCAAGAGACATGTTAATGGGGTTATGTCAAGACTTTGTTGATATGGGAGTACGCGCTGTCAATTGGACAGGGGGAGGCGAACCAACTTTGAATAAGCACCTCAAAGAAGCTATTGAATATTGTGGGTCACATGGAATTAAGATGGGGATGTTTACGAATGGAACATTATTTGATAAATGGGATATGTTTGACGCTCTAGTTGACAATATGACGTGGGTTCGCATATCAGTGGACGCTGGCACTAGAGAAACTTATAATAATGTTCGAAGAGCGAGGGGTAAACAAAACTGGGACAAAATGGTGGAAAATTTGACCAAACTTATTGAGGTCAATAACAGCAAAGGTAAGAAAATAGACATAGGCGTTGGTTATGTTGTCTCTCCTGACACATACCATGAAATAGTTGATTTTGCAAAATTCTTTAAAGACTTTGATCTAACTTACTGCCAATACAAGCCAGAAATCGTTATTCGCGAGGACGGCGGCGAGCAACGAGAGTTAGAATTTTGGAGAGACAAAGTTGGCCCTTTGCTAGCGGAAGCAGAGGAGATACTGGGAGACAAGTTTCAGGTTAATGGATATAAATTTGAAGACCTTGCAACTGACAGAGAGAAGTTTGGGCGCAACTATAAGAAATGTTTAGGGTCGCAAATATCTCCATGTATTGGTGCTGATGGGCACATATATGTATGCACCAACCACAGGGGGTGGAAGCAATACAGTTATGGTTGTTTGTACGATGGTAAAACATTTAAAGAAATCTGGTCTGATATGGAGCGTCGAGGGGCTGTAATGGGTCTAATAGAAAATATTGAGTGCTTTTCTAATTGCACGAAGTTGTGTAAGCCCCATGAGAGCAACAAGGCTATATGGAACATATCTCAACACATGGGATCTTTAGGTCCTGCCGAGAAAGAGTCTTACATTAAATCTTTGGTTGAAGACCAAATTGAGGCCTTGAGGACAGTCCGTCACCCGGAGTTTATATGATTACTATTGTTGATGGTTTAGGCCAAGTTGGAAAGGCCTTGCAGACCAAAACAAATGATCGAGTATTCAAAAGGTCTGCGTTTGTTTATCACACATGGAATCCATGGGATAAAAGTCGTAATATACAAAAACAAGAACATTTAAAATTCAAAGCGTTTGTTGACGAGCACAAAGATGAAAGAATTATATTTGTCTCCACTTACTCACAAGATAACAATTACTACGTTCACTACAAGCAAATATCGGAGGCATATTTAATAACAAACTGCAAATTTGGTTTTGTTATTAGGCTACCAAACCTAATCGGAAACAAGGGAATATTTAAGAAACTAAAAGAAAAACAGGCGCTACCATATGGTTCGATGGAACTAATGAAAGTTGATCAAGCTGTTGAACAAATATTAGATTTAGTTAATTATGATGGAGTTGTAAGAGTGCATACTGCCAAGGGTGAGAATGTATCGGCCAGTATTGTCAACGAATTAATACATAAAATTTAAGGGGTGCATCATATGGAAAAAGAAAAAAACCCGACATCAAAAATAGCTTTACTATTTAACAGCCGGAATAATTACAGATTATTTGAGGATATATTCTTTAGACACACAGTCGTAGACTTTTCAGATTATTATATTTTTAATATCGATCTAGGCTCTAGGGAAGAACAGAGAGAAAATGCGAAACAACTCTTAGAAAACTATGGGATTATCGACATTGAAGTTAATATGAAAGATCCTAATATTTATTCTGCTAGTCGAACTATGGAACTCTGCATGGAATACATAGAGGAAAATAATTTAGATATTGATTGGCTAATGTGGTATTCTCATGATTGTCATATGATCGGTAATCAGTTTATGATTAAACTAGAAGAAAAGATAGAGGAAAATCCTAGATTTAATGAAGAAGTGGGTATGATTGGGTTTTGTGATTATAATACGGTTGAAGTGGGTAGCCCAATTCATGGCCGTGGCATGCTTCTAAAAGGAATAGCAGACAAGCCTCACCGTGGCTGGTATGAACACATGCCTGAAGAATATCAAAAAGCTGAATATTTTATTGTTGAAGCACCACAGGATAATGGTGCCCTTTTCAATATCAAATTATATAAGAAATACATTGTTTCAGATTATAAGTACATACTTTACAACTGGATGGATGATATCGCTGCTCAATTTGGTGTGAATCGGATAGCATCGATTTGTATCCCATCGTTAGAAATGGCAGACCTATATAGAGAAAAACACAATTTTAATGTTTCTCGTTCGCTTTCAAATAATAATGAATTTCACATGGATTCTCCACAAAAGGCAAAAAGCTTGACACCTCATTGGCGAAAAAAATATTTATACTCTCGACCGAAAGGTCACGAAGAACAGTTCATCAAAGAAATAGATAAGTATAGAAACTCCATACAAGATCATCTATTTAACTGGAGTGTCGCTGACGGACCAAAAACATTGGATGACTTGAGAAGCAATTCTGACCTCACATTGAGTGAGTTAAGAGGGATGGCCCGCGCACGCGGAATCAAGCGATATTCTACAATGAATAAAACAGAATTGTTGCGCTCTTTGGATACTAAAATTAACCCTATACGAGTTTACCCATATGGGCTAATGACCGAGAAACCAAAGGAAGATGCAGTCAGTGAATAAGATATATTCTAAACAACAAGAAGGCAAATTATTACACATAATACTAAGAAAAGAAGATGTTTGTAGTGAGCGAATGAATGTTATAGAAGATGAGCAATTTTTGCAACTCGCCGCAATGAGATTACCAGCCGGTAAAACGTTTAAGCCTCACAAGCATATTCACTGTGAAAAACATACTCTTATTGCTCAAGAATCTTGGGTAGTTATTTCAGGAAAAGTAAAAGCAATCCTTTATGACTTGGACGATACAATCATATCCGAGGTTGTATTAAACGCTGGAGATTGTAGTATAACTTTGTATGGTGGCCATACTTATGAGATTTTAGAGGATGGCACCTTGGTCTATGAATATAAAACCGGGCCGTATTTAGGAATAGAGATGGATAAGGAATTTATATGATAAAATTGCATTTAGGTTGCGGGTGGAGAAACTTTGGACCCGATTGGGTACACATAGATGGTGGAGATTATGAGCATTTAGATGCTAAATCAATCACGGACTTATCTCAATATAATGACGCATCAGTTGATCTTATTTATTCATCTCATGTGGTTGAGTATTTTGATAGGGATGAGTTTGCCAGTGTTCTACTAGAATGGAAGCGAGTGCTTAAGCCAGAGGGGAGATTAAGAATAGCAGTGCCAAACTTTGAAGTTTTAAGTAGTCTTTATAATAAAGGTAAGATTGGGTTGGATAAGGTTTTAGGTCCGCTATACGGAAAAATGATTATGAGTAATAAAACTATTTATCATCGAACAGTATATGATTTTAAAAGTTTAAAAAATATGTTGACAAAGGCTGATTTTCGTGATATAGTTATATATGACTGGCGTGAAACTGAACACTCGAACTTTGATGATCATTCGCAAGCATATATACCACACATGGATAAAGATAATGGAGTCTTGATTAGCTTAAATGTCGAGTGCCGCAAGTGAGCTTTGAGTCTGTGGAACATTTTGAAAATGCGATCGCAGAGTTTTATGGTTCCCCTTACGCTGTAGCTACAGATTGTTGCACTCATGCGATTGAGTTATGTCTAAGATACAGCAATATCACATCCTTAGTAGTGCCAAAGCGGACTTATATATCCGTTCCCTTTTTGGCCAATAAATTAAATATAGAATTAAAGTGGAAAGATGAAGAATGGAGCGACTATTATTATTTAGGTGATACTAATATCATAGATGCTGCCGTTTTGTGGAGAGAGGATTCTTACATACCGGGCACACTCATGTGCCTTAGTTTTCAGTTTAGAAAGCACTTAAATTTAGGAAGAGGGGGTATGATTCTCACAGACAATCAAGATTCATTTTCAATGCTAAAGAAAATGTCTTATGATGGTAGAGACCCAAACATTCCATGGCGGGAACAAGACATAGAAACTGTTGGATATCACTACTACATGACCCCGGAGACAGCGACTTTAGGGCTGAACAAATTACCAGACGCTATAAAAACCCAGCCAACAAAATGGTCTATATTAGACTGGCCAGATCTAACAAAGATGAAAATTTTTAGAGAGAAAAAGTGAAACCACAAATATCAATTATAACCGCTACACACTACAGGCCTGATTTATTAGCAAGATGTATCAAGGCGGTGCAACAGTCTACTTTTAAAAACTACGAACACATAGTGGTTTCAGATCACTGTCCCAAGGCTCGTCAAGTATATGATATGTTTAAGGATGATAAGAGAATTAGGTTTTTTGAAAATCCGCCACCCCATATACCAAACCAAGGTTCCCGTGCCCAAAATTTAGGAATACAGGTTTCAAGATCTGAAAATATTTGTTATTGTAATGATGATAATATTATCATGCCTAATCACTTAGGCCTGCTACACAATGCATTATCAACGGGAGAACATGATGTTGTTTATTTAATGACACATGAAATACGCTGCGGACGTGGAGACAACTCTATCAAAAATATTGTGAAGCGGGACTTCTTTAAAGACTTAGAACCAGAAAAATATGTTAAATCAGATTTATTATATTCAAACCCAAGGGATATGTCCAATCTTGGGCACACAAAAGAGATAATTAAGAAGTCTGGACAGTGGAAGTTAGCGCACGAATGTCACCTGAACGTAGAGGATACTGATTTTTTGAATCGCTTGGATGAGGCCGCAGGCGATAGAATAAAAAATATCTTAACTTATAGCAATGTGTACTACGTTAGAAATTCTTGTTTTCATCGAGATAATGTTTATCATGATAAAGTAAAAAATATGTCACAAGATGAAGTATTTGTTTATCCTGAGCTTTTGAAAACAACAGGTGTTATTTAATATGGCCAAGCGAGCACTAATAACAGGAATCTCAGGTCAGGACGGAAGTTATTTGGCTGAACACTTACTTGATCTTGGGTATGAAGTTCATGGTGTTATCAGGAGGACTTCTGTTGCTGAAAATCAAGATAGCAGGATCAAACACTTGCAGGACATAGTTAACACTCACTATGGTGATATGTTAGATCAGCCATCCTTAACAAAAATATTAGTGGATGTTCAGCCGGATGAAATCTATAATTTAGCAGCGATGAGTCACGTTCGAATCAGCTTTGATGTCCCGTCATTTACTATACAGACTAATGGCATAGCGGTTCTAAACTTGCTGGAAGCGTATAGAATGTTTGCACCGAGTGCAAAATTTTATCAAGCTAGTTCATCAGAAATGTTCGGCAATTCAGTGGATGAGGATGGAGTCCAAAGACTAACAACTCCGATGAATCCGGTTAGCCCATATGGATGTGCCAAGCTATTAGCATATAATCTGGTTAGACACTACAGACACGCTTATGGTCTTCATGCTTGCAATGGAATTTTGTTTAATCACGAATCTCCTCGGAGGGGTTCAAATTTTGTTACCAACAAGGTTGTAAAAACAGCCGTTGAAATAAAGAAAGGTTTAAAAGATAGGCTTGAATTAGGCAACCTAGACTCTTATCGAGACTGGGGCCATTCTAAAGATTATGTGAAAGCCATGCATATGATAGTAAATCATCACACCCCTGATGAGTTTATAGTCGCCACTGGTGAAACAAATTCTGTTCGCGACTTGTGTGACTACGTTTTTAAAAAGTTAGGTATGGATTATAAAGACTGGGTTATACAGAATCCAAAGTTTATGAGGCCTGAAGAATTAAATTATTTAAAAGGGGACTCAACAAAAATAAGGAAAACTTTATCTTGGGAACCAGTATATGATTTTGAGGATCTCATAGATGAAATGATAGCACACTGGATAATAAAACTGGAGAACACATAATGGAAAAAATTAAGTTTGTGCCCAAAGGATGGGGTTTTGAAAAATGGATTGTTAACTGCGAGGAGTATTGTGGCAAACTGTTATACTTTGTTAAGGATAAGCGATGTTCATGGCACTATCACAAGCTAAAAGATGAAGTATTCTATATACAGTCAGGCAGAATGCTTGTGAGATATTCGGATGAAGACGATTTAAATAATGCAGAAGAAATAGAACTTGGTCCGGGCGACAAATTTCATGTTTATCGTGGATTACGACATCAGATGTACGCATTAGAAGACACAGAGCTATTTGAATTTTCAACTCAGCATTTTGATTCTGACAGTTATAGAATAGTAAGAGGAGATTAGCTGTATGTCTACAGGACTTGTGGTAACAGGCGGCTCAGGCATGGTGGGAACAGCGTTTAAAAAACTCTGCCCGGAGGCTGATTATCCGAATAGAAGCCAATTTCATAGCGGAATGTACGACGCAGAAGGCAAGAACTTAGTTCACCTTGCTGCTAAGGTTGGTGGTGTAAAGGCAAACACTGATGAGATAGGTGATTTTTATAGAACAAACTCTATGATTAATCAAAAGCTTCTGCATCATGCATATGTATCAAAGGCAAATAAAGTCGTTTCAATGTTATCAACTTGTGTTTATCCTGATGCACCTTACATCACATATCCATTAACAGAGGAGCAACTGCATCTTGGGCCACCACATTCATCAAACTTTGGCTACGCTTATGCAAAAAGAATGGTGGATGTTATGTCCCGCGCATACCGTCAGCAATATGGGTGTAATTTTATTACTGCTATACCTAATAATTTGTATGGTGAGAATGATAATTTTCACTTAGAAGATAGCCATGTTATACCTGCTATTATTCGTAAGGTGTGGGAAGCTAAAATAAACAAGAAGCCTTTTGTAAAGTGTTGGGGCGACGGATCTCCGCTGAGAGAGTTTACATATTCTGAAGACGCTGCTAAAATATTATTATTTTTGTTAGACAACTATGATGATCCCGAGCCCATAAACATAGGAAATACAGAGGAATACTCTATTAAGCAAGTTGCCGAAATGATATGCTCTATCATGGAATACGATGGTAAAATTCTATGGGATACAGCTATGCCAGCAGGTCAGTATAGAAAACCAAGTTCAAATCAAAAGCTTTTAGATCTTGGTTGGAAAAAAGAATGGTATACTTCTTTGCAAAAAGGCTTGACTAAAACTTGCAAATGGGTTATATTAAAGTATCCAAGCATAAGAGGTGTCTCTTGAAAACAGCTTTAATAACTGGAATAACAGGACAAGATGGATCTTATCTAGCAGAACTTCTTCTGGAAAAAGGATATAGAGTAGTTGGTCTTAAGCGAAGAACTTCTACTATTTGCACCGAACGTCTTGATCACATTTTTGAACACCCTAAATTTACCATGAGATATTTTGAACTAAATGATTCCGGATGCATGTGGCGATTACTTAACGAGTACAAGCCAGATGAAATTTACAATCTTGCAGCCCAGTCTCATGTTCGAGTATCCTTTGAAGTGCCAGAAAGCACTACGGACACTATCGTGATGGGGACTCTTCGTTTACTGGAGGCAATGCGGCATATTGTACCGAATGCACGTTTTTATCAAGCATCCTCTTCAGAGATGTTTGGGGATAACCCTGAGAGTCCACAGGATGAGTCTACAGCCCTTCAGCCCGCTTCCCCATACGCCTGCGCTAAAGTGTATGCTCATCACCTTGTAAGGAACTACAGAGAGGCTTACGGACTACATGCCTCATCAGGCATTCTTTTTAATCATGAGTCTCCCCGCAGGGGCGAAACGTTTGTCACACGAAAAATTACTTTAGCTGCTGCTAAAATTAAATTGGGATTACAGGATAAGCTTTATCTTGGTAATTTAGATGCCATGCGCGACTGGGGTTTCGCTGGAGACTACGTTAAAATGATGTGGCTAATGTTACAACAAGACGAACCAGACGATTATGTCATCGCGACTGGCGAGACTCACTCTGTTAAAGAATTCTTAGAGGTGGTTTTTGATCACGCTGGTCTAGACATTGAAAAATACGTCGAACAAGATCCGCGCCTGTTCAGACCCCATGAGGTCCCGCTGCTGTTGGGGGATGCCACAAAGGCAAAAAATAAACTAGGCTGGAAACCTGAAATTAAATTCAAAGAACTGGCTATTATGATGTATGAAGAGGAATATAAATCCCTTCTATAAAGGAGATACGATGAGAAAAGTATTAGTTACGGGTGGTTGTGGTTTCATTGGTAGCAATCTAGTTGATTACCTGAGAGATTTAAATTACAACGTGGTTGTTGTAGACAATATGTCATCCGGAAAAAAAGAGTATTGTAGAGATGATGTTGAATACCACTTTGATGATTTTCAAAAAATTCTTAGTGATGGAACCCTAGATGGAGCGGGGATTGAAGCTGTTTTTCATCTGGCCGCAGAAGCTAGAATTCAACCAAGTTTTGAGGATCCAGTTTATACCTGCAACAACAATTCTTTTGGAACGGTAATCGTTTGTGAATTTGCACGAAAGAACAAGTGTAAAGTTGTATACGCTGGCTCTAGTTCTTATTATGGTGGAGTTTATCTTAATCCTTACTGTTTTGCAAAGTGGCAAGGCGAGGAGGCATGCAAGATGTATTCTGAGGTATACGGAGTTAGTACAGCTATTATGAGATTTTTTAATGTGTATGGGCCACGCAATCCAATGATTGGTCAATACACTCCGGTGGTCGCTATTTTTGAGCGACAAAAGAAGGATAATACTCCTTTAACAATCGTTGGAGATGGAGAGCAGAGAAGAGATTTCACGTTCGTTCGAGATATTTGCAGCGGACTTGAGTTAGCTAGTAGAGACACTTGGAATGGTGAAATATTTAATCTTGGCACTGGAATGAACTACTCAATCAATGAGTTAGCAGGCATGTATAACCATGAAAAAGTTCACATCCCGGCCCGCCCCGGTGAAGCAAGATTCTCTCTAGCTGATAACTCAAAAACTGTTGAACTGCTAGGCTGGGAACCACAACAAGATTTAGAGGAATATATAAAGAGTATAACATGAAAGTAGGCTTAATAGGAAACGGTTTCGTTGGAAGGGCTATCTATGAAAATTTAAAGCAAAATTATGATTTTGTTATTTATGACAAAAACCCTGCGTTAGCCAACTGCTGTAACATTTCAGAAATAACGCAAGATTGTAAATTTATTTTTGTCGCAGTGCCGACACCAATGCACTTAGATGGATCCCCAGATCTGTCAATAGTATTAGAGGTAGTTAAGGAAATATATGAAAATTACAATAATAATATTGTAATATTGAAGTCCACTGTGGTTCCGGGCACATCTAAGATGATAAAACAACAGTTTTCCAATCTAAGAATCGTATTCAGTCCAGAGTTCTTGACAGAGGCTCATTCAATAGAGGATTTTAAAAATTGCAGTTATATGATTTTTGGTGGACAAGATGAAGATACTCATGAGTGTGTGAATCTTATGGAGAGTGTTTTTCCTAATAAAAAATATGTTACCTCTGATTGTCAGACCTCTGAAATGGTAAAATATCTGATGAATTGTTTTTTATCGATAAAGGTGTCGTTTGCAAACGAGATGAAGCAGGTATGCGACACTATTGGTATTTCATATGATAAGGTTAGTGAACTAGCACTGTTGGATGATAGGATGGGCAAAAGCCATTTTAGAGTCCCCGGCCCTGATGGATTTCACGGCTTCGGTGGTAAATGTTTTCCAAAAGATTTGAATGCTTTGATGTATTATTGTATTTCAAACAATATAAAGCCCACGATGTTAAGAGCAGCGTGGCAAAAAAACTTAGAAGTTAGAGAAGAAAAAGATTGGCTCAATATAGAGGGAGCCGTGACTAAGGAGAAAAAAGATGAGTAATAACGATATGTATATGTCAGATCAGGCCCTTGGGTCACTGATGATGGCGCTTCAAAGATCTTTAATGGAGCAATCGGATATAGTACCAGTACTGAAAGGTTTTAAATTTAGACTTTCAGAACAAGGTTTGGTGGTTATTAACCCTCCGTTGGTCAAATTACAAGAAGATTTTGAGGAAAACGAGGAGGAATGACTTGCCACGTTATACTTATAGATGCGATGTCTGTGGCAATTCTTTCGAAGTATCTCACTCAATTTCTGAGAAATTAACTAACTGCAAATGTGGTAAAGAGGGTTCATTAAAAAGAATCCCCTCTTTGCCTTTTCGTGTTTCTACTAAACCAAATAAACAAAAAGCAGGGGAAATGGTTAAAGATTTTATTGAAGATACTAAAAAAGAGATAGCGGCCTCCAAATCAGAGATGCTAAAAGAGGTGGATAATGACTGAGTTAATATTTATATCTCTATTTGTGCTTTCTGTTTTACTAAACATTTTTGTTATTTGGTATTGCCGAAATCTTATAGTGAGTTTGTTCGACGTGTCAAGCAATATGCAAACACTTGTCGAGGAAGTGTTGGCTTTTGATCAACACTTAAATAGCGTTCATGAGCTAGAAGTATTTTATGGAGACGAAACGCTAGGAAATCTAATACGACATTCTAAGGGTTTAACCGAAACGCTGGAAGACTTCGTAGAAATCTACACTCTCTTTGACCAAGAAACAGAAGAGAGATTAACCGAGGAGGTGCCTGATGATGCCGATGCCCAGACCCAAGAAACGCCGTAGAAAGGGTAAACAGTATTTTACCAAAGAGCACGAAAATGCAATAATACAATATGTGGCATCGACAGACATTAGGGAGAGATCCTATCTGTATAACGAGTTTATCGGCCCTGTATTTAGTGAGATGGTAGACAAAATAGTTTACACTTATAAGTTTACCACACTTCCCAACATCGCGGATTTACAGGACGAATGCAAGGTGTGGCTTGTCACTATTCTTCCCAAATACAATCCAGAGAAGGCCAAAGCTTTCTCATACTTCTCAGTCATTACCAAAAACTGGTTTATCCATAAAGTCAAGAAACAAAACAAAAAGCGTAGAACAGAACTTGAGATTGTCGAGCAGTTACCAAAAGAAATGGAAATGAAGTATCTTTCCACTGCCAACCCTTATCCTAGTCGTCGTGAACACGAAGAGTTTTTCAACTTTCTAAAGAGCGAGATTGATACTTGGGAGCACGACAAAATGAAAGAAAACGAAGAAAAGGTACTAAATGCCGTCCGTATTCTATTTGAAAGCGCCGAAGACATAGAAATTTTTAACAAGAAAGCTATTTATTTATATATGAGAGAGATAACTGGTTTAAACACCAAACAAGTTGTCAACAACCTTAATAAAATGCGTGTTAAATATGCAGTCTTCCGCAAAAAATGGAATAAGGGCGAGTTATGAAAGATTTAGATCACTATCTTGAGACAGCGATCAAAAACATACAAGACGACCGTGAGGTCACCAAAGAACTCTTAGACGATGTGATGCGGTACCTCTCCAAAGACGAGGAGAGACACACGCAGGTGGGCTCCGTGGCGGCTAAGTATGTGGAGACCCTGCAACGCTCCAACGAGCAGCTAGTGAAGATCTCAGGCCTTATTCACAAGCAACAGGCTGGTGACACAGGCTTGTCAGACTCTGACCGTGAAGACATCTTTGAGATGTTGCAACAGGAGAACGCTGATGGCTGAAGTAGATTTTCGCAATATCCTTCCGGGCCAATTGAATCCAGACCTCACGCCGGTTATTGGTAGTCCGATTGCACGTTCGTCCAATATTATTGATGACCCGATGTCCATATATCGCAGGTCTATCAAAAATGTGTTTGCCCCAAATGTGTTTGAAAATGTTACCGTTCTCCGAGCAGTGGTTTTATATGTTTATCAAACGCCGGGCCAGCCAATCCTTGGTAACCTGCCGCTTAAACAACGTTCAAGAAACGAGAGGTCGGACGCTACCTCCGTACATTTAGTTCAGTACGGCCTTGAAGCCGGCGATGAGGTTTATATTAAATGTATGATTCCAGAGGTTCATTTGCACAACCCCAACCCATTTGAGGCTAATGATGCTGCTGGGTTTTTAAGTATTTCGGATGCTTTTTATCCTGCATATCAAGTCACTGATAAGATGGTGGCCTCTGATTGCAAAGGTTTAATGCCGGGCTCTATTGTTGAGGTTAGGTTTGATGACCCAAACAGATCTATTGGGTATGTATCCATGGTTGTGAATAGAGCGACAAATCATATTCTCGGAGATCTTATTCAGCAAAACTCTGCCCGAGGTGCTTTTAACGGAGCTAGCCCAGCAACAACCCCATATCCCGGCGAGGAGTCGAGCAGCGAAGGTGACTTGGATCCGGAGTTCGCAGAATTATTAAATAATTTATTGGACAGCGTTTTTGCTGAATATGGCTACACGTTTACTATTGAAAGAACTTTCCGATCGGAAGAAAGGCAAGAATTCTATAAAGATCAGGGATGGTCTTCGGTCACGCGTGGCCAGCACAACAATGTTGACTCCTCTGGCAATCCTGCCGCACTCGCGGCTGATGTTAATGTGACTGGTATACCAACTCCGGGCACATCAGGCACCGGACCCATGAGTCCAAATGAAGCAGCAGCTTATATCGCACTAAGAGACACAGCACCTAGATTCGGACTTCGCACTGGCGGCGCATATAGCACTACTGCCCCTAATGGCGAACCATCGGCGGGAGCAGCTTATGGGCTCGGTTGGGATCCTTTCCATATTGAGTACGCGCCTCCACGAAGCGTACAAATAGCAAGCGATGTTGGCGTAGCAGACCCCGACGCAACAGAGATCGTTTAGAGAGTTTAAAATGGCAAGAGATAAAAAAATAAATAAGAAGAATAAGAAATTAAGCCCGTTTGATGGAAAACTGAGCCCTAAAGACGGAGCAGGGTTCGACAACACGGTTTTAAAAGAAAAGCAACCACACTATGTGTTGGCAGAATGTGAAAAACAATATCCACCAAGTGTTTTGAATAATGCTAGAATTGTATTTGGCCGCGACCGAAACTCTTCTATTAGTTCGGGCTATGGTGGTAAAGGCCACACCAGAGCCGGCGCAATTGATTTAGTTGTTGGTCTTCAAGGGTGGTCACCGGGTGAAAACTATAAAGAGATTAAAAAGACCGGTGAAGAGAAGATGGGTTTTGCTGATAAAAGCTTTGGCTCGATGAATAACGGACAGCCCGGCGATGCTGCAAGGATTTATATATCCCAACGCGCCGACATCGATAAATATTTTGATATATGTGATGGCAATGTTGGACAATCAATAGCAGAGTCTGCCATTGGCATGAAGGCCGATTCCATTAGGATTATGGCCAGAAAAGGCATTAAAATTGTTACCGGAAAGAACCCGCCCGGTAGAAACTCTTTAGATGGTAAACTAAATGAGACTTACGGTATTGACCTCATTGCCGGAAACCGCGATTTTAGCACAGGACTAGAAACCGTGGGTGCCAAAGTGGCTGATATGTTGGATTTACCATTTGGCCGACCACACCCTCTACAGCCCATCCCTAAAGGGGACAATCTAGTATTCTTTTTAGATATATTGTCAGATAACATAGTGCTCCTTAACTCTGTTGTTGCTGGTTTACTTATGATTGTTCCTCTTTTATCAAACGCAACACTCTCGCCAAAAGCAGGCCTAGGCCCAACAGGCCCAGTAACTACTTTTCCGGGCCTCTCGGATCTATCCAGTGTCTCAGCATATTTATCTCTTATTAATAAACAAATGACCAAGCTGATATCGCAACAAGCAAATATGACGGCTGTAAAAAACAACTATTTGCAACACGGTAGCATATACTATATTAATAGCCGACATAACAGGACCAACTAAAAATGTCAAAGATTAAAAGAGAAGACGGTAAAAGCAGTATAGAAGAATATACTGGTGCAGAAACCGAAGAGGGCTTTGAGTCTGGATCCCGTCGTGGAAGAAGTCGAGATGGGGAAGATACCGGCTCATACCTTGATCCCAATCAGGATCCCTCCGCTCCCGATGATGAGTCAGAAGGCAAAGACACATCTGATGGTTCTTTGTTAGAAGATTATGCTGATCTTTACGACCCGATAGACGAAAGTTTCAAATTTCTTGAATGTGATCCAGTTGAACAAGTAGATGACAAGCCACCTTGTCCTGTATGTCGCCCTAATCCGTATGCTTATGTCCCCGACTATCGTATGATGGAAAACGGTGAAGTGTTTTTTAACGGCAAGAACTGTACACAAAACATAGTGTTAACCTTCGACGCACCGGCAAACTCTGTTTTAACTGGTGCGACAATCAAAGAAAGCCGCGAAGACTCAGAGGTATTTGCACCAGCGCCCGATAGACAAATAATCGAATCAACTGGCCCGACCGTTTCGGAACTAAAAAGCCCAAACTTTAAGAAAGAGCAAAAACAAATTGGCATTGGAAAACTCCTAGATTATTTTAATAAATCCACAGAGGCAACAGCTTTTATTTACCGAGCTAAACCACCAAAAGATAGAGTGTTGGCTGGAACTACTGCTGCTCTTGGGACAGGTGGCACAGCAGCGGCAATAGCTTTAGCAGCTACAGCCCCTGCATCTTTAGCTCTTCTAGTCGGCGCCACCGCCGCAGTCACACTTGGCCTTGGGTATGCAGCATTATTACCTAAGAAGAAAGGTTATGATCTATCAACAGAAGAAATAGATATCCCAAAAGAGTTGATGAAATATGCAACATATGAATATCATATTCCCTTACAACTTAAAGCAAGGACAAGGGTTTTGATATCGATTCCTGTCGAACAATTTAACCGTGCGCCAGATAGGCTTGTTTCGGAACCAGAAACGGACTTTGAAGATAAGCTAGAAGTCACATTTATGGGTAACGATATTAACGGTATGATAAAAAGAGCAACGTCTGCTTTTAGGGTTTATGATAATGAACTTAAGAGATGGAGAGGATTTGAGGGAGGCAAGCTTGTTGAGGTCAACAGTGGTAGAACAAGTGCTTTTAGTCTAGCTTCTGAGGCTGACAAGCTTGTGACATTTAAGCATGAACTTGACAATTTAATGGAGGAGCTTGGCTTTTCTTTAGATCCGTTTAAACCCGGCAAAAGACCAGAAAAAATACTTATTAAGTTTAAGTTTGAGAACGAAAAATATTCTATTCGACAAATACATGTTAATCTACCGGGCTGTCCTGTTGTTAAAGTTGGACCCCGAGGCAAATTTAAGGGCTTATATGAAAAGTATACTAAAAAGTCCCCGCTTGGCCGTTCTAGAACTCTGCATTATGTCGGCGCATTGCCAGAAATCGATATTGCATTAACTGCACGAACACCAATGCCATGGCTCGAAGTCACAACCAAGTTCACATATCCTCCTCTTGAAATACAAAACGGTATTAACTCAAATACTATGTTTAATGATCCAACTATGTTGGGCTGTCTGATAAACTCAAACCTTGCAGATGAGAGAGTGGATGATTTTTTCAATGATATAACTGGCCTTCTTGATGGTTTTGACGATTTATTTTTGGCCAAACTCGGAGAGTTTAGTTGTAAAACACGCGAGCAACTTCAAGACGATTTAACTGTATTACAAAATTTCGACAATGTGTTCACAGCCCAAAGTAAGCGAGTCCTAACGCAACTTCGCAATGAACTACGCGCTGACGATCCATATTTAGATATTGTTGTACAAGAAATGTTCCCGGCACAGACTGCTTGGGGCGAACTTAGCCCCCAACAGCAAGCTGCTGAAATTAAAGAGCATGGCTCTCTGAAGGCCGCTAAGGAATCAAATGCTCCAAAAGACGTTCAGGAAAAGTTTTTTGTTAGATTGAACGATAGGTTAGGTCATTGCGGGTGGATCGCTTTAACGATGAGAGCTATTGATTGTGTCGCACAAGGTATAACTGGTGACGCTGCAACAAAACTCCTCGCGGAAGCAGCTTTTGATGCTATGGAAGACGCAGCGTTAACAAGATCTTTCTTAGGACTTTCACCAGAGGCTCAACAGAAAGTTGTCGATTCTATGCGAAATAACTTTGGTGATATGCCAGCGCCTTGGGATACTGACTATCAGCCCGGAAATTATACAGGTGCAGGCTTTTCGGTTAGCCCACTTAGTGCAGACCAGAAAAACTTTCTCGATGAGGAAGGAGGCCAAGAGGCGGTTGATGAGGCTCTTGCTGATGTAAGAGAAGCCGAGGCGGACACGCCACCCAAACCTCTCAGTCAGAGGGGATCGGGCGGCACATATGGTCGAGCTTTGGGCGGCGTCCAAAAGGAGGCTTACGATGCACTTAAGCAGTCCATGTTTGATGCTCTCGGCGCGGAAGAGCTACTAGAGGCTGCGAATCAACTTCCCGGCGCTCCAATCATATCACAGATACTTAAAAGAGTAGCTTGTAGGCAGACACCCCTTATCTATAGTGAACCAAAACTGGATTCGTTCCTAAGCACCGTAGAATTTGATTTCTGCCAGTGGGATTCTGACATGACATTCCCTGAATTTGGCATACTTAGTATTCCTGATCTTTTTGCAAGATTGTTAAAAGCTTTGGAAGAAGCCATTATTGAGACTGCCGTAGCTATTGCAATGCAAGTGGTTAAATTAATCTTAGAAAAGATCTTTTCTCTTGCTTGTGATGCTTTGGCATTACTCGGAGCTAACTTACTCGACCTTACTAACGGAAACAATCACTTTAGGAACCTATTGAAGGACAACCTGTGCCCCGATGCATCTCAAGAGGATATGAACGATACAATCAAAAACCTGTTTGACGCCCTTGGAGATCCTGATCAGGATTGTCTTGAAAGATTGACAAACGATGAGATGGGAGATTTCATTGATGATATATCCTTGATGTTAACACAAGGCCAAATATGTCAACTTCTAAGGGGCAACCCAAGCGACGAAACAATGAAAATGGCAATGGAGCTTGCACAAACATCAGGTTCGGAGTGTATTAGGGATATATTTTCAGATCCCAACGCGTTCAGAGATTTCTTTAGGTCACTCGCGCCATTTATCCCCAACTTAAATGAGTTATGTGATAACTTACTACCAAATGCTAGCGATTTGGATGTCTACCCTTGTGCCCCCGGCACTGCTGACAAGATCGAAGAGTTTAGGTGTGACCTCTTGCAACAGAAGGGACTCACAAAGGAAGAGTGCAGAGATATTCTTGACGATCTTAAAGATAAGGCTCTAATGGATTTGGCAGATCTAGCCGATGTAATGCAGAACGGACCATTTGCAAACACACCTCCAATGAGATCCGACGCCGATTGTCCAGCCGCTGGTTTCTTCCCAAATGAACACCCGCTTCAAAAGGCTCTTAATAATAATATTTCTAAATCAATGATGGAAACTATTGAGAAGGCTCACTTAAGAGACCTGTGGGGCAATATTAATAAAGGCACAGGCCAAGGCGGTTTCTTAAATGCTGTCTTGTCCGATACATTAGGACGCCCCTACAAACAACACAACTGGTATGTTGAACACCTTGGTGCTCCATTGGCAGCAGATTTTGGTTTTTTCGATTATCATTGTGATAATGCGATTATGAAACCCCAAGAGGGCAAGGTTGATGGTAACAAAAACAAGCCTATAAATGTATTTGGTGAAGAACTGGCAGGCGAAGAGGGTGGTAAGTCTGGAAGGCAATCTTTCGGCGCCGGCTATTCTAATGGCGGGTATCCTCCAACCGTAGCGGCTCATCTTTCCAAGAAGTTTAAAAATATGCACAAAAACATGACGTTTAGCACTACAACTAAGCCTCCGGGTTTTCCAAATATGGCATCAGCCATAGAAGAGTTTGAAAGAGTTCAAAGAGTTAACGAAAAACGCATTGATGAGCGTAGCAAATATATCGAAGCTTGGATTAGAGAGAATGATATTGAAGATAGATTTCAATCTAAGAGATCGGTCCTCGCGCAAGATCTTCGTTCGGGTATCACTAAGAAGATATTCTTTGCCGAGTTTGCCAGAGACGAAGATAAAGTCAGCACAACTAATATCGCAAGAAAATCCAATCCCAAAAACTCAGCCGGTGACTTGGCCCGAGAGGTTTTATTAGGTAAGCAAGTTTTAGGTGGTGTTGGAAAGAAGGGGGAAAAAGGAGTTCCATCTCGCTCGGGCACCAAGGGAGAAGTATTTATTGATTTTTATGCCGGAAAACATCAGTTACTTCCGCTTCCCGATACTTCATCTGCTGACGTTGTACTAAAATATGGAGCATACTCAACAGACCCTGAAGACAATGAATCACCGTATCAGTTCACGATTGAGTATGATTACAATTTGTTTGATCAAGAAACACAACGCATAATCGATGATAACAGATACAAAATTAAAGTCACTGAAACATATAGAACTGGCAAACCCTCTGGCAAGACCAAGAAGGAGTTACGCAAGCTTGGCAACCAACAACTAACAACATCAATTTATCAACCGAATGCTACGGGGTACTCTTTTCCTAGATATGAATTTGAAGTTGTGTCCAACCCACCGGGTGACATAGCTGATTTCTTAGATGGTTTGACTGAAGCAACACCGGGCGAACCATTAACAAGGCCAACTGCGGATCCATTGGGCGATTCTTTTGAGACCGAGGCATTGTATAACTTCTTTAGAAGTCAGTTAACTGACATTTCGGAGGACCAACGCACAGCAGTTAGAGTTATGGATAGAGGAGCATTTAGAAACTATTTTGCCAAAAAAGAAGATGTTTTTGACCCGCTAAATATTAATGAGCCAATAAAAAAATTAAACCTATTTGATCAACTCTCAACAGGATTTATAGAAAGAATCTCCACACTTGTGTCAACTGGAAACCCAAATGACGGATACAAGGGCAGAGATGACGACGATCTTAGTAAAACAGAAAAGAAAATCGCGGATAAGATGAGCCTTGACAATATATCCAGAGCCTTCCAGTTCGGGTATAACCCAGATCGGCAGGCTAAGATTGTTGAACTTGATCCATTAAAATTTGGTGGCCCTATCGCTCGGGCAAACCCTGATTTAGTTCCCCCTCCGTTTTATGTAAAGGCTAGAAGATTCAAAGGCTGGTTAGATTTGTGCGACACACTAGTTCCAGAGGTATCAGGTTGTGAGCCAGAATCCAAAGCCATATATAACTTAGAAGATTTGTCAGATCTCGTAAGCTCGCTAGAATCGCAACTAACAGCAGATCCAAGATTACAAAACGATCCGCTTTGTTCCCAAGAAGCACCATGCGATAAGATTCTTAGTTCTTTTGATGCCGCCAACCTTGAAGCCTCCATGAGGGCAATCATAAGAATATACACTTTGGACGTGTTCTTAAGAACGATACCAGTCTTCACAGCATTCGCATTAACAAAAGATAACTATGATGACCTAATGTTGACGTTTGTTGTTGAAAGAATGAAGCAAGGTCTTGTCATTGATGGTGCTAAGAGAACAGGTGCAGCCGACAACACTTATTACTACAGGTTCCTAGAGCAAGCGGTTAACAATACTAAAAGAAAACTAGACGCTGGAATATTAACTGCTGAAGATTTAACTGATGAAGAGAACGCTGCTTTTGATAGAATATCCATGGAAATAGCAAAGTTTTACGATCAATTTGATGGACAGTTAGAGTGCCTATCTGATGCAGCTATTAAAGGTAAAGGTATTTTTGATGGATTCTTTTCTACTTCCGCTGCTGCCTCTGCGGTCGGTATTGGTGCGGGAAGCAACAGATTTAATAAGGGAGTTGCTAAAAATGCGAAAGACAGGGCATTTAAAGATTTTGTCGGCCGCACCGAAAAAGACGCGCTCCTGTTCTTAAGAAGGTACGTTAGGGAAGAGTTTGCATTTTTAAGGGATAAGTTGTCGAATGCAATCCCACCAGTGGTCAATGATGTTAATAATCTCATGGCACTTAGCCCTGATTGGGTTCGTGGTGCTGTAGACGCCGAGGGTCCATATAATGTTATGGGCGACGTAAATGATCCAACCGATTATGTGATAGAGGCCGCACCGGCCCGACGAGGCTCTAATGATTCGGTGAGTTTTGTTACAAATAATTACTGGCCGTTTGTGTTAGAAAAATATATCAGAATACACGAAAAGGAAACCCCCGGCTCCGACGTAGACAGATCTTCAAATCTTTACGACATTGTAAACATAGACGACTGGGAAGCGTACATTAAAGAAGTGGCCTCTAGAGGAATAGAGGGTGATATATCTGACTTGTGGGAAGGCTGGAGTTTTGGACTGCGATTAAGCTATCTTGTTGCCAAGGAGGATAACGCGACATTTGAAGAAGTTATGAACACAGTACCAGAGTCTGTTTCCAGAGAGAATAAGGCATTTAATGTTGTGGATCGCGCCGGAGAAACCAGATACCTTATCCCAATCGCCTCTGGCGAGCTTCCAATACCAGATCAGAAATATGATTTGTTCACGGCAGAGTCTTACGATGTTTACTGCCTGATCCCAGAGATGCAAAAAACTCCTGAGTTCCGAACAATGTTTAAATATATTTTCCCGTTGCCTCGTTTTATTTCTTTGATCGCGATGTACTCAACAATGGGCTTTACATCATCAATAGGCAATACCGGCTATCCAAACGAAGGTGGAGACGTATGGGAATATCCGGGTGGAAAGCCCCATAAGAAATTTAGAAAGTGGAATCACAGCCCACAGAAAGCTTTTCAAAGATCCCGTCAGGCTGCGAGAAGAGTGTTCGAAAGCTTCTATGAAGCAGCCCAAGCTCTTGATTTTGATATGTCTTCCGATAGGGATCCAAAAAACAGTGCTGATTCTTTAAGAAACTCAATCCGTCCAAAAGTTAACTTTGAAGACGGGCTTCGTTGGTGGGAAAGGGGTCTTAGAGTTAAAGGTAATCCATATAACGATGACGGCGACTTGTGTGACTAACTATATATTAATGTGGAGGAATAAATAATGGCTCAAGGTTTAGCAGTAGCACTGCCGCTGGAATTAGACACGACTGACGGTCCGTATAAGTTACATAAGAACTTGACCGATATGGCCGCACAAAATTTAAAAATGGTTATTTTAACCTCCCCCGGCGAGAGAGTGATGATCCCAGAGTTTGGAGTTGGCATTAGAAACTTTCTTTTTGAGCCAAACAATAATGACACAAGAGAAAGAATTAGAAACAGAATTCAAGTTCAAGTTGAAAAATACTTACCATATATTGAGCTAGTAAGTCTTGAATTATACAAGCCACAAAGCGCATTAGTGGGCGAGACAGAAGATAATGGTTTAGTCATAAGAATAAAATATTCAATACCAGCCGCAAATGTCGTCTCAGAGTTAACCATAGACGCAGGCACCGGCGCCTCCACTTCTACTGGAGGTAGCTCTGGCGGTTCTGGCGGCGGCTATTAATCTATGTGTTTAAATGTTTGTTTGAATACTATTTAAAGAGTGGAGAAACACTAGATGGCTAGAAGAAATGTACCCATAGATTATACCAGTAGAGATTTTGATTCCATTAGGGATGATCTCGTAAACTATGCAAAAAGATACTATCCTGATACTTTTAAAGATTTTAGCGAAGCCTCTTTTGGGTCTCTAATGCTGGATACAGTCGCCTACGTCGGTGACATTATGTCATTCTATCTTGATTATCAGGTCAACGAGTCATTCATTGACACGGCCGTCGATTTTAAAAATATCCTTCGATTAGCCAAACAAATGGGATATAAATATACCGGAGCCAAAACGACTTCTGGTATGGTGTCTTTCTACGCCATTGTCCCAGCAACATCAATCGGGCTTGGTCCAAAAACAAGCCATATGCCAATCCTAAAAGCAAATACTGTAGTTAAGTCAGATTCGGGCGCCTCGTTTATCTTGACAGATGATGTTCGTTTTGATGATCCATCTAACGAAACTGTAGCTGCACAAACAAATGCTACAACAGGAATTCCAATAAGCTACGCTGTTAAAGCCGAGGGCCAAGTAATATCAGGCATATTTAATCAAACCACTCAAACTATAGGTGCCTTTCAGAAGTTTCTCCCAGTCCGTATAGACAATGCTAATTTGATAGAGATTGTTAGTGTGTTCGATTCTGAGGGTCATGAATATTTCGAGGTTGAATATTTAACACAAGATGTAGTTTACAAGGCTGTCCCCAATAGGGATGAAAATACAAGACAAAATGCCCCATCCCTTATGAGGCCATTCGTTGCCGCTCGACGATTTACAGTCGAAAGAGACATTAACGGAGTTACTCTTACATTTGGACATGGCTCTGACTCGGAGTCAGGATCCCAGACGATTGCGGATCCGGCAAATGTTGTTTTGCAGAGAGCAGCAAAAGATTATACCACCGATGAATCTTTTGATCCGTCAAACTTAGTTGGAAACGATAAACTAGGCATAGGCCCTGCAAACACTACTCTAACAATCAGGTACAGGGAAAACACTGCCTCAAGTGCAAACGCTGCGATCGGATCGATCACTTCGGTGACAAGTCCTATCTTTGAATTTAACGACCCATCTATAGCAAACACGTCAGCAGCAAGAGATGTTGTTGCAAGTATAGAGTGTTCAAACGAGGAGCCATTGGTCGGCTCAACTGCTATCCCATCACGGGAAGAAGTGAGACAAGAGGCCATGATGGCCTTCTCTAGTCAGAATAGAGCGGTAACCTCACAAGATTATGAGGCTCTTGTTTATATGATGCCCGGTAAGTTTGGTTCTGTTAAGCGTGCGAGAGTGGTTAGAGACCAAGACTCACTAAAAAGAAATCTGAACATTTACGTTATTTCTGAAAACTCTTTTGGTAAGATGGCAGCTACAAACAGCGCGATCAAAGAAAACTTGAAAGTTCACTTAAATAGATATCGCATGATTAACGATACGGTAGATATTTTAGATGCAAAAGTGGTTAACATAGCTATTGACTTTGAGGTTGTTTCTAGTGAAGAGGTTAATAAATATGAGGTCCTTGATTCCTGCATACAAGCACTCAGGAGAAAATATTCTTCTCCAATGTTTATAGGAGAAAGATTTTATCTTACAGATGTGTATACAGAACTCAATAAAGTGCGCGGTGTCGTGGATACTTCTAGAGTCAAGCTTGTTAACAAATCAGGTGGCAATTATTCATCCTCGGCTCTTAATATAGATCAATATATGTCCCTCGACGGTAGATACTTATCAGTCCCAGACAATGTAATACTTGAGATCAAGTTCCCAAGAATAGATATTAAAGGAACTGTGAGATAATGGCTATTAAAAGATACTATGCAAAAATAGACAATACTATAACTAACGCTTTCAAAGAAAATTTAGTTACTCGCGGCACAGGGTCTAATATGGGGGCCTCAGATATTCTTGAGGTGTTTTCTATTTATGGTCAAGCTAGTTCGGCATCAGCCGAAGAGGCTAGAGTGCTTATTAAATTTAATTGTACAGCATCAACAGATTCTATTAAAGCAGACAGAGATGCCGGCGTTCTACCAGCTAGCGGAAGTGTGAATTTTTATTTAAGACTTTACAATGCGCCTCATAGTCAAACTCTTCCAAAATCTTATACAATGGATGTCTCTGCAATTTCCGGCGGATGGACAGAGGGCACCGGTCTTGATATGGAGGGCTATAAAGATATAGGAATATCTAATTGGGTGAATAGGATAGCTTCTCGATCTGCTGGCGACCACGCGTGGAGCACCACCGGTGGAGACTACTATTCAGACGCGTCGTCATCTTTTACTGCTTCTTTTGATGGTGGAGTCGAGGACATACAACTAGATATCACATCACTTGTCGAACAATGGATCGCGGCCGATAAAGAGGACGACGGCATAGGCATATTCCTGTCCAGCGAATACTCCAGCGCCGCTCGCTCTTATTACACAAAGAAGTTTTTTGCGCGTGGCACAGAATTTTTCTATAAGCAACCAAATATTGAGGCACGATGGGATTCTTCTATAGAGGACGACCGAGGTAACTTTTATTATAGTAGTTCCCTAGCCACCGCCGGCGAAAACTTAAATACCATTTATTTCTACAATTATTTTAGGGGCCGACTTCGTAATATTCCCGATATCGGAACAGGAAACATAGGTGTAAGTGTCTTTTCTGCAAGTGCTGGAACCCCCAACGGTTCGGCTATTCGTTTGGTTGCAGATGGCGCACATGTTCTATCAACCGGCCTGTTTGCTGTGACAGGCGGGCATGTATCAACAGGTATTTACTCTGCGTCTTTTGCCATGACTGCGGCCACCACCCCTTTGCCCGTTGTTAATGATGTATGGTTTAAATTAGACAACGCAGTCGCCGATGCATCAACGGGTGTTCAATATGGCACTGGAACAATCGAGCCTAGAACCATTACAAACATGTACAACGCCCCCACAAATGATTATGTGGTTACGATAACAAACTTGCGAGAAAAGTATCGCCCTGATGAGACAGCACGTTTTAGAGTCTACAGTCGCCAAAAAGATTGGACACCAACTATTTATACTAAGGCGGTAAGCACGCCAGAGGTTCAAATTGTTGAAAGCGGCTCTTTCGAAGTCTTCAGGGTTATAGATGATCTAAAAGTTATACCACACGGAACGGGAAGCACACCATATTATACTTTCCTTTCATACGACACATCCGGATCATATTTTGATTTAGATATGGCACTCTTTGAGCCCGGATATGTCCACGGTATAAAACTAGCATTCTATAACGAAGATATAGGGAGTTGGGTTGAGCAATCAGAAACCTTTAAATTTAGAGTTGAGTAACTAAGGTAGTTAAAGTATGAGTATCAAAAAACTATTTGATTCAAATAAAACAAACGACATACTCGTCTCAACTAATCTAGAAGAAGAGGTAGTCAAAAACGTCCCCGAGCTTGAATCTGCGGATAACGTCAGAGAGCAGATCGAGAGGATCAATCGTTTTATACCACAGGTGGATTATAGTGATCCAGCCAACTTTGCTGTTTATGGATCAGCCGAGCGATATTATAGGGATTCATTCCACAGAATCGCTACTCAATACCCGTATGATGGTTCCGAAGAAGAGATAACTCGCTACGACAACGAGTCCAACTATCTTGACCTTCATATCCTTGAGAATGAGTATCCTAGGACGCTTGGGCACGTTCGGTTTCCTTCAAACAATCTTGGCCCAAACGCTACCGCTAACCAGTTTGGTCAGAACACCCACGCAGCAAACATTACATTTTTTGGTGGACCAAATGCTATAGCAGGTGGGATGACAACTGGCTCATTCCACCTACAGTTCACTGGTTCCAACTATTACGATACAGATATTTATCAAACTGATGGTACGCTTGCATTAGACAGAGTTGGGTCAAGAGAAAGTAACTTAACTTATAACCTTCCTAGCAAAGGACTCACAGTTGAGTTTTGGCAAGGAACCGAAGGAAACCTGATAGGTGGGACCGGCGCGTTTGGCCGACAAGCCAGACACGCTTTGTTTGATTTGTGGAACGGAGAAGCCTCAAGTTCGGCTCAATATGGTCGCCTAACTGTATACGCTTCAGGTTCTACAACAGCCTTTAAAGGCATTTATCTAAACGCATATTCAGGCACTGTTGGAATCCAAGAACTTAAGTTATTGGATCCTGCTGTAGCTGCTCAAATCCCACCACAATATGTTGATACTTCATCTCCCACGCCGGGTCACTTGGCTTTTGCTTTTAGTTCTGGGTCAACTCTGGGCTTAACTGTTAAGACATATATTAATGGTGTTCTAACCACAACAACAGGCTCTTCAATCGCCCTAAATGAAGTCACTGGCGCCCTCCGAGGCCGTATTGGTGCTCTCCTAACGAATCCATCAGGCACTTCTATAGGCACAGATATGGATGGTTATGGTACCAGTATTCGCAGTGCCTACGACGAGTTTAGGTACTGGAAAGCCGAGAGAACAGAAAAAGAAATACAACAAAACTATTGGACACAAGTTCGTGGCGGCACAAATAACGAAATAGCAAACGCAGAACTTGGTGTATATTACAAGTTTAACGAGGGCATTACAGGGGACGCAACAACTGATGCGACTGTTTTAGACTATTCTGGCCGTATTACAAACGGAACCATCACAAACTACGGCACTGATGCTACCAGTACGCTAGTAAGAAATGCCCATCCAGCCCCCGCACGCAGTTCGCTTATTGTTGCTGCTGGAGCAGCTACATCAGAGTTCAAAGACCCAATCATTTATGCAAGCCACCCGGATGTTGTCTCTGCACTTGACAGATTGGTCGCATCTGGTAGCGTCCACGACTTTGAAAACCAAGCAAGCATAAAAGATTCTATCCCAAGCTGGATTATAGAAGAAGACGAAACATCAGGCGGTGAAGAGTTAGGCAAGCTTACACAGATCCTCGGTTCCTATATGGATACTCTCAACCTGCAAATCCAGTCCCTGCCTACATTAGCAGACAATACATACTTAAGCGGCAGCGATAAGCCTACACCATTTATGAAAAATCTGTTAAGCTCCCGAGGCCTAGCAGTCCCAGAAATCTTTGTGGATGCTGACCTTCTCCAGCGATTCGCCAACAGAAGCGACACCGAAAGCTACACTCTTGATATTAACGATACCAAGAATCTTATTTACAAGAATATCTACAACAACCTTACTTACCTTTACAAGTCAAAGGGCACAGAAAAAGCATTTAGAAACCTTATCCGTTGTTACGGTATTGGCGAAGATGTCATTAGATTCAACGCATACGCAAGCAATCAAACCTTTGACATCCAAGAAACAAGACAAGACAGAGTTATTAGAAAGAACTATGTTGACTTTAACCACCCTGATAGGTTTGATGGCGTTGTTTACCAGAGAGGCAACAGCATTGTGCCAGAGGCAGATGGCATTTCTTTCTTCTCGGCATCCTCACCAGACGCCGCCTTTGCTCAAACCGCAGAACTAGAAGTTATATTCCCAAGAAAGTTTGAGTTCGCTAACTCACAATATTTTGATACACCTTTTGTTACAGCATCTCTCTACGGTAAAGCATCAGCATCAGCAGACCCAGCATCCTTTGACGCATCATTCAGTAATAACCCAGCCAACGCGCCTTGGCTTGTTGCTTATGCTGTTCGGACCCATCAGAATTCAAAGGACGCTTATTTTGTTCTTGATTCTAACTTATTTACAAATCCGCTCACAAGTGATATTTACTCAAACATTTATGATAATCAGAAATGGAATCTGGCGATAAGAGTTAACTCTAAAGCTTGGCCATACGCAGCATCCTCCAGTGTTAACGGTGCGTTAGATGATCAAGACATAAGTTTTATTGGATATAATGTAGAGAACGGAGTCGTAAAAAATAGTTTTGTCTTAACAACTTCATCAGTGTCTTCCAACTTGGGGCCAAGTTTACCTTACCGCTACTTTGTTGGATCACAAATAACAAACTATACCGGTGCAGTAGACCATCGAACTGATGTTTTGGCATCCTCACTGCGAGTGTATACAACCTACCTAGATGACGATGTTATCAAATCACACGCCCTTGATCCCGAAAACTACGGAACAAGAAACCCAAGCAGAAACTTTTTATTTTACAACGACTCTGGTCCCCAACTCGCGAGCGTTGTTGGAGGCATTAAAAACTCTATCCCAGAGTCTGTTTCTCTTGCTCTTAATTGGGATTATTCGCAGGTCACCACAACAGACCCCAACGGCCGCTTCATCGTCCAAGATGCATCATCTGGTTCAACAGGACTAACCAGCAGATACCCGCAAGAGAATGTTCTTACAAATGTTAATAAACAGTTCGCAGGCCGAGGTCAGTTTGGGGCTAGCGCATACAGTTCAACGGATGTCATCTCCAAGCAATTTGTTCAATCAGCACAACAAAGACTACCCGAAGTTGTTAATACCAACGACGACGTAAACGTTCTATCCAGAGATGATGAACTTTATCCAAGAGATGCGTCTATTTCGCAGACCTACTACACCTTTGAAAAGAGCATGTACGGTATTGTTTCACAAGAAATGATCAATATGTTCTCGTCTATTGTTGAGTTCAACAACCTTATCGGTGAAGTTGTCCATAAGTATCGTGGCGAGTACAAGAGTTTAAGGCTTTTAAGAGAACTTTTCTTCGAGAAGATTCAAAACAACCCTGACCTCGACAAGTTTATTGATTACTATAAGTGGATTGATTCCTCACTCAATATTTTCCTACAGCAGTTTGTTCCTGCTTCTGCTGATGTTTCCGATGAGATTCGCACTGTGGTTGAAGATTATGTTCTTAACCGCTCCAAATACCAGCACAAGTACCCACAACTAGATTATAAGGGCAACGCTCGCTTTGGTGGCGACGAGGCCAAGTTAGAAGGCAGAGTCAAGGGCATTAGAGAACTAGAGTACAACTGGCAGTTTGGCCACGCGCCAACAACTAACTCTCAGACTGAACATTCTACTTGGTGGAAAGAACGAGCAGAAAGAAACAACACAGCATTTAATACCGCTGCGCTTATTGATACAGCAAGAGAAGACATCCTCAACATCATCCAGCTATTCAACTCTGCAAGCGCCCCATCGCTTAATGACGGCACCGGAGCCTCTGGGGTATACGAAGGGTCCACTTACGCCACAAGACGCTTCACAAGGCAATATAAGCTTGATGCAGCCATCGTCCCTGACATCGGCGGTGGCTACAACTACCCAAGGGGCCATAAGCCGGATGCTATTTATTCTATAGTTTACGACCGGCCGGTCGACGTGTCAGGCCTGACAAACGAGGAAGCAATACAGTTTGAAAAACAAGCGACGTTCACGCTTCCAAGCGAGGAACTAAGGCCTGTCACAAAACAAGAAAAAAGAAGAGTCTCTGCCATTAATCCAAATGGCGTGTATTCCTCCAATTTGGGACCCCAAACGCCCGGAGGTGGATCAAAACTTGTTGCGCCTTTCATAGCGTTTAGCTCCTCTGTTTCTCCTGCTGGCGGTTACGGTACACAATGGCAAGAATACAATCGTAGACCAGACGTTAGTAAAGAAGAGTTGGCTGGGTACCATAATGATTCTTATGGTGACGACTATGAAGTTCCAATGCAAGGGCCGTTTACTAATCAACACGTTGGAGGCAATAGGCACAGGCATACAGATTTAAATCAAGGTTCTGACAATCTAAAAACTCGGGCCGAGGCTTGGCTCGTTGCCGGCGCCGGTAACGATGGCATCTTCGCGCCGGCCAAGACCGCCTTCGCCAACCCGCCTGCTCCATTGAACCCAACCGTACCCGGATCTAGCCCCAACTACCGCAGAGACCAAACAGCCAAGCGCCCTGTTAACATCAAAAACATCAAACACAGAACAGGCTCACTCGGAACCATCGCGATGGGCAACTATTCTGCAAGTTATGAAATCGTTCAAACAACCGGCAGAACTCAAAACAACTCTGCGTTTGTAAAGTCAGAAGGTATAAGAGACAACTTTACCATCTCTGTTGCAGGCGCTGATGAGGTTGGTTATATCGATCACGTCACAGACTACGCCAAGCCTACCCGCCGTAGAGCAGCCCATGTTATAGTTAACCGCTTCTCCGCACCCGGCGGTCCTGAAACAGCAGGTGATAGTCAGGGTGGACCGGGCCTCGACTTTGAAGCAGCAGAGTTTAGCCCTTACAACAACTTAAACTATAGAAACACTACAGTCCGAGATCCATTAAGAACGCTTTTGACCGACCACACAGCGTTTGGCGGTATTGAGTCTGGGTCTGCTGTCTCCGCGCTGAACTATACGGACGTTACGGCTAGTTATCACAAGGTTAATCGAAACCCGCTGCATCGTTTGGAAGGATATGATAACGGACAAGAAACGGCAGTTACCGGAACAGTGTTCGATAATTATTTTGTGCAGCATATGATTCCAAGATCTGATTTTCAATATTCTTGGATAACAGCATCAACAGATAGATTTAATGCCGCCCTCGGCGCAGCAAATAATATATATGGATATTTTCCTTACGATGGACTTGCAAGAGTTTCAAGTTCTGCTAATGGCTTTAGGTACGAAGCAGCAGTTAATTTTGCTAGCGCAAGCGAAGTAGGCTCTGGCAATCCATTAGGAGTCCAGCAAGCGACAAGGCAGATCAGATTGATAACAAGTGCGCTGATGCAAGATGCATCATTCGTCCCAACTGACTTTGCTGGCATAAACTCAAATGTTATAGAGCCTATTAGCGCATCTGAATTTACTATTGGTTATCCTCTGGATGCGGATCCTATGAATTATTATAACTACGGACCCTTTGGACAGGTTCCAGCCTTTGGTTCAGCTCATCGTGGTGGGTTTATAACTAGAATAAACTCTAATGTCGCCGCAAACTTTAATGCATATTTTACTATGTTGATGGCTCATAGGGGAGGTAATGTTGGGCACCCAACTTGGAAACAGATCAGAGTCGGAGAGACTCAACTTGCACGACACTATCGTAAAAATAACTTATATACTAATACTTATGAGCCTGTCATAGCATCAAGCGTGGCCGATTTGTCTGGGACAAGACAAAAAATTTCTTCAACGACCGAAAGTGTTATACTAACTCAATCTGTTGTTACCGACCGATACTTCCCAGTCGTGTTTGAGGTTGAAGCAAGAGATGATGAGCAAAATAGTAAAGTCCTTAAATCATCAAATTTTGTTATTCGAACTTCTTTTGTGAATGATACTATTACTTTTGACGACGCCACTATAGTCAACAGGCTGCTAGACGAGAACGTTATAAGTAATGCGGCAAGAAAATCCTCATATAAACAAATCATTGATGATTTTAGCATTTATGATAGTTTCTTAGACGAACAGAAGCCTATACTTCAAATTAATAGTTTAAAATATAGAGAAACTGTGTTCCCTCCACAACTACATGCTTATACTAGTAAAATACGCGGAAGAACAAACTATGAAAATGATTTCTGGCGTGACAGCCGAACAGATAGGACTGCTAAGGGAGCCTTGAAAAAAGCCAAAAACAGTCAAGGTACCGCCGTTCTTCAAAGCGCGTGGTCACTTGATGGCCTAGAATCTAATACAAATTCTAATATTGCAACTGGCCTGATTGGATATCCAACAGGTGGCATCAACGCCAATAACGCAACTGGGTACAAACCCGGTGAACTTCAGAACTTATATACACATTTTGTAAGAGCACCTGACGGCCGAGATGTTAATTCCGAATTAAGGAATCAGTTGAGAACAGGCGCCTTATACTCTAGAAAGCATCTCATGCCTTTTACTTCATCAGTTGTTGGTATGTCAGGGATGAGGAAACAAATCGGTATTGAACCATTTGTATACGGCGGCACAAGTTATTTGCTGTTAACATCATCTATTGGGGCTGGTGAAGCTTTTTGGGACGCAGGAAACTTAGCAGGTAAATACGAGGGTACGTCTAGCATCTTTGTTACAACCCCAGCGAAACCATTTTATGATGATTACGATCAATATTTTGCAGATATAAAAAATAAAAATCGAGGTAAAGCGATTTTGCCAGAGTTTAGAATAACAGAACATTTAGATTTTTATGAAAATGAGGGCAACAATTTTCTTGTTGAAAATGAAAAACTTTTTTCTTTCGCCGGAACCCCCTCGGGCTCTTCTTTGCCGCAAAATAGTTCAGAGGCAGACTTTTTCTCGATTTACACAAACTCAGATTTTATGAAATATTTTGAAGTAGTGAGAGAGGATGGAGCCAAAGAGGGTGGCATTTTGGAGCCCACAGCAGTTAAATTGCGATGTAGGGGGATCAAAAAGTTTATTCCGTATGATGGCTTTTACCCTGCCGAAAGAACCATCCAATTGGCGAACGCATTTTCAGCGTCAATAGCACCTACAACAGGCTTGACGGGCGATGACGCAGCAAAGCAAGTTGCTTTCCGTAGCATGCTCAAGCCTTTTTTCGCCCCCGGAATTGTATACAATACTATCAAGTCGGGTGTTGCTGTTGACTATCCAATAATGACTGGCTCTTTTAATAGAGCAAACTTAATCAACTCTGCTGCTAATGCGGGTATTAGATTTTGCACTACAGCCTCTGCTGGAATATTTTCTAACTCAAGGGCTGTTTCGGTGACACCCTCTGGTGATGGTAGCGGCTTTGGAACGGTCTCACACAATGATGGTTGGGATTATCGTGTGCCGTTTGAGGCTGTGGTTGATCCAGCAAAATATGTATACGCCAAAAACATTGTCGATGACGAGCCCAGTGCTTATGCTAATATTCACTCAACAGCTTCGTGGGCCACCTCTCTGGCCACCAATAAATATAAATATATGATGCACAATTTCCTAGCTTCGTCTTTAGATTTCTTTATTAAAGACGGCAAACCAACAGAAATTATATCAGCACCAGAAAGTGAATTTAAGTCTGTCACACCCGGCCAGCCTTACGGCCTACGCATTAAAATGTTTAAGAGTTATGAAACGGGCTCACAAAATCCGACCTCTGGTGACTGGGGCGACTTTTCTGTGCCTCAGTTTGTTAGTGGCTCACTATCAAACTTTACAATGTATAGTCGCCCCTCGGCCTTCGGTCCTCCCGTCTTGGCCGGCTCCGGATCTAGTACACTGGCACAACAAAAATACGTTGTCACAGGATCAAGAGAGATGACCCCGGCTCGCGGCCGCTACCTGTCCCATACACCACCGTATTATGATGGTGAATCTTGGATTGATTTAATTTATTATCCGTACAAGTCTTTCGATACAGGATCCGGCGGTTTGCTTATAGAAAACAATCAAACCAAAGTAGTGCGAATTGATGAACTACACAACCTTGCACTATCTGAATTTAACACTGGGTCAGCAATCTTACAAATAGAGGATTACGAAGGCACTAGATTTGGAGGAGAGGGAACTTATGTTGTTCGCTGGCGTTTTGACCAAGAGGCCCTTCGAGTCGATCGGCCAGACCTTTCATCTTATCACGACATTGGCAAAGACATCGGCCCTATGGGAGGCCCATGGGCAAACCGGTGGGCAATGCAACTAGATGCATCTCTCAATATCTTTACTAAGCTTCGTGGTGCCGGCAGTCTTGCGTCTGAGGCAGTCTCTGCTGATTTGGCAGGCCTCGGTGCGACCGGAGCGACCGAACCTCAAGATGATCGTTGGAGAATCCAAACTAAGTTTGAAACACCAATGTTAAATTTCCAACATGTAAAAACCGCCGATATAACAGTTAATGGCACTCTTGGTAGCTTAACACAATATCAAAAGGCAGTGAATAGTGTTATACCAAGAGGTATGTGGCACCAATTTGGTAGAATTCCAAAACCTGACGAAGGAGTATACTTGCAGGTAACAGATATTCCAGACGATTTTATAAACAATCACCCATCATCAAGTATCGTGTTTGACCCAGCCGGTCATTTTGACTCAAGAAATAGTGCCTCAGAAGCAATAAAAGCTTTGGCTGATGTTAATGCAGGCGCAAATATACGCGATATAATTGCAAAAGATTTGAACGGATACAGGATACCTCAGAATTTACAAATACCCGCCTCTGCATTCTCTGTAGCCACCGACCGCCCACCAGCACCAACTACACCTCCCCCTTTATCACTTGTTGACATATGTGGCTTCCCCACAGATCCAGTAAAAATTGGAGAGTTGCCAGAAGCTAAAACTGTTTATGAGGCTGTTGTTGCGGTGCCCTTTGTTGAGAAAGAAGGTGAAAGAGAGTTCTTTAAAATTATGTCTCCAAAACAAGGAGATATATTTGACGATTATGCTGGCAAAAGTATTAAGAGACAAGCTGAGTTAATGGAGAAATATGTTTTTCCACCTACTTTTGATTTTGTTCAAAATATTTCTGTGGACCCAATAGCTATGTATATTTTTGAATTCTCACATAAGTTTACACAAGATGATTTATCTCACATGTGGCAGAACCTATCGCCAAAAGTTGGCACCCAAGCAGAAAATGCCATGGCAACAGTCTCTCATCCGCTCTTAGCTAATCAGCTTTTAAACTTTGATTTTGCAGAAGCACAGGATGCTTTTGAAGAATCCCGTAAGCCAGCAAAGGCCGAGTTCCCAGAAAATCTCCAGTGGATGGTTTTTAAAGTTAAGCAAAGAGCAAAAACAAATTATTATGAACAGATTGCTAGCACTGAATCTGCCGTAATTCCATTTTACACTCAAAATTGGCCGTATGACTTCTTTTCTCTTATTGAGGTAGCTGAGATTGATGCTGAAGTTAATCTTAAGCCTACACAAAATAATTTAGATATGAAGACTCAACAACGCACCGCTGCTCAAGAAGCCCTGAATGAAGTGACAAGCAGGCAACAGCCGCTAGATATCGGACCAGCGGAGGACTAATAGATGAAGTTTTTTAACCCAAAAGAGGAAGTGTTAGATATAAAGATGACCCAATATGGTCGCCATTTGCTTTCAAAAGGAGAGTGGAGACCAGAGTTTTATGCATTTTTTGATGATAATGTTCTTTATGATTCGCAGTACGCTGGCACCACCGAAAATAAAAATAGCACCGAGGGTAGGATTCAAAACGAAACTCCGTTGCTAAGAACTCAACATACTTTTACCGGCCGCGACGAGTATCTATTTGACGGGGCTAACGATATCGTTGATAGAGTTAGACTAAGCACTTATGAAAAACTTAATGTTATGCCGATGTCCCTTGGCACTTCTGATTATGAGTCAACAAAAACTCCCGCCTTTCGAGCACAATTTTTAGCGGGGGAGATAAAAAGTTTAGAATATAATCTTACGGGGAGTTCTAGAACGGTGTCAGGAGTCTCGTCAACAGCCCATCAACTACAAAAAATACCCCAGTTAGAGTTTGATATTGAATATAAAATACAAATAATCGATCCAGAGTTCCCAGACGAAGAAGTGGTTCAATTTGAGGTAGACCCAGCATTAACACCGGGCACAACATATAGCGACGGAAAGCAGGTTGTTGTCGGCCCAGAACAGATAATATTTACTCTTGAAGAACTAAATGCACCATTTGATTTTAAAAACTATGATATAGAGGTTTTTGAAATAACAGATGAATTTGGTGAGAGTGGAGAGCGAATATTAAATCCACTTAATTTTGTTAAACCTCTTGAGATGGTTGAGAACAATATATTGATAGATAAAAGAGATGCCGAAATAAAGGCTGGAAGAGTAGCAGGTTCTATACCTGAAACTGATCCAACTTTTGTTAGTTACTTTTTTGATATCAATGTGGACGACGAGATATCTGAAACCATTCTATGCAAGTCAGTAAGCGAACTTAAAGCCAAAGGCAAAAGCCTATATACAGATATTGATATTAATTGTCCCGATCTCTCAATTCCTGTGCGTCAAAATATTTACGGATCCGACGCACTTGACGAAGATTGTTCAGATTATTAATGGAAAACTACTTAGATATGTGAGGTTCTAGTTTATGCGAATACAAGTCGATTTTCCAAGTATTTTTAATACGGCGCTTCCAAAAGTTTATATTAAAAGGGTGTCGTTGATGCCTACTGTTGAGGTAGGTAATAGAAATGGGGTGTCCTATGATCTAGAGGCTAACGATGGCCTCCGGACCAACAAATATGGAAAGAAAAAACCAAAAAGAACTTCTCCAAGATTTAACGCATCCGGCGAAAAAGGTAAAGCCCTAGAGGTAAAAACCGAGGTTACTATAAAAGAACGCATAAAAGAAGATGGTGACACAACTTGGTATGGCAATGACGAGTTTAGGAAGTTTTTAAAACTAAAAGTTGTGTTAGCAAAAAATAGAGGCGCCATAGAAGACCTTGAAGACGGCCGCTTTACACCTAGATTCTTGAGACGCCTCAAGGCGCGGAACTTTGTGATGGAAAAAATCATCACATTAAGAAAAGATAATACATCAATATTAAAACAAAAAATTGAAATAATAGATGGTAGAGAAGTTTATTGTACGACGTATGAAGTAAGTTTTGTCATTCCTAATTACAGGCCCCGGAACATGTCAGTTTTTGCTGCGACTTTTGTTGATCTTAGAGAATATTACTCATATAAATCACCGGGCACAAAATCTTCTCGACGTTTTTTGCAAGGCACTGCTGTGTCGCAAAAAATAATCAAAGCTGGCGATGTGATAACGGACGCAAACATTTATTTACTTCCTAACAATAAGCTTTGGGCCGGCCCTATACACTATCATGAAGGCACTGGGTACATGGCCGGCGCATTTCATTCGGCCAAACCTCACAGCACTCTTCAGCAGAGAAAAGTTCCTAATTTGGTCATCCGAGATTTTAGAATACTTGACACGGTGAGGAAGGCAAACTTTTTGCTACGTCCTGAAAGAAAAACTAGAAACAAAAAACTCGAAAATAAAAGGGCACAAGGAAATAGAAATATTACAAAAAATCTATACATATCTGAGCCCGACTATGCATTTGATGAAAAAAACGAACTTAGATTTATTTTTCATCTTGATATGCATAAATTAATAGCAGAAAAGTCCCAGTTTGGGGCTTTGTTTCGTCAAGCCGACGCAGCCGCGCAAAAACAAATTATGACGGACACAAAAATAAAAAACTTAGTTATTTTACGACGACGCGTAAGAGAGGGGTTATCTGATAAAGATATTATCATTGTTGATAACGCTGATCAAGATGAGACTGTGGCACAAAGCAGCGATGGTAAACGAAACCGGTTGAGGCCGCGAAGAACCACAAGACCCCTAAATCCTCAGTTGGTAGACTCAGAAAAAATATTAGTTGGCGGAATAAGAGAGGTAAAACTGGATGTTCCCGGCGCCGTAGGCATTAGAACTTTTACAGTTTCTGATTTTGGAATGTCAAGCAAAACTGACGGTATATTTTCATATAGTGTCGATTTTGATATACAAGATGGTACAATAACGTTTGTAAATGACCAGAAGAAAAAATTATCACAAGCTATTAATGCTTTGACAGAATATTATGATGTTGCGAAAAGGCCTGAAAATACAAATATCGCAACTGGCCTATTTACTGATGAATTTATTAAAATGATGGAAGAGCAGTATAGTATACCAGAGTTTGCATCAGTTAACATACCTAACCGCCGCCGGCGGCGCCGCATAGTTCAGTCGAGTATCGCAAAGGCGCCATGGCTAAATGCAATAGCAGTTTATACTGATGTTATGAAAAACTTAACAAATGTTCAAACAAATGACATAACACGCGCAGCTTTTCTCCTACATAGCTTAGTGGAGCCATCAAGCGGCACAGTGGGAGGGATTGAAATACTGATGTCAACGTTGCAGGCCACTCAAAGCAAGATATCTACATCCGTTATAGGCGGAAAAAATAGATCTGGTTCTCCAACACCTAACACAAATATGCAAATGGAGGACGAGGTTGATTACAATGCCAAAACTCCTGCCTTCAAAGGCAAAGCACCAAAATCAGAAATTCGACTTAAAAAGCATTTTAAAACAGTTCACGACAGTAACATACAAAATTCTGTTGGATACGATTTTCTCAACTTACGTCGTTCAAAAAACTTAGGTTTAAGAGTGCTCACTACTGAGCAGTTATCTCAAAGATTGTCATTAGAAAATCAGAAGTATTATAGTAGAAATATAACTGACGAGGCACCGGACGATGTAGCCGACAATACCACTCCAGAAGATTTTACTAGATTCATTAATTTAGAGGATGCATATTATTCATATTTGACGCCTGCTAGGGTATTATATGGAAATAAAAGGCTTAAACTAATTAATCGCGGCCGTCGCTTGTGGAATGTAAAACAATATCAGTCATTTATTTCGAACATAGAAAATTCAACACGAACAAGAGGCGGTCTTGCGTCCAAGGGTGGCCCTGCCGGCAGAACTCCAAGAACAAGCCCATACATGCCGTCATTCCCAGTATTAGATTACGGTTCAGACTATGATAGAGGAAGAGCAAAAGTACGCGCCGAACAATATGAAGTAAATTCTATTAATAGTGTTGTGGTAGCGAAGTATGGTGTTTCAATGTCTACAAAAAAAACCGAGAAACAGTTTGTTAGGTCAGAAAACAAACTAAATGGCATTGATTTGGAGGAGGCTGGAATCCTGACATCAAATCAATATCTGGGCGAAAGTTCTACTTTTGTATCAGGTGGGTTGAATGTTTTGGAAAATGTCTTAGAGAAAATTGACGATTCGCAGCAAAAAGATTTTTCTTCAGTTTCAAATATATTTATTGGCGCCTCAAGAAAAGCGAAAAAGGATAAGCTTGCTGCAAAATCAAGCCTTACAATTAAATCTTTTAGGCCCTCAGATGAAAATAACGTTATGGATCAAGAACTAGAAAAATACAATGATATGGAAAACCCAAACAGCAAAAAACAAAGGTTTATTTCTAGAATTCCAAATCAGATAAAATCTATTTTCTTAGGAGATGATCCAAGAGTTAATAAGAATTGGTTTACTTTTTTAGAGGACAAAGGTCTTGATGTATCCAGTTCCTCTAGATATACGGGATTATATTATTTTAACTACAACCATATAAACCAAATAGAAGTGTTAGTTGGTTTTAAAGAGGACAGGGATGGAAACGCACAAGTTTCTTCCCCATTATATAGGCTTATGACGAGAGAGGAATTTGATAAGATATCAAATTCAAATAGGCCGTATGTGTGCCGCATGCGTACCGCCAAGGTACCCTTTTTCAGCAAAAGTAGGAAACTTAATTTGCCAGAATACAATGAAACTTTTATTGTAGTGTCTAGAGCAAGTCAAGAAGATTTAACCGCTGATGCAGAGATGATAGAACTGCAAGACGAAGCAGCAGAAGATTTTGATTTTGAAACAGAGCAAGAGTCTATATTTGTAAGCCGCTTAACGGAATATGAAGACCTGAATACAACTGGTAGGAGAATACTTCGTAGGCTTATTCGAAGAAACACACGTTTAGGAGGATTAATGCCAGAGTTTACATCTACGGCTTTTGTGCAACAACCAGAACGCATTTCAAGAACCGGAGCAACGTTTGGGGTTGACACAGAACAACAACGTGGTCAGAACGTGTCTAACGTCACTAGCGAGGCTATTACAACCAGCCGACGCGTCCGGACCCCACGGGCCGCTCCCACTCAGGCACAAGCCCAGACAACAACAGCCGCAAGGAGAACTAGCACAATGCCTCCACGCCCACGCGTTACAACTTCGACGCCTTCTGGCGGCGGGGGAGGAGGCTACTAATGGCCAAAAAAACTACAAGATTAGCAAATCCAAGTGTTATGAATGCTCAAGATAGGTTTCGCCTGTTGTTTGGCAGGTGGACACAAAACACAGACGGAATAAGCTTTTCAGTTTTAGAAAATGATAACACGGTTCAGCTTGATAAAATATTTGATCCCGTCCCACTAGAACCAGATCTTGCTACCGGTAATGTGTCGTTAACTGATGGCACGGAAAGTTTTACGGACGCTATAACAAGTACAAGTGACGAGAACACATCTCTCTTCCGTCCCACTGAAGAGATAGAGAGGCCACTCGGCTCGGTAAGCGATAGAACAGGAAACCCAATCCCATTTAATCCATATCCAACATTAGTGCCTACACATGTGCAAACAGTAAGATTGTTAGATACTAGGGATAAGAACACCACTACTCATCAATCTTGGGTGGATATTGTTAACAATTTGTTTGATCCCACCATAGTGTACGAAGATTATGTAACTTCTTTCGATGCGCCTGCTACAAAAGAGGAAATGCTAAACATAGAAGGTAGTCCTGTATCTGCACCAGCTACAATTGATTATGTATACAATTTTAGCGACATTCCTTATGAGAGGGTCGCGGCTAATGTCACAAACCATGTTGTCTTGCCGAACTTATACTCTATGCTAGATGAAAGCACAAAAATAGGGACAACACCAGTAACAGATGATACAGATATTAATGTTCTTAGATCCCCTACTGCTAGGCAACTAAGGCGAAACATTAGAAATAGAAATCAAAGATTGGGCCTTCAAAACAAAATAGTGCCCATTGAAAATATGCCATTATTAGCTGACTATGAGGGCAGTAAGTATTTATTTCAAATGTATGTGAATATGAATATACCACTTGATAAGAATAAGAAATTTGCTGAGGTGATGAAAGACAGTACGATGGGGATCGCTTTAACAAGAGATGTTGAAGGGGTGCCAGATGTCGCATCACAGCTAAAATCTGAACCTTTTGTTTTTTCTACGCAAGTCATAGCAAAACGATCTGGAGTAGAGGAGACTAACATCTCCGAAATACAAGTTAAAACATTAAATCTTTTAGATTGGACCCTAATAGATGCTCCCTCGTATGTCACCGAAACAGACACCCTGTATGAAGCTCCTTTTACTTTCAGCTTTGTCGGCGCCGACGCAGGATCATTCCAAGAGTTAGGCAATTTTAATTCTGTTTCTACTGCGATTGCAAATAACGATGCTTTTGCACTAGCATTAGAAAATTGCTACGATGGGCTAAAAGATCTTGCGGACAACAATCGACGAACATTCCAAGACTTGATAGGCGGCAAAGAGGCATATTCTGAAATGCTCATGTACAAGGTGGAAAAGAGGCTAGGACCAGTCCAGCCAGTTTTGCAAGATCCAATACAAACATTTCATTTTATGAACTCTGCTGAAGTCGAAGAATTTTTATCAAATGAAAATCAATTTAAGTTTGTTGATACACAGGTTAAGTATGGCACCGAATACATCTACACGGTGACCGGATACAGAGCAGTCATTGGAACTCGCTACCAGTATGGTAACCCAACCACAGTCTCGGACTCGTTTGAGAATCCAAATAATCGCACTGCGTCGGTACCCGTATTTACCACCCCGATGATTAAGTTAGTAGAAGTGCCTCTTCTTTCTTCAACAGGTAGAATACTTGACAACCCACCTCTAAAACCAGAGGTAAGATTTTTTCCAGTTGTTGGCGATAGAAGTAGTATAAAAATGTTTTTCACCACATCCACAGGGATGAAAGATGTTGAGCCTATAGCGTTCTCTCAAGAAGAAGCTAGCGAGCACGCACAAATTGCCATTAATCAAAACAGGAACGATGGTAAACTAACATTTAAAACCGATGACTCAGCCTCAGCTTTTGAGATATATAGAATATCGGAGCCTCCAGTCACTATTGATGATTTTGCGGAACAGTTGTTTGCAACAGTCTTAACCAGTTCTCCAACTAGTGTTCCCCTGAATGGCTCATCAGCCACAGCTTTAGTATCACAAATTCCAAATCAAAAGTATTATTATGTATTCCGAACGGTGGACACGCACGGCCACAAATCAAATCCAAGTGCAGTTTTTGAAATAGAACTATATAATGATGGAGGGGCAGGATATCCAATCATAAGACATTATGATATGGCTTCACCTGATCCCACTACAACCACTAAATCAGCAAGGAAAATAATACAGATTATTCCAAGAATATCTCAAGTATATTTAAATGAGGCAGCATCTGGCTTGTTAAATGAAGACGGTCAAACACAGCCCGCCGGCGGAAATAGGAATATTCAACTTGGAACCGAGGACGAGCCTTTATTTGGCAAAAAATTTAAGGTGCGGATAACATCTAGATCAACCGGAAAAAAACTTGATTTAAATATTGATTTTAAGACAAAACAACTCAAGAGTTCATAGAATAAGACAAAACCTTTTTAATATACTATTTATTATGATGCCTTTAGGAGAGGAAACGAATGGCTTTTTTAGATAATTCGGGTGATATTATACTCGACGCTGTGCTGACCGATACTGGTCGAATGAGACTTGCAAGAGGAGACGGCAGTTTTAAAATTGAAAAGTTCGCCCTTGGCGACGATGAAATCAATTACGAACTTTACAATAAGAACCATTCAAGTGGTTCTGCTTATTATGATTTAGAGGTTTTGCAGTCTCCTGTCCTTGAGGCTTTTACTGATAATGCAGCCTCCATGAAGTCTAAGCTTATTTCTATTCCAAGAAATAACCTGCTATATCTCCCAGTATTGGCACTTAATGAAGTTTTTGATACAACTGCAACAGCTAAACACACCTCTGGATTTTTTCTTGTGGCGGTTGATTCTGATACACAAACTGAGCTAGAGGTTAATACTTCTGGTGAGTCTGTGGCCGGTATCCTTTTTGGCGAGGATCCGGGCGCAAATGGCAATCGTATTCGAGTAGACCAAGGTTTGAACACAACAGCGATATCTCCGGGTAAAACTATTGGACCCCTATTACTTGAAACTCAATATTTGATTGAGATAGATAACCGTCTTGGGTCTGTTTCTAACCTTAAGGGCGGTGAAGCATCACCATCATTTATTGACGACGATAACCTTGCGTCTTACTATCTTTCTAGGGGAACAGACCGAGAATTTGTAACAAACAATACAGACACTACCAACTCTGCTAATCAGATTATTAGTGGCCCGCGCGGCACTATTCTTGTTTTTAAACTCGCCGCGTCCCTAGAATTGAATACGAGTGATTATTTGTTTGATACAATCGGCACTACCGAAACTATTTCTACTTCTAAGACCGCAAGTCAAAACTTTAAGACTATTAAGTCAAACATTAGAGTCACTGGCGTGAACACCGGATACCGTATCGATATCCCCGTCAAATTCTGCAAGAAGACAACCTAAAGGATAAGGATTAACAATGGCTACGACATTTAAAGATTTTCAAAGTAACGACTTAGCGAACACAAGAACCCTTCTCCATGAGGCGATTCCTATTACAGGGTCCATTGTGTCCGGAACATACGCCGAGACTAATATTAAAACATATGGACATGGAATGTTTTCGAGCGTATATGATTATCCTTTCCTAAGTTCTTCGGCAAACCATATCTTTGATACAACTCTCGGCATCTCAGCAACATCAAGCTTGTACGCCTCGGTTACTTCACAGAAAGCTAAAAAACTTAACATCTATAATCAAATGGCTCAAACTCTTGTTGGCTATGATGATTCCGGAAACATTAAGAAGTTTGTGATCCCCGAAACAAACGCCACCATGCATGATGTTTATGTGATACCATTCAGTCGGCTTTTATCGAAGGACGAAATTAAAAAAGGCTCTTTTAGTCTTGAACTTGCCGTGAGTGGTACTTTTGGCCATGGCGGACCTTTGTTCAACAAGCGCATTCAGTTATCTGATGCATCTGGATCAGATGGTTATTACGTTGACTCTCCAGCCGGCGAATATGGAGTTTTGTTTGCGACAACCTCTGCCCCCTCGGGTATTTCACTTATTGATGGTGAAGTTTCTTCAGCCGGTACTAGGCCAAGCGTTGGGCTTGTATACTATCAGGCGGGCATCGCTATTGTTTCATCTTCGGCATTTAACACTACGAGTAGTGGTGGTATTTTGAAAGATATTGATGGTGATGATGAAACTGGTGTTGAACTAGGTAGTGGCTTGGGTCGTGTTGGATTCGCTGCCGCCACAGCATCTACAATCGCAACTATGAACACTGGCTTGAGAAATCGTATTTATAATATATCATTCAATAATACAACTGAGCTTAACTCAACGATTTATTTCTGCCGCGCAGGACATACGGACTTTAACTACAGTTCAAACCCAACTTATCTCAATGGCAGCGAGATCAGAGTTAAGACACGCCCATCAGACACACCCGTCGCATATTTTACAACAGTCGGATTGTATTCCGCAGATAACGAGTTGCTTGCGGTTGCCAAGTTGTCTGAGCCGCTTCGTAAAGACCCCACGAACGAACTAACACTCCGAGTGAGGCTTGACTACTAGGAGGTGCGAGCATGCCTCTTTATAAGTTCGGGGCCGGGGATGTATTTTACAATCAGTTAAGAACATACCCCAGTTGTTCTTTTTTGATTATGTCGGGTAGCGAAACAGGCGCCGGCACAGTTTTTTATCAGGGAAAGTCAACAGAGCCCGGCTCAATCGTTGCAAATGTTAACGGTGTTCCTGTTGGTAATATAAGCTTATTTGAGCTTAATGTTGATCGTGCCGCAACTTCTACTGGTAGAGTTATCGGTTTGTCATCATCTGTTGGTACACAAAACGTTGTGGATAACGGAACAATATATCCGTTTATAGAAAAAGGTTTGTCTAAAGTAGGCTTTAAGGGTCTTACAAGAGAACAGTTTATCAACGACTATGCCCAAGGCGACGTTATAACTGGTTCTTATTTTATGTCTGCCAGCTTAACAAGAAGAAAATACATTGCCTCCGCAGGTTTTAACGACGCTAATAGAGATGGCGCTGCTCTTAAAAACAGTCTAGATTTTGCAAAACGCCTCGGAGATCATTATGATTTCCCATCTGGATCATCTGGTACCACTACTACTATTGACATTCCATCTATATATTACGGATCAGGTATCAAGCCGGGTACTGTATCTCTCGAAGTGTATGTCACTGGAACTCTTCATACGCGATGTCGGGATTCTAGATACGATGGCGCATTGATACAAGATTTTGTGGTTGGGTCAGACCACGGCGCCTCCAGCACCCCAACTAATGGCACAGTTGTCGGTTGTATATTATATAAAGAGGGCGTTATAATACTGAACAATACTACTAGCTTCCTCGGCCCTAGCACTAGTGTCCCCAACACACCCGGCACCGGTACCGAGAGCCGATATTCAAGCCCAGATAACCAATCTATTTCATCTACTGGTAACAATTGGAATTGGACAATATTTGGAGTGGGGATTCAGAATGGTCCTAACGTGCCGAAACTCGATACTCTCTCTAATGGATGGCAGGTAGCAAAAAAAGTTTATTATAAGATTAATTTCGCAGGCACCCACAAAATCCCAACCGTCACAATGCTTGCCAACGCAAACCGAGGCGAGTTAAACTATACGAACAACCCAACTTATATTGAGTTTGGCCAAACGGCTTACAACCCAGTAACAAGTTCTACATTCTTTGGTGAGCAACAGTTAAATATCAAGAATATTCACTCTTCTTCCTATTCAGATCCTACTGGGAGCTTAAAGAAGACCACATATATTACCAAGATTGGCATTTACGATGATAAGAAAAAGCTTATCGGTGTTGCTTCTGTAGCCAAGCCAGTCAAGAAAACTGAAGATAGAGACTTGACATTTAAATTAAAGCTTGACATCTAGCATAATCGTGTTATAATATAGTATGATATTAGGTTTAGACGTTTCCACAAGCATCACCGGATACACAATCGTAGATAACGGTAATATAATCCTTAACGGTGCTTGGGACACAAGAAAATACAAAAACTTTTTTGATAAGGTCGTTCACGTTAAAGACGGTCTTGATAAGATAAGGAAAGAATATGGAACACGGATTACAGCAGTTTACATCGAACAATCACTCCAATCATTTAGATCAGGGTTTTCATCTGCCAAAACTCTCTCGACTCTTTCTCGTTTTAATGGCATCGTCTCTTGGTTGGTTTTTGATCAATACGGAATCCAGCCAGAATACATTGCGGCTACTTCTGCAAGGAAACTTTGTGGAATCAAAGTAAGCCGGGGACAAAAGGCAAAACAAGTTGTTTTAAATTTTTTACTTGACAACGAGCCTAGTTTCGTGATAGAATATACTCGTAACGGTAATCCTAAACCCGAGTCCTATGACAAAGCTGACTCGATAGTGATTGCAAGGGCGGGGGCCATATGCGAGCAGAAAAACTCAAAATAATAAAGAATGTTCTTGGACGAGGCTATCAGTCTGGTGAAGAGCATCTATTCAGTTGTCCATTTTGCGGCCATCACAAGAAGAAGATGTCTGTCAATGTGGACAAATCTGTATTCAAATGTTGGATTTGTGACAAGTCAGGCCGAGATCTAGGCTACATTGTCCGCAAGTTTGGAACCAGAGAAGATCGTGACGAATGGTCCAAGTATGATGACCGTGTTGAAATCACAGATTTTGACTTCTTATTTGCGGAGCCTGAAGCCCCTTCTGAGCAGCGCGTCTCTTTACCCGACCAACTAGTCACCTTAACAGGTAAGACGCCTTCTGTGGCCTCACAGATTGCTTTAAACTACTTATCGAAGCGTGGGATCACAAGAGACGACATTCTCAAATGGAAGATCGGGTATTGCCCTGACGGAGAGTATGCTGGTCGTGTGGTTATCCCATCATTCAACGAGAACGGCTATGCAAACTACTTTATTGCACGCTCATACGGTGATGCTTGGCCAAGATATAAGAACCCGCCAGCCTCCCGTGACATTATTTTCAATGAACTGTATGTAAACTGGGATGAAGACATAGTTATAGTAGAGGGCGTCTTTGACGCCATAAAGGCCGGTAATGCAATTCCTCTTCTTGGATCAACGCTTCGTGAATCTTCTGCTCTTTTTCAAACCATTATTAAAAGCGGCTGCTCTGTGTATCTGGCTTTGGATGAAGACGCATCCAAAAAGACGCGCTCCATCACTCGCTTACTTATGAAATATGGGGTCGAGGTTTACGAGATAGACACATCCGGTGTTGAAGATGTTGGAGAAATGACAAAAGAAGAGTTTAAGCACAGGAAAAACAACGCGGCGATTATAGAAAAAGACAACTATTTATTGCAAAGGCTTTTTGCTGTTTAGGGTCACAAAATGAAAACCACCAAATCACAGTTAAAACAAATCATTAAAGAAGAAATGTCAAATGCCCTCAAGGAGCAAGACGGTGAAGAAATAATGTCTGCCATAGAGGACGTGCCAAAGGCAGCAGAGGACATAGCAGATAAGGTGCGTGATGAGGTTGAAAAAATGGCAGAGCCATCTGGCCTCGACCCATCAGTTTTAATGCAGGCTATTGCAGCGTTGTTACAAGCAGATTAAGGGAAAATAAACAGTGAAAACCACCAAATCACAACTGAGACAAATCATTAAAGAAGAAATAAGCAGCATGCTGAACAAACCAAGAACAGCAGACCAGTTTTTAGAAATGATTAAGTCTCAGTTTAGGCGGGCGGCAACAGAAAAAACTCTTGAAATGATGGCTAAATACTATGATGCAATGGTTAAGACCGCAGCCGAAAGAGCACCGCTTCAACCCAGCGACCCAAAAGAGATCGCAGCAGAGATTGGTATTGCACAGGACAGTCCTTACCTACGGTGGGCTACTTTCCACCTAAACAAGCTTCAACAAGTACCCAGAGAGGCTTATGAAATGCTGCCCGCAAGTGACGAACTTACCGCTATGCATTACGACCGCCTCGCAGCAAAAGAGAAAAAGCGAGCAGAGCGAGAGGCAGAGTTGCGCCGCCCGCGTACACCCGAAGAGAAAAAAGCAGCAGCAATCAAATTTGGTCAAGATATGGCCGCAGGCAAATACGGCCCGCTAGATTAAGGAACAGTATTATGAAAATCACAAGATCACAACTTAAACAGATTATCAGAGAAGAGTTGGAAGAAGGCGGTCTCGCTGGGCACTACGACAAGGATCGCGACATCGCCGTATCTGACGCTCTCGTTAATGCGGTGCTTGACATGCAGGAGATGCGTGGCGATGCGTATGCTGTAAAGGTTCTTAGAGAGATGGCTAACGACATTGAAAAAGAAATGGCCGCAAAAGACGGCCCCACTATGCAAGAGGAAGTGAAAAAACAAAGTATAAAGGCAATAATCAAGCCCATTGGTCGTATGACTCGGTACATCTTGAAAACACTCAATTATGATGAAGATCGCGATGTTGACTACGGCATACCGGGGGAAGATCCGGGATTTGTAGATGATAAACAGTGGGTTGAACTTAAAAGTCTTGTTCAAACAACTCTTTCCAAGATTCCAAAGGCAGGAAGGGCCGATGCTATGTATGATGAAATTATGACCAACATTCAAAAACCTCGCCTTCATCGCACAGAGATTGCCGACTTTGCGTCTGCTTTTGATGAGTATTTTATCGGGTTAGAGGCTATGGTAAGGGATGGAGATTTAAGATGAAAATCACCAAAGAACTTTTAGAGCAAATGATTGAGGAAGCAGCATCGGAGTATGTCTATGGTGTTAAAAACCCCGGTCGTGTTGCTAATCAATACAAGATCAAAACAATCAAAAAAGTTATCTTTGAAGAGTTATCCGCAAACCTTACTGAGGACGGACACGAAGATACATCCTCAGCTATAAGAAAGTTAAAGACTTCTATTGAAGACGCAGGAGAGATCCTACAAGGTCTCCAAGCACACCACGGTGATTTACCATCTTGGTGGATGGGCAAAGTAACTATCGCTGCTGACTATCTTAACAAAGCCAGAGACTATTTCCTTGTTTCCGGTGATGTGATGCAAGAAGAAGAGTTGGACGAGCGATGCCAGAAAGGTTACAAGACCCATCCAACACGCAAAACAAAAGAGATGTACGGCAAGACTTACCGCAATTGTATTAAAGCAGAAGGCGAGGAAGTTGAAGAGCGCAAACTAAAACCGGGCGAGAAAAGAAAACTTAAACGACTTGAAAAAGAAGTTCCCAAAAAAGACTTTACTGACCAGTATGGAAAGGAAGGCGAATCTATTTATTATGCTACCTTGACTAAAATGGCGAAAAAGGATAAGAAAAAATGAAAATCACTAGAGAAAAACTAAAGCAAATCATCAAGGAAGAACTTGAGAGTGCCCTTAGTGAACAACCACGCGCCATGATCGGCGCAGGTATACCCGGCATTATGAAACGCCTTAGCCCCGTTCCGGACCATCTGGTACAAAGCTATAAAGGAAAAAAGAAAGTCTATAACACGAATAATGGAAATATTGTGGCATTAGATGATAGGGGCATTCCTTTTGTTGCATATGCTGATGAGATAGAGAAGAACCCCAATGCGGACTACCAATTCGCGATAGACACGCTTAAAAAAAATGGCTATGTAGAAGCTTCTCTAAGTGTCCCTATGTCTCCGGCAAATCTTGAAGCACTCACTCTCGGAGCTATCAAAGGGGAAGAGATCGACCGTGGCTATGTACAAAGAGCGCGCCCAAACTTTAAGAATCAGGACAAAGATATCCCCCGGATTAAACAAGTCATCGGCAAGAGAGAACTATCAGACCCAAGTATGCCTAACTGGGATCCCAGCAAAAATCAAATAGTTTACTTGGGATCACGGACACTTCGTTCCGGAGATCAGGAAATCTACTTTAAGACATCAAATACTCACAAGTATTATAAAGCATTGTCCAGATAAAGGGAATAACATTATGAAAACCACCAAACAACAACTTAGACAAATCATCAAAGAAGAGTTAGAGGTCATCCTCACAAACGAGGAGGCAGGCGAACTCTTTGGCGAGGGTGTTGAAGCAGAGTTAGAAGAAGAGTTGAACGAAGATCTGACTACTATTATGCAGAATCTTACACCTGAGAATCTTGATTTGATTGTTAGGTCTATCATTCAGGTTGGCACAACATTTGGTGTTCCGATGCTCGCCGCCGCCCTTGGTAAGTTGGGCCTTGAAGCAGCACAGGCAGCAAGAACAGCCGGCAAGGCGAAAACGATGATTGGTGATAAGGATTCCGGCAGGTTAGTTGATTTTCTGTATCATGAAATAACAGGTTATAGAGATTTTAAAGGGCAGGATAAGCAGTCACTTGAAGATGCCGAAAAAGAGTTCCCAATGGCGCCCGCCCGTCCCCCTATGCCTAAATAAAAAATAATCCTTGACAACAAGTTTGTAACAGGTTATAATATATTATATTCAAGTAAGGGGTTACTTTGAAGATAGCACATATCGCGGATACACACATCCGCAACTATAAGTATCATAGAGAGTATCGTGAGATATTCGATCTTATCTATGATAGACTGAAAACAGAGAAAGTTGACTACATTGTTCACTGCGGAGATCTCGCACACACAAAGACACAACTTTCTCCTGAATACTTTGACTTGGCGACATCGTTCTTAAAGAACCTTGCCGACATTGCGCCGACCTACATCATTCTTGGCAACCACGACGGTAACCTAAAGAATGAACACAGGCAAGACGCAATCACGCCAATCGCAAACGCACTCCGACACCCGAATCTCAACCTGTTAAAGAACGCAGGCGAGACGATTGTCGAAGGCAACATAGCGTTTAACGTTCTTTCCGTCTTTGATGAAGAGAACTGGGTGAAGCCGACAAGCGACAAACGCATTAACATTGCGCTGTATCACGGCTCTGTGTCCGGTGTTACAACCGACACAGGCTGGGTAATGACGCACGGCGACCACCCTATCACAGTCTTTGAAGGGCACGACTATGTGTTCCTCGGGGACATCCACAAAACAAACCAAATCCTCGATGACGAGGGACGTGTAAGGTATCCGGGCTCCACTGTTCAGCAGAACTTTGGTGAGACGGATGACAAAGGCTTCCTGCTCTGGAACATCCAAAGCAAAGAAGACTTTACTTGTGAACACGTTGTAATCCCAAACCCCAAGCCTTTTATAACAATAAACCTAACCCCCACTGGGCGTATGCCCAAAGGCTTGACCGTGAAGAAGGGTGCAAGATTACGACTTGTGTCTAACAATAATCTATCTCTTGAAGCGATGCGAAAGGCAGTTGATGTCGCAAAGCAACGCTTCAAGCCCGATACTATTACATTCTTAAACCGCGCAGCAGGGGAGCGTGGTAATGTTGAAGAAATCACGGACAGTATTCAACAAGACGATATGCGTAATCCACAGATCCAAGAGGAACTTATCCGCGAGTATCTAGTAGATTACCAAGCCAGCGAAGAACTGATGAAAAAGGTTCTGGACCTTAATACTCTCTACATTAAGAAGGCAGAAGAGTCCGAGGAGATCTCTAGAAACATCAAGTGGCGTATCAACGATCTACAGTGGGATAATCTGTTTAACTACGGTGAAGGCAATAGAATTGATTTTAATAAACTAAACGGAACAGTTGGTATCTTCGGTAAGAACTACTCCGGTAAATCCAGTGTGGTGGACAGCTTATTATATACTTTGTACAACACAACGTCTAAGAATGAGCGTAAGAATGTCAACATTATTAATCAAAACAAGGACGAAGGCTCTGGCGAGGTTGTAATTACTATTGGCGATGAGCAGTATTACGTCCGTCGCGGCTCGTCAAAATACACAAAACGACTCAAGGGTGTGGAAACTCTTGAAGCCAAAACTGATCTTGACTTCTTCAAGGTCGGCCCAGACGGAGAAAAGGTAAGTTTAAATGGCCTCACAAGAAACGACACAGACAAAAACATCAGAAAGGTATTCGGAACTCTTGATGACTTCCTTCTCACTAGTTTGTCTAGCCAGTTGGATAGTCTTTCCTTTATTAGGGAAGGTAGCACAAAACGGAAGGAAATCTTGGCAAAGTTTCTCGACTTGGAAATCTTCGAGAAAAAGTTCAGACTAGCGAAGGAAGATGCATCTGATATGCGAGGTGCTTTGAAGCGCCTTGAAGGACGCGACTATGATACAGAGATCGAAGAAGCAGAACAAGAGCACACTCAATGTGAAGAGGAGTTGGATGACCAAAAGGTTAAGTGCGCCGACTTAAGGCAAGAAGTTATTGATCTTAGAGACAACATTACAGAGATAGAAGGTAAGATTGCATCTATCCCTGCTGAGATGATTGATATTGCAAAAGTCAAAATAGATATTAGACAAAGGCGTCTGGACCTCACCTCGGCACAAAAAGATCTTGAACAAGACAAGAAAACACTCAAAGATAAAAAGAAACTTACCAAAGATATTGATAAGTTCTTGGCAGGTTATGACGTTACAGATCTTGGCGATAAAGAAAAGAGGTGCGATCAGCTAGGCTTTGAGATAATGGATTTGGACAGAGAAATGATCCAGATCGTGAAAAAAGCTGCATCTCTCGACGATCCCGGCTTCTTGCGTGGTTGCAAGTGTTTGCACGAAGCAGAAGAAGCTTTAGCACAGAAGCCAGACCTTGAACAAAAAATCGAAGAACTTTCTCAGGAACTTGAAGGGCTTGATGTTGAATCTGTCAAGAAAAGCCTTGAGCAGTATCGTTCGCTAGCAGATAAAAAGAACCAAACGACGAGAGATATCACAACCACAGAACTTGCTATTGCTCGTAACCAGAATACGATCAATCGTCTGGCCACAGAGTTGTCTAATCTAAAAGACAAAGAAACATCTTATGAAGACAACCGTGAAGCTATTGAAAACTTGGAAGCACTCCTGACTGAGAAAGACGGCTTAGACGCAGATATATCTATTAAGGAAGGTAAGCTAGAGGCTTGCAAAGATAAAATTGTTGATTACCACAGAAGAGTTGGCTCGTTAGAGCAAAAAGTTATCAACATTAAGGATCAGAAGAACGACTATCTTGAGCTACGCGAACAGTTCGCAGCCTACGATCTTTACATGCGTTGTATGCACCCTAACGGTATCGCATACGATGTTATCAAGAAGAAGCTTCCAGTTATCAACCAAGAGATAGCAAAGGTTCTTACAAACCTAACAAACTTTGAAGTCCTTTTTGAAGAGGATGGAAATAAGCTTGATATCTTTATCAAGCACCCGAAGCATGACCCTCGTCCACTCTCTATGGCTTCGGGAGCAGAGAAGACAATGGCCGCAATGGCTATCCGTCTTGCTTTCCTTGCAGTGTCAAACCTGCCTACAAGCGACATTATGGTGCTTGATGAACCGGGGACAGCATTGGATGAGGAGCACTTACAAGCATTTACCCAACTTTTGGACATGATTAAGGTGCATTTCAAGACAACACTTTTGATTTCCCATTTGGATTCTTTGAAAGATGTTGTTGATTTAACACTTGACATTTCCAAAAAAGAAGGTTATGCTTATATAAACCAATAACTATTTATTACATTGGAGGAAATATGAATATGATTAAGGGAGCAGTCGATAAGACTTTGGAAAAGGTTGTATCGCGCAAGCTACTTGTCTGGGCAACTGCAACCGGCCTTGCGGCTGGTGGCTTTTTGACTAGCGGAGACTGGGTTGTCATCTCTTCGTTATACCTCGGTGGCCAAGCTGTCATCGATGCCGTTGTTAAGCTTAAGAGCGTATAATGCGAAGCCTTATGAGATTCATAAGCACCTACTGGAAGGAGATCGCTCTGGCGGGACTGCTATTTGCGGTCTCCTTCTTTTGGTGGCAAGACCACAAGGGTCTTGTTGATGCATACGACGCGTCCGTAGAAAGCTACGAGACAAGACTAAAAGAACTAAAAAAGAGCCACCAACGCGAGACTGAGCGTAAGGAAAAGGCTCTGGAAGATTACAAAGCAAAGCTGGAGGAACTAGAAATGGAATACACAGAGTACCAGCAAGCAGTAGCAGAGGCAAAAGAAGAACGAGTACGAGACTTCGTTACACTACGACAAAGCAATCCAGATCAACTGATCGTGGAGATTGAGGCAAAGTTTGGTTTTGAACACGTTGATTAAAACATTGTTTTTATTTCTCTTGATGATCCCCGTAGCTTACGGTGGCGATGGTAAGTTTACCCTCGTTCCGCAAGGCGGGGTTGTCCCATTTGAAGCAACCTGTTTTGACACCGAGGCTACAGCCAAACTATTAACTTGGAAAGAGTTTCTGGCAGAGGAAGCTAAGACTCAATGTGAGTTTGAGAAGCGAGCCTTAGTGCTAGACTCAGAGTTAGTCATTAAAAATATGCAGATTACACTTGATGAGACACAGGTTCGCTATCAGGTAGAGATTGATACGAGGGACGAAGAGATCGAATCCCTTAGAGACATTATCAAGAAAAACAAAAAACTAAATATACCCGTAGTCGTTGCAACCAGCGTGGCCGTTGGTTTTGGAGTTGGCTTCGGCACTTATCATTTTGCGAGCCGGTAATGAAAAAAGATTTAGATTTAAATGACATTGCTAAGTTTGAAAAAGCGATCGCAAAGAAATACGGTCCAGAGGCCATAGAGAACCCAAGGAAACATTGGAACGATGAAAAGGAAAAGTCTTATCAAGACCAGATTAAAAAGCTTGCCGAAAAAGAGCTTGCATTCGAAGAAAAGGACGATAAAGTAGAACAAGACGGCTTTTTAATCTCTAAAAAACTACTTAATAAAGACGCAACTAGGAGATCTTGTCCAGTTTGTAAAACATATTCTTTTAAAATAAAAGATGATGTTTACATGAATAAGTTTGAATGTTGTGAAAAATGTTATGTACAGTGGGTTGAAAACCGAGAGGAACGCTGGTTGTCAGGCTGGCGTCCCAAAAAGCAGGAGAAAAATTAATGGCTACAACAATGGAAATCGTTCAAGGTATCTCGCAAGTAATGGCAAACAGTTACGATGGAGCCCTTGACGAAAATGGTGAGCCTATCAAGGTTGGCCTCAAAAGAGAGGAGGGTCACCCAATTTTAGACTCTCGCGTCATGGACGGGTTTAAAATTTCTTTTCATGGCAACAAACTTTGTATCCACTATCATGCTGAAATTAAACTTAAAGATGTTTATGCGAATGGATTTGAGTCTGACTTGGAGCAAATGATTGAAGACATCGCTTCCTTTGTCAAGAAAGAATATAGAAAGGTTACTGGCAGTTCGTTAACTCTGACTAAAGATGGGGAAATGGATGCACTTGTGCAAAACACATCTAGAGTCCGCACTTTTGTCCAAGCCAAATGTTTCTATATCATTGGCGGATTAGATGATAGTACCGAGGGTATTAGCGATCCATCCGAAGATAAGCTTGAAGACAACTTCCGCAAGTTTTTAGAACAGGACGCTGGCGATAAGAAGGCCAAAAATGACAAGCGCAAAGCACCTACCCCCGGCCAGCCCGTTTACGCAGGCAAGGGCAAAGTCCACGCTAGAAAGGATGTAAATAGCACTTACAAGGCTGAGTAATGCCAGCGGGTCTATCCAAAAAAGAAACTGTCAAAGAGATAGTTAAGTGCGGTAAAGACCCGTCTTACTTTATCAACAACTATGCTAGAATCTCGCATCCCCTGAAAGGTTTGATACCATTTAAGACGTATCCCTTTCAGGATGAGTTGCTTGTAGATTTTAACGACTACCGCTTTAATGTTATTCTTAAAGCTAGACAGTTGGGCATCTCAACTATCACAGCCGCATACATTGTGTGGCTTTTGCTATTTTATCGAGACAAGAATGTCTTGGTTATTGCAACTAAGTTCCAGACTGCTGCAAACTTGGTCAAGAAAGTCAAAAACATTATGCAGAATGTTCCCCCTTGGCTACGCATCGCAGACATTAAGATTGATAACCGCACGTCGTTCGTCCTGACTAACGGCTCCGAAGTTAAGGCTGCTTCTACATCTGGTGATGCTGGTCGTTCGGAAGCTTTGTCCCTTCTCGTTATTGACGAGGCCGCACACGTTGATGGGTTAGAAGAGTTGTGGACCGGCTTGTATCCTACGCTATCTACTGGTGGTCGCTGCATTGCTCTATCTACACCAAACGGTGTTGGCAACTGGTTCCACAAAACCTATATTGAAGCCGAGCAAAATGTAAACGACTTTCATCCTACCAACTTACCGTGGAATGTTCACCCTGACCGTGACGATGAGTGGTTTGAAAAAGAGACAAGAAATATGTCTCGTAGACAAATTGCCCAAGAGCTAGAGTGCAACTTCAACGCTTCGGGCGAAACTGTCATACATCCGGAAGACTTAGAAAGACTAGTATTCGGCGCTACAGAGCCGATGTATAGAACCGGCTTCGATCGTAACTTGTGGCTTTGGGAGCAATACAACCCAGAGGCCACATACATGATGTCCGCAGACGTTGCCCGTGGAGATGGGGCAGATTTTTCTGTTTTCCACATAGTTAAATTAGAAACTATGGAGGTCATAGGTGAATATCGTGGCAAACCAAACCTTGAGGAATTTGCTTCTATTCTTGATTCCACAGGTAGAGAATTTGGCAATTGTCTGCTGGTGGTTGAGAATAACAGTCTAGGAATATCAATCCTAGAGAAGCTGCAAGACAGAGAATACCCCAATCTTTATCACTCGATAAAGGGTACTCATGAGTACATTGATCAGTTACGAGCAGAATCAATCAACAATTCAGTTCCCGGTTTTACTACTTCATCCAAGACTCGTCCACTTATCGTGGCGAAAATGGAGGAATTCATACGAAATAAACTAATTACAATATATTCTTCACGCATAGTAGACGAGTTTAAGACATTTATATGGAATAACAACAAGGCACAGGCTATGAGAAGTTATCACGATGACTTAGTTATGGCATTGGCAATCGCTTGTTGGGTTAGAGACACAGCCTTAGAGGTTAGCAAGAAAGACATAGAGTACAGAAGGGCTATGATGGATTCAATGAGGCTCAACACAAGACAAATCAAGACTACAATACCGGGAATGGAAGGGCACCAACAAGGCGTGTGGAGCGAAAAGGCTAAGAAAGAAATGCAACAACACAAAGATTTTATTTGGCTTATTAAGGGATAGATAAATGGCAGATCAAAATAGAAACCCAAGAAACCCAAGATCAGAATTGTTTAAGGCTCTGACTAGAGTTTTCTCTGGTCCACTAACAACTAGAAGAACACAGACCGGCCGTAGACTGAGAAGGTATCAACTGGACAAATTCCAGAGTAGATTTACTTCTGCTAGTGGTCAGTCTTTTAAAACCGCTCGTTCATATAATGCATACAATATGCAACTGGGGATTATGAACCAACACAACCGCACCGAGAGGTATGTTGATTTTGACCAGATGGAGTACACTCCAGAGATAGCGTCAGCCCTTGATATTTATGCTGATGAGATGACCACGCATTCCTCGTTACAGCCAATGCTTAATATTAAATGTTCGAATGAAGAAATTAAAGCGGTCCTTGATTCCTTGTATCACAATATTTTAAATATCGATCACAATCTTTTCGGCTGGTGTCGCTCTATGTGCAAGTATGGGGATTTCTTCCTGTATCTTGACATAGATGAGAAGTTCGGTATTAAGACCGGCATTGGACTGCCTTCTAGGGAGGTGGAGCGCCTCGAAGGTGAGGACGAGACAAATCCAAACTATGTCCAGTACCAGTGGAACACAGCGGGTATAACTTTGGAAAATTGGCAAATGGCCCACTTCCGAATCCTTGGGAACGACAAGTATGCACCATATGGAACGTCTGTTTTAGAACCTGCCCGTCGCATCTTTCGTCAACTAATTCTTTTGGAAGATGCTATGATGGCATACCGTATTGTTCGCTCTCCGGAGCGCCGAGTAATAAAAATTGATGTTGGCCAGATCCCTCCTAATGAAGTAGAGCAGTATGTTCAAAAAGTCATCACATCAATGAAACGAAACTCTGTTGTTGACGAAAACACAGGCCGAGTTGATCTTCGATACAACCCTCTGTCTATTGAGGAAGATTATTACATCCCCGTTCGCGGAGAATCAAAAACAGAAATTACATCTTTACCCGGTGGAACATTTACCGGTGACATCGACGACGTTAAATACCTCAGAGACAAACTATTCTCTGCTCTTAAAATTCCTGCTTCCTATCTAACAAATGCTGAAGGTGCTGAGGAGGATAAAACAACGCTTGCCCAGAAAGATATTCGTTTCGCCAGAACAATTCAGAGACTACAGAGAGTTGTGGTGTCTGAGCTAGAAAAAATTGGTATTATCCATCTTTACACTTTAGGATTTAGAGACGAAGATTTGTTAAATTTTGAGCTTGCACTTAATAATCCGTCCAAAATCTCGGAATTACAAGAGCTAGAGCACTGGGATAAAAAGTTTGCAGTCGCGGGCGCAGCCACAGAAGGCTTCTTCTCACGCCGTTGGGTCGCCGAGCATCTATTCTGTATGTCCCACGAAGAGTTTGAAAGAAACCAAAGAGAAATCTTCTACGATCGTAAGTTTGATGCTTCGCTTGCAGCCGTTGCAGAGGCGATGCAAGAAGAGGCAGCAGGAGCAGGCCTTGGTGATCTTGGAGGCGATGAAGGCCTTGGAGATCTTGGGGATCTTGGCGATGAGGACCTTGGTGGCGATCTCGAAGATCTCGGCGGTGATGAGCCCGCAGCAGAGGAGCCAGCAGAACCTGAGATTGGTGATGACCCACTCTTAGCCGCCCCCGGTCGAAGAGAAGATGATGGTTATACGACCCCCGGATCCAAAGGTAAGGTTTATTATCCTGTTAAGAAAGGACGCGACAACAGGGCAAAAGGTGCCATGAAGCGTCACCGTTCATCTGTAGCAGGTACAAATATGGATCCTCGCAAGACTTTCCCCGGTAAGAGTGGTTATGGAGGCTTAGATTCCTTAGCCAAGGGGATGTTTGAATCGAAAGAAACTAATTATGATAATGGTTTTAGAACCGAGGAAGAAAAGATACATAATACTAACTTTGAAGTCAAAAGACTATTGGAAAGTTTAGGTAACTCAACGGAGATTAGCAATGAAACTAAGGCACAATAAGAAAAGAAATACTGCTTTCTTGTATGAGGCGCTTGTTAAAGAGTTGACGAAGGCCATCGTTAATAAAGATATAAAAAAGAAAAACGCTTTAGTTTCCACGCTGAAAGAAAATTTCTCTACTGGGCAAGTTCTTCAAAAAGAGTTGGAACTGATTAGAACTTTGTCCGAGACCAAGAGAGTAGATATGTTCACAGCAGAGCGGTTGTTATCAGAATCGGTTTCTCGTTACTCCAAATTGGACGCAGACAAAATTTTTGAAGCACAGTCTAGACTTATAGAAAATATTAATAAAAACTTTGGTAAAGAAGTTTATAGCAATTTTGTACCAAACTACAAGCACCTCGCTACTATCTGGCAATTGTTTACACAAAATACTTCTGTAAAAGAAAAAGTTCTTTTAGAGAAAGCCTTAGTTTTTTCTATGACTACAAAAGGTAAAGAACCCGTTAAGGCAAAACAAATGCCCCATGTTGACAAGCTAGTGTTTAAAACTGTTATTGAAAATTTTAACAAGTCTTATGATGGTGAACTTTTAACAGAACAAAAACAATTATTAAATAACTATATTGTCTCGTTCGGCGCAAATGAAGTGGAATTCAAAGTATACCTTAATGAAGAGCTTGGAAGGCTAAAAAACGAAATATCTTTACTTAAAGAAAAAGAAATAATGCTTGAAAATAAAGACCTTTTTAGCAAGTTAGGAGACGTTAGAGTAACGCTTGATAAATTTCAAACTGAAAAAATTAATCCCACAATGCTAGAAAAAATTATGCAGGTGCAAAAACTTGTGAAGGAATGTTCTGAATAATGGCTATCAAGATCACCGTTGGCTCCAAGCGACCACCAGAACCTAAAAAGCCGAACCCAATAGCAACGGTTGAACTTCAAATAAGAAGAACTGCTAATGGTGATTATTATATTTCTGATCATGCTGATATTGACATCATAATAATGGCAAACAAAGTTTTGGCCATTGCAAAAGATGTTATGTCAGAAATGGTATACGGTGCCCAAGACAGGCTATTCTCTTTTCTGGTAAAAAAGGGTCTTATCTCGGCCGAATCTATACAGGGTGGTTCCGTATATGGCTCTATGGAAGGTGCTTTACTACCATCTGACGAAATAAACGTCATCAATTTGACCATACTTAATATTTCAAAGTACATAGACGAAGAGCGTCCATACTTTGAGTTTGTTGAAAAGTTTGATGAAATGGAAACGGAGTACTTCACAGAGCCTGACGAAGAAGATTCAACTGAGCTTGGAGAAGTCCCACAAGAAGTTGAAAAGGGTACCTTGCGACCCGGTTACAGCTACGGCCCGTATTGGCAATCTTATACCTATGAGTAGAGGTTAAAATGGAATTATTGTGGTTTGCGCTCGCTTGCTACGGCTTGACTTATCTTGTCGTGTATGCGAGCATTTTTAATAGAATCCGACCAAGCAGAGAATGGCTTGGTGGTTTTGGCAAGTTATTTAACTGCACCCTGTGCTTTGGCTTCCACGCAGGCTGGTTTTTGTTTGTCATAAACCGTTGGACAGAACTATTTACTTTTGACTATACTATCGCAAACTTTTTTATTTGTGGTTGGGTAGGTGCTGGAGTTTCTTACATTCTTTCAATGATTGTTGGTGACGAAGGTATTCGGATAACAAAGGAGTAAACAATGCGACGTAGAAACATACCAGAGGTTCGACGCTGCTGTAGCGGCTCTTAACTCGGGCGGGTCGCGCCCGCCAACGTCAATTGGAGATAACTATGGGAAAATCACTTTTACGAGAATATTACGCACTTTGTGATGGTGGCGTCTGTCAAGACTTACTGACTGAAGAAGAAAAGAAGTTGATGTCCGCCGGCAAGAAGTTTTACATGACCGGCTGCATGCAGAAGTTTGATACACCAAACGGAAACGGTCGCGTTTATTCCAAAGAGATCCTCCAACGCGAAGTAGAAAACTATTGGAAACTTGTCAAGGAGCGTAGAGCACTTGGTGAGTTAGACCATCCCGATGACTCTGTTATTAACTTAAAGAATGCATCTCACCTTGTAACAGACATGTGGTGGGACGGCCCCGCTCTTATGGGCAAGGTCGAGGTTCTAGATACACCATCAGGCAACATTTTAAAACAACTGGCTAACTCTGGTGTCACACTTGGCATTTCATCCCGTGGCCTTGGGTCAGTCAAAGAGGTTCGCGGAACTACAATGGTCGAAGACGATTTTCAACTTATCTGCTTTGATTTCGTCTCGGAACCATCTACTCCCGGTGCTTTCATGCATTCCGATAAAAGAATGCGAGAACACAAAGAACCAAATATTTTTACAAAAGCAGATAAGATAAACAGAATCTTAAATAATATTTTGAGAGATTGAGATGAAAAGAACAGAACTTAAAAAATTAATAAAGCCATTAGTAAAAGAATGTGTCCAAGAGACGATTTTAAATGATGGTCTTTTATCAAATATAGTCTCTGAGGTAATGCAAGGAATGGGAAACCAGTTCCTCGTAGAAAATAAAGAACAGGTTGTTCCCACAATGTCTAACGAAAACAGTGTACAACTAGAACAACTAAAAGAAAGACAACAAGAGACTAGAAAACGATTGCTTGATGAAATAGGTCACGATGCTTACAATGGTGTTGACCTTTTTGAAGGCACGACGCCTATTAGAGATAGCGGGCAACCCTCCGCGACGGCTCAAGCGAACCCAATGTTTGGTCAGGATCCTGACGATGCAGGCGTGGACATTTCATCGATCGTCGCATTAGGTGGAAAAAACTGGAAAGCTTTAGCGAGTAACTAACTATTTAAAGGAAGAGAGGAAAAACAATGGCAACAGATCCCAAAACAGGACAGCAAATATTTGGTGGCTCTTATGGTGTAGGATTCAACAACGTCGGAAGCTATCAGGCCAGCGCCAAACCATATATTCAGACAGAACTTGTAGTGCCAGCATCTTCTAGTAACGCAGGCACTGCACTCGAAGTCGCGTTCCCGAAAGTGACAAAATTTATAACTGTACGAAATGATGGTACAGCATCGGAAGAAATTAGGCTTGCTTTTGCATCTGGCGGACTTGGAGTCAATAAGCTTGGGGCGACATCTGGTAACAACTACATCAAAATCGCACAATCTGCATCATTCTCAGCAGACTTTAGGGTTACAAAACTTTATCTAATGTCAGAGGATGGCCACACTCCAAACGCCACCGTCATTGCCGGCTTAACCCAAATAGATGCTACGCGACTTCCAGACTCTTGGAAGGGCGATAATGGTGTTGGCGATTAACACAAAGAGGAACAATGAGCTACCATAATAGAAGAGGCAATCGAGGACGCAATCCAAAAAAGTTTTATTATAAGACAAGACGACCTGCCCACGTTGCTACCTACGCCAAAGAAGGCGAACATCCAGAACGCACTATAAAACGTTTCCTTAAGAAGTGTAAGAAGGAAAAAATCATAGAGCAAGTAAGAAAATACGATTATTACGAAAAGCCATCTGTTAAGCGAAAACGAGCTAGATCTAGACGCAAAGCGGTTCTAAAAAAGCTAAATGAGCAAAACAAGAAGACATAAAGGTTTTTCTACAAATAGGGTACTATTTATTTATGACAAAATAAGTGTTTCCAACACGAGGATTAAGGTATGCCAACACTCTTAGAACAAGCTATTATTGATGCACAAGAACTTAGAGACGCCGCGCTAAAGAACGCCGAGTCTACTATTCTAGAAAAGTATAACAACGAAGTGAAGAATGTTGTTGAAACCCTCTTGGAGCAGGAAGAGGAAATGATGGGGGCTATGGAAGAACCTGCCTTCGCCGCTGCCGAAGAAGAGGAAATGTGTCCTTGCCCGGACAAGGAAGAGGAAGAGACCGTAATGTTCAGTCTTGATGACCTAAAAGCCATGGCTGATGAACTTGACGGTGATGCTCTTGGGACTCCCGAGGATCAAGAAGATCTTATGACTGATCTTGGAATGGAGCCCGAAGAAGAGGAAGACACACTTCCCCTTCAAGAAGATCTTCAGTTGGTTGAAGAAGAAGTTGAACTCGATGAAGCTACAATCAAAGAACTTGTTGAAGAATTGGTTGTTGATGTTGTGCCTACCAAGAGTGGCTGGCTAGCAACTCCTCAAGGCGAGATGCAATATGCAGAAGAATTAGAATTGGCTAGACTGGCTAGCACAGAGGCCCAAGAGCAGATTAAAGCTCTTAAGGATGCCCGTGACCGTCTAACCATCACAAACGAATCTTTGACAAGCGACAATAAGAAGCTTGTTGAGGGCATCTTAGCATTGAAAGAGAAGGTTGAACAAACCCTCTTGGAAAATGCGAAACTACTCTATATGAATCAGGCATTGAATAGTGCCTCCCTGAATGAGCGACAAAAGTCAAACGTTGTCGAGTCTATTCGCAAGGCTGATTCTGTTGAAGAGGCGAAGGTAATATTTGAAACCCTTCAAAGCGCAGCGGGCGATTCTACTCGTAGAAAGCCAAAATCGTTGAGCGAAGCAATCAGTAGACCTTCATCGACATTGCCAAGACGAAGAAAAGAAAGAGCACAAGGGGAAACCATTGTGAAGGATCGATTCCAAAGATTGGCAGGACTTAAATGACAGAATAATCCAATAAATTTAATAAAAGGAGGTGATTAAAAATGTCAGTATTAAATAAATTAACTGAAGGAATCGTTAACCGCGATCTCCGTCAGGAAGGCGATGCTCTTATCTCCAAGTGGGAAAAGACCGGACTCCTCGAAGGCCTCAATAACGATGTCACGAAGAACGGTATGGCTCGTCTCCTTGAAAACCAAGCCAAGCAGCTTCTGAAAGAGGCTTCTTCTATGGCAGCAGGCGATGTGGAAGGTTTTGCTTCCGTCGCTTTCCCGCTCGTTCGCCGCGTGTTCGGTGGTCTTTTGGCCAACGATCTCGTTAGCGTTCAGCCGATGAGTCTCCCAAGTGGTCTCATCTTCTTCCTCGATTTCACTTACGAGGCTGGTAAGCTCGGCCTCGCCGCCGGCGAATCCGTCTACGGTGGTGGAGTTGTTGGTAAGGGCATCCAAACGGGTGTCACAGACATCACCGAAGAGGGTGGTGGCCTGTATAACTTGCAGAATGGTTACTCGCAAGTAAGTGCTTCGACAACTGTTGCAACTACCATTGTTGCTTCTGGTAACGTCGGTGTGGGTGGTATTCCCGAGTTTGGTGATACAACTGTTTCTGGCTTTACTGCTGGTTATGACCTTGCTCGTCTTCTGAAGTTCGACGTGGACCTTGTGTCTGGTTCGGCTTTCGCAGCAGCAACAGTGCCATTGGCTACACTCACAGCAGCAGGCGTGCGATTCAACGAGGATGACTTTGTTGATATCAAGCTTGCCGACCAAAGCATTGACGGTGGTCTCGGTACTCTTACTGATGGTCTTCAAGTTCGTCGCTTGACCCAGCTTGACCCAACTGAGAATGCAGCTTCGGCAACTAGGCTTCTGTTTGTTGTCGCCGCAACTGGTTCGGAAACAACCGCGCAGATGACGACCTCGCTCAACGCTGTTGATCTTGCACTTCACACCATCGTGGATGACTTCATCGCTGGCGGCGCCATCGGTGCTGTTGTTGGTGATGATACTTGGGGTCTTGAAGAGCCTCAGTTCGGTACCGGCAATGCTGGTTCTACGACGGCTAAGAACGAGATCCCCGAGATCGACATCAAGGTGGACTCGATTGCTGTTACGGCACAAACCCGTAAGCTGAAAGCTAAGTGGTCGCCGGAACTTGGTCAGGACTTGAACGCCTACCACAACCTTGATGCCGAGGTTGAGTTGACTAGTGTTCTCTCTGAGCAGATTGCTCTTGAGATCGACCGTGAGATCGTTTCTGATCTTATTAACGGTGCAACTGCTGGTACGTTCTATTGGTCGCGCTCTCCGGGCATGTTCCTGAACCGCACAACCGGTGCAGAGATTGGCGCTTCAACCGCCGCTCCTGACTTCACTGGTACGGTTTCCGAATGGTACGAGACCCTTATCGAGACTGTTAATGATGTCTCGGCACAGATCCACCGCAAGACTCTGCGGGGTGGAGCTAACTTCATCGTGACCTCACCTGAAGTTGCTAACATCCTTGAGTTCACCGCTGGTTTCCGTGCAAGCGTCACCGCTGATGCTGATCGTGGCACCGCAGGTGCTGTGAACGTTGGTGCTATCTCGAAGAAGTTCGACGTGTACGTCGATCCTTACTTCCCTCGCAACGTGCTGCTTGTCGGCCGTAAGGGTGGTAGCTTCCTTGAGTCGGGCTATGTTTACGCTCCGTATGTGCCGTTACAGGTCACGCCGACTATCTTCGGTACCGAGGACTTCATCCCCCGCAAGGGCGTGATGACTCGCTACGCTAAGAAGATGGTCCGTCCTGATATGTACGGTCTGGTCATCTGTCGTGGCCTTCTCGGTGAGTCTGGCGCTTAGTAGCTAGCCAGCCTTTCTAAGACTATACCCCGCTATCTTCGGATAGCGGGGTTTTTGTTTATATACAAACTATTTATTATTAGGAGGAATGTAAAATGCACATTCGTAAAAGAAAGTGGCTTAGAGCCCAAGCAATCAAGAAAGCTGAAGCATCCCAATCGGTCGCCCCAGCCCCAGCCCCAGCACCAGTGGAGGCCCCAGCCCCAGCCCCAGCACCGGCTAAGAAGGCCAAAGCTACAAAAACTAAAAAAGCTACAAAAAAAACCATTAAGTAGAGGGAGAACTTTAAATGGCAGTGCCTACACTAACGCCTGTTAGTACAACAAGCAAAGTAATATTAACTTCTACAGGTAGCACGACTACCGTAGGCAATGGTGCAGGCTCAACCACTCATTATCCTTTTGGCATGTATGTCACAACAACATCTGCCTTATATGATACAAACTTTATTTCAGGAGCAGCCGATCAAGTCGCGTATACATACAAGAAGCTTGGCGGTGATGTGCTTGATATTGAACTAACAGTTGGGAATGTGTATGCGGCATATGAAGAGTCAGTGCTAGAGTACACTTATCATGTTAATAAACATCAGGCAAAAAATGTTCTTGGTAGCTTGTTAGGCTTTGCAACTGGCACATTTGATCATGATGGTCAGATGACTGGAGGCGATGCATCCGGATCTGCTGTTAACCTTGCGTTTCCAAAATTTAAAGTGGAATATGCTCGTAAGGTTGGCGAGGGCTTCGCGGAAGAGGCAGGCATTGGTGGTGATAATACTTTTTACTCGGCATCATTTGCATTAACTGCCGGCGTGCAAGACTATGATTTACAGGCTATTATATCAAAGTCTGCCGCTGATAATTACGATCAAGCCGAAGCCGGCGGTCCAGTGCCATACGCTGACCTAGTTGGTAACAGAAAAGTAAAGATACAACGAGTATTTTACAAAACACCGGGCGCAATGTGGAGATTTTACGGCTACTATGGTGGGTTAAATGTTGTTGGTAACTTAAATTACTATGGCCAATACTCTGATGATACTACTTTTGAGATTGTCCCCGTATGGCAGAATAAACTTCAATCTATGGCCTATGAAGACCACTTATTTACCAGATTGTCTCACTATTCATATGAATTGTTTAATAATAAATTAAGAATTTTTCCTATTCCTCACGGCTTTGTTCCATTCATGCATGTCCAATTTACCATTGATAGCCAGCCATGGACCGAAGACGCTGACAGGAAGAATGGTACAGATGGTATTAACAACATGAGTACGTTGCCATTCGATAACATACCGTATGAGAATATTAACGCTATCGGCAAGCATTGGATCCGCCGCTATGCTCTTTCGCTCTGCAAAGAGATGTTAGGTCAAATTCGTGGCAAGTTCGGTGGCGGTATCCCGATCCCCGGTGATAATGTTACACTTAACTCAGGTGATTTGCTTTCGCAAGCAAAAGAAGAACAAGACTATCTCAAGGAAGAATTAAAAACTATTCTGGATGAAATGACGTACAAAGCACTTGCACAACAAGACGCTGAAAAGATCGAAGCTATAGATAAGGTGAATGGTGGTATTCCATTAATGATTTATCAGGGGTAAGTAAATGTCAAATGAAAACAAATGGTCACAGCCTGATGCTCCACCCCCTCCCTTGTTCACAGGTAAAAAAGAAAGAGATCTTGTAAAACAAGTCAATGATGAGCTTATTGAGCGCGTCATAGGCCAAACCATCGCCTATTATCCAATAGACACACAAACAACAAACTTTCATTCTCTTTATGGAGAAGCTATCCACAAGAACTTTTTGCCTCCAATCAGAGTTCAGGCCCTAGTCGAGTTTGAGGGGATAAATACAAAGTTTGAAAACAGTATTGGCTTAGACAAAGAAACTAATATTACAGTTCATTTTCATAAACGTCGCCTAACCGAAGATCAAGACCTTTTTGTGCGAGAAGGTGACTTTGTAGCATACGGAAAGTTTTTCTACGAGATAGTTAGTTTATCGGAACCAAGACCACTCTATGGTCAAGTAGATCATCTTTTAGAGATTTCTGCTAAATGTATCCGAGCACGGGAGGATTTATTCGATGCCAGCTAAAAAGCCCGACTACTCGTTCACAGACTTGCCAGATCACGGTGATGTATTGAAAGATTTAACTTTCATGCCCTCTACTGCTGAAAACATTGATCAGGCCATATTTAAATTTATCAATGAAGAGCTTGATTTATTTACAACCACAAATAAAGGCAGAAAAAAGGTTCCTATTATTTGGGTTTCTGCCGAACGTGCTCATCAAATAAAAAACAATCGAGACCTAAGAGACAATAATGGTGTGTTAAAGCTACCACTTATTACAATTGAAAGAACGGGCCTAACAAAAGACCCAGCCTTCAAAGGCACTTGGCAAGCGCATATGCCAGACTTCGGAAAAACATATCACAAAGTTAGAAGAGTTAATGTCCCGGCAGCAAGAAAAATAAACCATGAGAAGACATCAAACTTTGCGAATGCTTTTTCGGGCAGAAGATCAGGGGTTAATAACAATGTTGGCATTGGCCAACAAAACTTTCCAGCCCAACCTAATAGGAAAAATCCAACTGTGCTAGAAACAATATACTTGCCAATACCAATCTGGGTTAACGCAACATATTCCCTAAAGCTAAGAACTCAATACATACAACAAATGAACGATTTAACACAGCCTTTTTATACTTTTACAGGACAGATGAATTCGTTTTTTGCGACTAACGAAGGTCACAGATATGAAGGGTTTGTTGAGGGCGACTTTGGTAAGACAAATAATATTGCTGATATGGGGGAAGAAGAAAGAACTTATGTAACAGACGTTACCTTAAAAGTTCTTGGCTATCTTATGGGCGAGGGTTCCAACGATAAGAAGCCTAAAATTACCGTGACTCAAAACTTTGTAGACGTAAAAATACCAAGGGAAAGAGTTATTGTTGGAGACATTAATGAGTTCTTAAGAGAGGACGAGGAAGGAAAAGGTTTTTATAGAGAGTAAGGGTCTTTGCTTCTATACAATACTATTTATAAAGTGAAAGGAACCATATCGAGACTATTTGGTTTTAAGGAGACATAGTAATGCCATCAGACGCTAGAAAATTTAGATTCGTATCCCCCGGTATTTTCATTAATGAAATCGACCAGTCGCAGATCCCTGCACTCCCTGAAGCTGTAGGGCCTGTGATTATTGGCCGCGCAGAAAAAGGCCCCGGAATGACCCCAACAAAGGTCGGCTCATTTTCTGAATTTGTTGAAAGATTTGGAAACCCACTCTCTGGTATAGGCACGGACGGTGATGTCTGGCGCTTAGGTAATGGTTACGCTGCTCCGTCATACGGTGCATACGCCGCACAAGCTTATCTCCGCGCTGGTGTTGGTCCTGTTACTTTTGTTCGTCTTATGGGCACGCAGTCTCCTGATGCTACCACTGCCGGCAAAGCAGGCTGGACCACAACTGCTACTAGTCCCACTAGTCTTGCATCCACCAACGGCGGCGCATATGGTCTCTTCTTGTTCGAGTCTGCTTCAGCAGGCGGTACAACGACTGCACCGGGCACACTTGCCGCTGTTTGGTATTTGAATAGTGGCGCGATTGTCCTTTCTGGAAACGTTGCTGGCTCTACAGCGACAACTGGCGCAGCAGCAGTGGCAGTCAAAGCGGATTCCACTGGCAACTTCAAAGCGCAGATTTATAGCACTGCCGGCGTCCCACTTACGGGCGCAGGAAAACTAGAGGACATTACCTTTAACCTTACTGAGGGTAGTCGCCACTTTATCCGTAATGTGTTCAATACGAATCCCGAGAACGCCGGCGCAATGGCAGATACAACCACTTCCAAAAACTATTGGCTTGGACAAACGTTTGAAAGCTATGTTGCACGCGCTGGAACGGCTGGTGCATCCTTAGCAGGAGACGCTGCTTCGTTTGGCGCAATTCTTGCGATCGCGAACAGTTCAGACGACAACGGCCCACATGAGCAAAGAATCCCTTACCGTGATGCACACTCTGGTTGGTTCTTTGCACAGTCTCTCAACGCCGACACCGCTTCATATACTCATGAAAATCAACAAAAACTTTTTAAGTTTGTTGGCATCAATGGTCACGGCGCATGGCTGCATAGAAACATTAAAATCTCTATCAATAACATCAAAGCACCAAGCAATGACAACGTGAAATATGGAACGTTCGATGTTGAAATTCGTAAAGCACAAGACACCGACCTTGGTCCAGTAATTCTTGAAAGATTCTCTAACTGTAACTTGGACCCAAGAAGCGCCAACTTTATTGCTCGCAAGATTGGTGACATCTCCGTTGAGTTTGACAATGATGAAAAGAGATATAGAGAGTTTGGGGATTATGCCAACAATTCTGAATACGTTCGCGTCGTTCTACATGAGAATGTTGGTGTTATCGATCCAAAGTTCTTGCCATTTGGTGTCTTTGGGCCGCCAAAGTATCCGGGCTGGACTTCTACTGCTGCTACCGCACCGACCAACGGTAATGCAAGCACCAACGCATTTGCTCTTGGCTCTAATGAGATCCCATTCTCTGCTTGCACAACTGCGAACTTCTTAACTGGTGGCGCAGATTCTGTTCTTGGTGCTTATGGTACTGCTGATATTACATATCCTAATGTCCTGACCCGCTTAAGTTGCTCTAATGGTGGCGACGGCGCTAGCCCAACCACTAATGCCTATTTTGGGCTGCAAACTACTAAGGCTAGAACTAGCACAGTGTTTGATAACGGGTATGTTGATTATCTTCGTCCTCTCGGAGCGGACGTTGTGAGTGACGCAGCTTGGGTAGATACTTTTGGAATCAGTGGCTACACTAGTCCGCTTATCCCACAGTTTAAGTTTACCCTTGATGAAGTGTTTGTTACTTACGATACAAGCACCTACTCCTCAACGACCCCAACTCTCGGTATTCAAGACGCTGCATATATCTCTGGATCTTTTGCAAACGGCACCTCGTTTACCGCAACCAGTTCTGTTGGTGGTACAGCAAACTTTGAGAATATTCTTAATGCCAAGGTTAATCGTTTCACATCGCCTCTCTTCGGCGGCTTTGATGGTGTTGATATCACAGAGCGTGATCCGTTCCGCAATACTCTTATTGATGGCACCTCACCTACGGAAGAGACTAACTATGTGTTCTTCTCGCTCCGCAGAGCCATTAACACTATTGCAGATGCAGAGGTCGTTGAGATGAATCTTGCTTCTCTCCCCGGTATTTGGCACGAAGAAACCACCAAGTATCTTATCGATACTTGTGAAGCTCGCGGAGATGCATTGGCCGTCATCGACCTTAAGGGTGGCTTTACCCCAAGGCACGAAAGCACTGATTCCAAGTCTACTAGAAAGGGATCGTTAGGTAATGTCCTAACCAACATTAAGGCTCGTAATCTTAACTCCTCCTATGGCGCGGCTTACTACCCATGGGTGAAGGTCAGAGACGATCAAAGTGGCACCATTGTTAATATGCCTCCTTCGGTTGTTGCCCTTGGTGTTCTTGCCAACACAGAGAGAGCAGCAGATGTCTGGTTCGCGCCAGCAGGTTTCCGTAGAGGTGGCCTGTCACTTGGAGCGGCTGGTCTAACTGTTAGCGGCGTTGAAACCAAATTAACTTCGCGCAATAGAGATGATCTCTACGAGGTCAATGTTAACCCGATTGCTTCTTTCCCCGCAGAGGGCATCGTGGTCTTCGGACAGAAGACATTGCAAGCCACTCAGTCGGCACTTGACCGTATCAACGTGCGTCGTCTGTTGATCTTCCTCAAGAGAGGAATCTCCAGAATCTCCAGCACCACGCTGTTCCAGCCAAACGTGCAAGCTACTTGGAATAACTTCAAGTCTAGAGCAGATCAGTTCTTGGGCGATGTCCAAACTAGATTCGGTCTCGATGACTTCCGGGTTGTTCTTGACGAAACCACCACTACTCCTGACTTAGTTGATCGTAACATCTTGTATGCTAAGATTTTTGTCAAGCCCACAAGAGCCATTGAGTTCATTGCTATTGACTTCATTATTACAAGGTCAGGTGCGTCTTTCGACGACTAAAAAACATTTGAGTACTATTTAAAATAGATAGGGAGACACTACAACATGGCAAATAACTTCTGGACAAATGTCCCGGCTCAAGATCCAAAGAGAGGCTTTCGCTTCCGGGTTTTAATTCCCGGTATTGATTCTAACTTTCTTTGGTACGCTAAGACTGCCACGAAGCCACAGATTTCTTTTGGCGAAGCATCACACTCTTACTTGAACCACACCTACTATTGGCCCGGCCGAGCAGAGTGGAATGAGGTGGATGTTACCCTTGTTGATCCTGTCGAGCCAAATCTCGCCGGAAACATGTCAGCCCTGATCGTTGCTGCTGGTTATGAGATTCCCTCTGATTCCAATCAGTTTAGTACAATGTCGAAAGCTAGAGCCTCACAGCCGCTTGGAGTTGTTACAATCGAACAAATTGATGAGAGTGGAAACACTTTAGAGAAGTGGAACCTGAATAATGCTTGGGTGAAAGAACTCACTTGGGGAGAGCTTGATTACTCTAGTGATGATCTTACCGAGTGTACTATTAAGTTCCGATATGATTGGGCATCCCTTACTTCCGCAGCCGATGGTCCACAAAACATCAGTGGCCCCTTCTTCGCAGGACCTACAACCAGTTAATAGAGGTGATTAAATGGCTAGTGGTACAGATGGCAAGCCCGGTGAGAGGTTCGTTATACCCAGCCAAAGATTTCTGGAAACGGTCAATCGTATTGAAGGCGGGGGAACTTTTGACGCCTCTTCCATTCCAGACGCTGATTTTGAACAAGCTTTTGGTTTACCTAGTGATGAAGAACTTGTAGCTGACGCACTACTTAGTTCGGCTAAAGCCACTACGAAAGCTAAGGATAAGGCACATTTTTGGACAACGCCATCGGTATTTTTGGACTTTGATCCTAAATCACAGTTTCGTTGGAGAGTCCGCATACCGGGCCTGAATTTAAAAGATACCTCTGCTAGCCCCGACGAGGTTGATGTTGTACGCCGCTCTATACTTGCTGATGCAAGTGGTGATACAGTATGGTATGCGAAAACAATTGATAAACCAACTTATGCTGTGAAAAACATGGTTGACGGTAGATACCCTGTAGATGGTGTGTTGGCAACACCAAAGATAACCGCTACATCGCCAGAACTTAAGCCAGTAACAATGACATTGGTTGACCCTGTAAGTCCCGGCTCAACAAGAGCACTTGCTAGATATTTGCGTAACGCAGGGTTCCAAGAGAAAGCAAAACCTGACAACGCTACGCGAGCCTATCTAGGGACCAACTATCCATCGGCTTTACCCGGAGGCCCAGAACCTACACACGGAGAGATGTATATAGAACAGCTAGATGCGAGAGGCGTTATTCTTGAACGCTGGACACTTATCGATCCTTATCCGATTGAAGTGAACTTTGGAAAGCTTGATTACTCTAGTGATAATCTAGTAGAAATCTCCGTTACTTGGGGATACAGAACATTTAAGGTATTTTTCCCAGCTATTGGGGATGAGCCAGAAATGGAATACTTTGCAGAAATACCAGCCGCCAATAGTTTGGGTGGTGGCGCCGCCGGCGGATTACCCGGCACATAATAATTTTAACCTAGAGAGGTAATGATGAGAGACAATAATAAGCGGCTATCAGCCGGTGCAGATCCAGCACCTGCCGTAGCTGATGATGCAAAGCCGTCCTTGGACTTTGCTACACCAACAGAGTTGGTGGACTTGCCATCAAAAGGCAAGTTTTATTCTGAAGGGCATCCCCTTTATAATCAAGAAACAATCGAAATCAAGTATATGACAGCCAGAGATGAAGATATTCTAACATCTCCTTCGTTATTGAAGAAAGGTGTTGCCATTGATAGATTCCTACAAAATGTTATTCGTAATCAACGGATTAACGTCAATTCGTTGCTATCTGGTGATAAAAATGCTATTCTTGTTGCATCGCGCATCAATGGTTTCGGAGCAGACTATACAACTAAGGTAACATGTCCGAACTGCATGGCTGTAAACGAACATACTTTTGATTTGGATGCTGTTGAACAATATTCTGGAGATGTACACGATGGGTACGATATTGTTGCAACCGATCGTGGAACCTTTCTTGTTAAACTTCCAAGAACCGAACTTGAAGTTGAAGTGAGGCTGCTAACCAGTAAAGATGAAAATGAACTCGCTGCAAAAATGCAAGCAAACAAAAAACGTTCTAATGTGGTAGAAACGAACCTAACAGATCAGCTTAAAAAAGTGATTGTATCTATTAATGGTGTTGATGATATGCAATCAATCCATAAGGTTGTTAACAATTTACCGGCTTATGATTCTCGATATCTGCGTGGTGCCTTTGTAAGGATCACGCCCGGTTTGGACATGACACAAGATTTTACTTGTGATTCCTGTGGTTTCGAGAAGGAGGTAGATATACCGTTAACGGTTGACTTTTTTTGGTCTAAATAACGAGTATATCGCTTCGGTATATGAAGAGTTATTTCTTTTAAAATATCATGGCAACTGGTCATTTATGGAGGCATATAATCTTCCGATTACTATTCGTAGATGGTTCCTTAAACGCCTCAGCGACCAGATAGAAAAAGAAAACAAACAAGTCGAAGAGGCTCAAAACAAATCTAAGTCCGGAAGGCGTTAATGTCTTCCGGTCTTTTTGCTTCTCGAAACTATTTACATACAGGGAGAATATAGGCTATGGACGATATTAGTGAACAAATAGATCTGGTTTTAGAATCATCTTTAGAAGAGTTTGTTAGAGCCGGTTCTCTCAAGGGAGCATCGAAGGCCAAACAATATGACCCTGATGCTTTTCTAAGAGGAGGGCAGAAGAGATTTGGCTTCTTGCCAACAACGTACAAGTCTCGCGCCACAAAATCTTTAGCTCGTACCGCCGCCGGCCCTTTAGCCCGAACGGATCGTCTCGTAGCAGCCGACGCAGCAGTAGATGTTGAGCCTAGAGAACAGAGTCCAGAGAGGCTTGTCCCGACACCCATCCCCCCAAACCTTGAAAGAGATGGCGACAAGTGGAAGCCAAAAGAGGGATATATGTGGGCTATCCCTAGCAGTGACCCAGATTTTGAAGAGGCAGACGCGGAGGCATACTATGCAGTCGAGGAAATGCCAGAACTTGAACCATCACCAGAACCCGAACCAGATCCAGCATCGGACACCGAAGATGATGATGACCTCTTACGCATGCTCGCAGACCTCATCGACGACGATGAAGATGAGGATACACCATCCACCCCTAGCCCGTCATCAACTGCCACGCGCACATCCGGCGGTCTGGGTCCAGCGTTAGGCGGCGCCGCCCGAGCCATCCGAAACCGTTTCCGCCGCAACGAGAATGTTAACGAAAACCGCAAACCAGCCGATGACCTTGTTGAAATCGTGATTGATTTTGAAGAGCTAAAGAAACAAGAACTAAATGAAAGCTTTTTAGCTATGTTTGGTGGCTGGGTTGAACAGATATTGGGTTCTATATTCACAGGCCGTTCTTTACCGCTAGCTGTTAAAGGTAGCTCTAGAGATGTTAAGGCTTTTGCAAAAGCAATCGGTGGTGAAAAAGATTATATCGAAGCAGCCAGAAAGTATGGCCTCGATCACCCTACAACATATAAGAACAAAGCAAAACTCAATAACGCTATTAGAGGTTTTGAGAAAGACACTGGCTTAAAGTGGCCATTTAAATAGGAGACATTTAGATGGCCTTAACACCAGAAGAAGCACGCGCCATAGCTAGAGCTAATGCTGAAATAGCCAGAGAACAACAAGAGAATGATGATCAAAGACTAAAGAGACTAGAAGACCAGCGCAACGAACTCGCTGGCCAAATTGAAGCTTTAGATGAGATAGCAAAAAAAGGTCAGACTGTTGTCGGCATTGGTGCCGAGCGCATTAAGCTTTTAGAAGCAAATCTAGAAATAGAAAAAGAGCTACTTAAACAAGGCGATGCAAGAGCAAAATATAACGCACAAGAGATTGCCGATTTAGAGCGCAAGCTTGAAATCCAGCGTCAGGGATATAATGATGCCGAAGGCTTTGCTAAAAAGTTTATGGGCATCACCAGAGAGCCTTCCTCCGAGTTTGGTAAATTTATTGTTGGAGGTGGTGACAGGCTAGCCGGCCTTAGTGCTGGCCTAGCTGAGACCGTTGATACTCTGAGTATCATGACATCTACTATCGATAAGATTGTGGAAGCTTCCGTCGCGCTCGCCATCGAGCAAGATCAAGTAACGACCGGGTTTGCAAAGAACACAGGACAAGTTGGTAAATTTGATAAACAAATTGTGGACCTTGAGAGAAATTTTGTTACTGCCGGCGTTTCAGTAGCAGAATCCGGAGAGGCATTCCAAAGTCTATTTGATAATGTTAATGACTTTACTATGATGACGCAGGAGACACAAACCGAGCTTGCAGAAACGGCAGCTATTTTAAATGAGTTTGGTATATCTTCTGATCTAACTGCTAAAAACATTCAACTTTTAACAAAAACACTCGGTATGGCAGCGCCCGAAGCGGCGGAACTAACAAGAGAGTTACTAGATTTTTCACAAGCTTTAGGCCTTTCACAGCAGCAGGTAGCAGAGGATTTGTCTAACTTTGGGTCTATGTTAGCAGCATTAGGTCAAGAAGGACCAGAGGCTTTCCGTAAGCTGCAAGTTCAAGTCAAGGCTACAGGGCTGGAGATAAATGAGCTTCTACAAATAACAGACCAATTTAACAAGTTCGATACAGCGGCTCAGTCCGTTGGTAGGCTGAACGCCCTCCTTGGCGGGCCGTTCTTGAATACACTTGAACTTGTGAATGAGACGAATCCAGCTAAGAGATTTGATCTTTTAAAGAGGAGTATAGATAAAGCAGGCCTATCTTTTGACACAATGGATTTTTATCAAAAGAAAGCCCTAGCCAGCGCGATGGGACTGAACGAGCAACAGTTAGCCCTTATGATGCGAGGCAGAATGGATCTTGTGTCGGAGCCTGAACGATCTGCCCGAGAAATAGAAGAGTTGGCACAAGTAACAAGAGACTTTCAAAACCTTCAAGAAGAGATGATGCAAACGTTTATGAGTTTGGCCGTCTCTTTTACACCCGCAATAAAACTTCTTAAAGAATTCTTAAATGTTATTCAAGAGCTAGCGCCTCAAATTCAGCTTATCACCGCTCTATACGCTGGTTATAGGGTGGCCATGATGGCATTTAGTTTGCAAACGAAAATAGCCGCGATGCTTAGTTTTGATTTTACAGTAGCTGAATTTGGAAGGACAGCCGCGACCGGATCAAGTATTCCAGTTACCAATGCAGCAACAGGCGCTATGACTCTGTTTGGATTTTCTATGAAAGCGGCTTTTGGAATAGTTGGCATCCTCATAGCCGGATTGTTTGCTCTTGCACACGTTTTCCTTCATGATGCTGGCTCACCGGGCCTGATAACAATCTTAGGTATGGTCTCTGCTGCCCTTATTGCCATGGGTATTGCGTCAAGTTTATTTGGATTCTCTTTGGGTCCTGTGATGCCTATCTTGTTAGCTTTTGCGGCCGCAATAATGGCTGTTGGGGTGGGCATAGGTATTGCTTCGGCAGGACTTAGTTTGATGGTTAACTCTCTTGGCTCGTTTACTACAGGCATCGCAGAAAGTATGATATCAACCGCTATGGCCGTGCGAAGTATCGTTGATTCAATCAATGAAGTGAAGGCTGGAAAAGCAGTTATCTTTACCGCTGCAATGGCCCCTGTCGCCGCGATTGCAATGAGCCCCGTAGGAGCAGCAGCAGCAGTCGCTGGCATGGTTGGCGGCGCTACGGGGGGTGAAGCAGGTGGTGGAGCAGGTGGAGCGTCACCAACGATCAATATCACACTAAGTATTGATGGTGATGAGATATCAACCGCTGTAAATTCTGTTGAGGTATCTAAATACAATAAGGGTAGACAAAGTGATATGTACAACTCAATTGTCGCTATGATCGAGCAAGGCTTGGTGAAGGGGTAAACTATGGCAGCTACAATAACCATAAAACATGTTGCAACCGGATTAACCACTACTTTGTCAAACTATTATATGACCGAGTTTTCGGACAATATCAGTACAAGCTACAATAAAGTTCAAACCTTCGGGCGTATGGACCCTCTTGTAAACTATCAAGGCAGTACAAGAGATATATCAGTTGGCTTACTGTTTACACTGACAGATCGAGCAGAACACGTTAGAATGCATAGGATTATCACAAAGCTACAGAAAATGCAATACCCAGTTTACGAAAACAAAGCTAATGCACTCACCATTCAAAGACCTCCTCTTGTTGAGGTAACTTTTGGAAACTTGATTCGAGGAAACAGTGGCGGCGCTCTTCTTTGTGCAATGGAAGGATTTTCATTTACACCCAAAGTTGGGTTCACCCCAGAAGATTCACCGTATGTGAGGTTTGGCGCCCCGAGAGGCCAGCAAAATGGCAAAGGCCAAAAAACAGATATTAATCAAGTGGGCACGGCAGATGAGATATTCTTCAAAGAATACTCATTCGCATTTAAGTTTACAGTTCTGCATCAGCAGCCAATGGGTTTTGCAATAGATTCATCTATGCGAGACAGAGAAACCGATTTGGGCAAAGACAGCAGCTATAGTGACAAGAATATGCGTTTTATCGGCGGCTATTACTTTGGATCAGATGTCGAAGAACTCACAGCAGTTGGAGTGCAACCAGCAGCAGCGTCAACAGGGGCAGATGACCAACACGGCGCCGCCGAAGAAGCCGACGCAGTTGAAGGAGATAGTGAATAATGCCAAGACACGGAACAGAAGATCTTATAACAAACAGAAACGAGTTCTATGAAGAGTTTTTTGAAGCTAGAGGTGTGGATAGGATTCGCCACTATCGATCCCCGATGTTACCTCCAATAACAGTCGATGTTATTAGAAGCTTTACAAGAGAGAAATATGTTTGGAAACTCGGAGATAAATACTATAAAATCGCAGCAAGAGCATATGGCGATCCTAAGTTATGGTGGGCCATCGCTTGGTTTAATCAAAAACCAACAGAAAACGATGTAAAACAGGGAGATGTTATTTATATTCCAAGACCAGTAAACAAGCTCTTGACTTATTTAAATATGGGGTCGATGTAATATGGCTGACAATTTAACGCAAGGCGAACAAGAGGCTCGCCAGAATGCGATTAATAATATTAACGACACACTGTCCGATATAAATGATGCACAGATCCAAGCATTAGCTGATATATATGGGATTGAGGTTGAAAGCACAAGCGGAGATTTCATATCTTTAAGCAACACCGGTGCAAATATTGGTGGAATTCAGGCAGAGATTGGCAGTTTTAGGAAGGGAAAAAGTTTAGCAGAGTGGGCTGAACTGGGCGACGGTGGAAAAGAGAAATGGATCACAAATTATTATAAACAGGGGCGCGGCCGCGCAGGTGAAGCTAGAGGAATAGACGAAGGTCAAATATTTGCGAATACCACACAACAGTTAGCTGCGGTTGTCCAAGCATGCAAAGAAGATCCTCCTGCACCCGGATCTGATAGAGCAGAACAATGTCGAATAGCCAACGAAACACTTCAAGCGAGTGTCGAAAAAGTAAATGAGGCATATGCAGATGCCGAAGGAGAGGGAGTTGATACTTCTGCTCTCCCTATCGGCGGACAAACAACTATACAGCCTATTCTTGCAGCAAAAGCCGATGGACAGAATACTGATTCAGCGATCGCGGACGTAAACACAGATACTAATCAAGACCAACAAGACCGCGCCGAACGTGCTTTAGTTATTAGGGACGCTGTTAACTGTTGGCTTTTATATAATATGGAGGCTTTTGCAGAGTGGCACAAGAACAATATATCTGTTAACGAAAAAGGTGATATAGATTCCCCCGGATTCATTGGAGTTAGGATGGACCCGGCAACACATGATCAAAGAATTATGTTAACAAATGAAGAAACACCCGGCACAACTCTAGCAAGCAGGTTCCACTCTAGAAAAGGGTCTCTTAATTTTGTTGATATTGAGCCCCACCAATATGCTGATTTAATGCCAATGTTGCGGATATTCAAAGTATACTTGGAGGAAGACAACTCAAGAACGACAGTTGAGATGGATTTTAGCAACCAAAGCTCATTGGATGGCATCGCGAGACAACTTGTATCTTCAAGCCCTTATGGGATTAAACAATCTCTTTATACCAGAGGGTCAGAGGTTGGAGTTAAGTCTTTTGAGTGGCAAATTCTTGGCACTGACCCATTCACAGCCACTAAAGATGTTGAGGCAACTCTAACACTCACAGCACAAAACTTTGCCGCATTATCAAAAGTTCGTAAAGGCCGAACAAATAGTGCCAACCCTGTCACGTCTAGAGAGTATGATTATCGTTATCTTGACTTGTGTGTTATACCAGACTGCGAAGATGATTATTCTCCAACATGCTTTGAGGTAAGGGTTGATGTTGGGTATGCAACCAATCCTGATTTTCCAAACATTGCCTCGCAAAAAGACATTCTTTATTTAACGCTCGTCGATCATGGCTTCACTATTAATGATGATGGTACACTTGATTTAACTATTAGCTACAGAGGCCGACTCGGCGGGCTAATGAAGAGCAGAAAAATGAATATTTTACTACCCGCCGGCGGTACAATGGCCAACGAATTTAGGTTTAGGGTCGAGGGTTTTGGTCTTTTATCAGCGCAAGAGTGCGAAGATAAATTAAAAAATTTAAGTAACAAAAGAAGACAAACCGAAAGAGATAAAACTCAAATTAAAAATCTTGAAAAAGGCCTGTCAGATTTTTCTACTAAGTACAAACAATTGATTCATGGTGGAATTTTAGATAGGCTTCTAAAAGCTGGGAAACTACACTTTTATAATGTGCCGGATGGTGAACTCACACAATTCAGAGAATTTATATCAGAATTAGAGAAGCCACCAAAGCTCCCAAAGCCCGCCACTTATGCGACACTTCAGAGTGGCATTAGGACCGCCTCGGGCGCGTCTTTCACAGGCGCCGAATCATCATTCGCAACCTTTGATGCAACCACCGCCGAAGAAGCTGAGGACGCTGTGGAGGAGGTCATTACTAGGCTAAACCGAACTAATCTCGCGAACCCTAATCAGGCTAGATTTTTTTTCTTAGGAGACCTATTAGGCATAGTTTTAGATCATGTAGTCGGTGCCAATACCATTGTTGGAGATATTGAAAGGAGAAAGCTACTAAAACTTATTAACGTTGGGACCGCGACAACCTCAAAAAATGTAACTGAAGTTAGAAAAGATTTAAATAAGCTTAGGATAATTATGGGCAATATGGATATAGATTCCAACAGAAGCCCTGCTGCTGTCGGTGTGAGCAAAGTAAACTTAGCACACATACCGATTTCTCTTGACCAATACAGTTCTTTTTTTCTAAATTCGGTACTCGCCAAAGAACGCACTAATTATCCTTTTTTTGATTTTGTTGATGATATTTTGTCTGAATTGATAATGGACCCTGCTACCAACGCTTGTTTCGGTGGCTTGTTTAATTTAAACTTTAACCCAAGAGTTCAAAAATACACAGTCCCAAATGTGATTAATATGGAGGAACGCTATAGCAATTTTATTACTAACGGCGCGTTTGGATCAGGCTTATCTCGGTATAAGGCATTAAACTTTACCGACGTAGGACCAAACAATCCTTTGTTCGAGTATGGAGCAGAGTCAACCTCGATAGATAAATTACACGAATATTTGATAATCTCGGCAGAGGCTACAAACTTTGACGAACTAGAGGGTGACCCAGTTGCAGATCGATCCCAAGGCATTTTTCATCTTTATTTTGGTAATCATCGTGGGTTGGTAAAGAAAATTACTTTTAACAGAACAGACCAAGAGTACCTGCCAGAGGCTCGTTATGCGGAAGAGGGCAATTTTATATTTAATCAGTTAGCAAATGTCTATGATGTAAACATTGAAATGCTTGGTAATAACTTGTTTAAGCCGGGACAATATGTTTACATTGATACAAGCCTTATTGGTGCCGGCGAGTCGTGGGAGCTAAAACAAAATGCAAAAGGTGATGTGATTCACCGATCTTGGGCTAACCTTATGGGGCTTGGTGGGTACCATTTAGTAACTGAAATAGCACATTCTATATCAAACGATGGTTTTAACACTTCAATCAAGGCCCGGTGGGTTTCGTCTGGTCAACGTGGTGAGGATGAGCCCACAGGCTTAGTCTTTGATGATGAAGAATCCGACTAGGATCTATTTATATTATGGCAATAACAATATCAGGAAATAATAATCTAGGCGCCAGAGACATGTACCTTCAAAGGAGCATGTACAATGGATATATTCTAACAGCACTTAATAAGGTCAACTCCCCGCAGATAGAAACAATACAAATAAAAGACTTCCTTAAGGATGAGAAGTTGTTAATTGGTCGAGTTGATCCGTTTGGTAACCCAATTTTGATTGATAGGAATTATTTAAAAAGCTTCTCGTCAGGCGTCGGAGGCTCACAAGTAACAGCAGTGAACTTTGTCATCGACGCTTTTCAGGACATGCAGAACAAGTTTCAAAATGCTCTTCGTCTTGGAAAAGTTGATAATGACTCACAAGCACTGGGCGAACTTTCGGCTAAAAAAGGTTACAATGATCCATCGGATGGCTATTTTAAGCATCGGCAAAGACTTACCAAGATATTCAGAAGATACATACTTGGATCAGGTAAAATAGACGAAATAAGAGATTTTGAAACATTCGTTCCTATATTTTTAGATTTTGTGACTCAGATGACACCAAGGAATCCAATCACAGAGACGATGTATATATTAACAAGTAAAAGTTCTGTTTTGGATTCTGGCTTGGCAATAGAGATTTATGAAGGTGATTATGGCGATGATGTACTCAAGTATGATTTGTTTTATGATGACATTAATTTTGAGTATTTAAAAAACTTAGCTTATGGACACGGTTTTGTTATTGATAAACACATTCCGTGGAGACTTGTAGCCGATTTAAACTCCCCACAAATGGCTCCGTATATAGAGAATGCACTTACAGTACCGGGCGCCAAGGCTGGTTTTGTTTTGGAGGCCATGTATAATCGCCCTCATCTTGACGATATTGATAACGTAGCTGATATAATGCTAAAGATGTACAACATGGCTGCTAGACTTCGACCGCGATCGATTAAAAAAGCATCAAGTGCAACCACTTCTCTTGGATCTTCTAAAACCGTGTTTAAAAAATGCACCAGAAGTCAGTCTTTTGCGAGAAAATTGACATCTGCAAGAGAAGTAACACAACTGCCCCTATCGTATTGGATTGATAAATACGTTAAAGTCAGAAACGCTGAAACAGGACTTCGATATGATAATGCTACTCTTGATGTTATCATTAAAAATGCAACTGATTTAGCGAATTCGCTTGACATCAGTGCGGCAGTGCGTTATACTGCTACTAAGTTCGACAACTTTGAACACTTTAACGGCTCACTATTTCACGATGTTGTTAGGTTTGAGATGCGAGAAGATCCAAATGCGACCGGTGACTCGGTGGATGAAAGGGTGCAACGAAGTGTTCAGGCATCAAACTTTGTGATATACTAATTATAGGTCCGTGGGGGACGAATGTATTTTCAAACGCTCGACGATAAGGGCGAATGTGTAGGAGTGTATAAAGATGGAAACCTGTATTTCGAGGACATCCCAAGTGGGTGTGCCCGGACGTGGAAATACGCCGAATATCTTGAAAAAGATGATGTGGACTACGGCAGTATTTTCTGCGGAAATCGGAGTCTTAATGACGCTTGTCCAGCTTTCCTGATCGACGATTGGGTTGCTGTTGAAGACAAGTTAAAGGCATTTTATCGCTCGTTTGTGTTGGCCAAGGTCAATATGGACGAGAATTGTTTTTTTGACCTTGTTCCAAAGCCATTTTTGCTTGAATATTGCGAAATACGCAACAAAATCACGCAATATGTCTTTGAAAACTACGAAAAACCGCAAAACTATGACTTTATGGTCGATTTGACCAAGGTATTGGCACGCATACGACACCAAAGGCTAAACATTGATGTATCATCCCTCTCTAATCAGGCTCATTTGGCCAAGTTTCGGAAGGCAATGAAGAAGTTTAGCCAGATTGACCCGTATTGCCGCTACAACATCAACGGAACCAAGACAGGTCGGCTAACAACCCAGAAGAACTCGTTCCCCGTTATGACAATGGACAAAGATTTTCGCTCTATCGTCAAACCGACTAACGACTGGTTCGTGGAGCTAGATTTCAATGCCGCAGAGGTGCGAACACTTATGGCACTAGGAGGCTCTGAGGTGCCCCTAGAAGACATTCACGACTGGAATGTGCGTAACCTATTTAACGCGCACACGACACGCGAGGAGGGCAAACAGAAGTTCTTTTCGTGGCTATACGATGAGAATAAAATCAACCCAAGACTCTCCAAGTATTACGACCGAGATAAGGTGCGTGAAATGCACTGGGATGGGCAAGTTGTCAAGACTATGTTTGGACGAGAGATTGAAGCAGACCGCAAGCACGCCCTAAACTACATTATTCAGAGCACCACAGCAGATCTTGTGCTCCGTCAGGTTATCAAGGTCCACGAAATGCTCCGAGATATGAAGTCTTTCATTGCATTTACGATTCACGACAATATAGTGCTTGACATCGTAGACGAAGAGCGTTATATTATTCCTAAGTTAATTGAAAAGTTCTCTGATACTGACCTTGGCGAATATCTCGTAAATGTCAAAGCAGGAAAGAACTTCGGTAATCTAAGGACGTTAAATCTATGAACATTATCGGTCTAGGACAAGCAGGCTGCAATATCGCGGACGCAATGGCGCAATACCCACAATACAACATCTACAAGATTGATGTTGGATTGGAGGGTAAGAAATGCTTGGGCATTAAGCAACAATCTGGTCCCGAAGAGTACGAGGCCAATGCACCATCAATGAAAACTTTCTTCCGTAACATCAAGGGTGATACTCTTCTTATTGTTGGAGGTTCAGGGAGTATTTCTGCTATGTCTCTTCGTATTATGGAGACAATCAAAGACAAATGCAAGATAGATTTGCTTTATATCAAACCAGATGGAAGCCTCTTGACTGGAAAGCGCCAGATGCACGAAAAAGTAACATATAATGTGTTGCAAAACTATGCCCGTTCTGGTGCCATCAGCCGGATGTATCTTATTTCAAACTCACAGTTGGAGAACATCCTCGGTGATGTGCCGATTATGGGCTACTTTGATAAGTTGAACGAACTCATTGTTTCAACGATACATATGATTAACGTTTTTAAGAATTCTACCCCTGTTCTTGGTGGGCTCCGTGAGCCTGCTGAGACACGACGGATTTGCACAGTTGGAATCTACGATATGGAAAAAGATGAAGAAAAGTTGTTTTTTTCGCTTGACACCATCCGTGAGACGTGCTATATTTATAGTGTTGGGGAAAGAAGACTGCGCGAAGATGGATCTCTTCACAAGACCATCATTTCGCAGATGAAGGGCAAGACAAATGATGAGACACCAAATGTCTCGTTTGGCGTCTTTCCTACCAACTACGAGACGGATTATGGGTATGTCATTGCTTATAGTCCCAATATACAAAACTAGTAGAACGGAAAATTTGCTGTTCTAACTTTATTAAGGAGAAAAAACAAAATGGCTATTGATCTAAACAAGATGCGTGCAAAACTGACTGCACTTCAAAACCGAGGCGAAAAGAAGGATTCTGCTTTCTGGCGTCCAGAGGATGGCGAACAAACGATTCGTATCGTCCCGACTGCTGATGGCGACCCCTTCAAGGAGTATTGGTTCCACTACAACTTGGGTAAGAACCCCGGTTTCCTGTCCCCGAAGCGTAACTTCGGTATTGACGACCCGCTGAACGATTTCGTTCGTCAGTTGTTCAAGGATGGAACAGAGGATTCTATCAAGATGGCGAAGAACCTTATGGCTCGTCAACGTTTCTTTGCTCCCGTGTTGGTTCGCGGTGAGGAAGAGAAGGGAGTCCGTATCTGGGGCTTTGGTAAGATGGCGT